TTGACACCACACCTGTGGAAACAGAACCAGTTGACACCACACCTGTGGAAACAGAACCAGTTGACACCACACCTGTGGAAACAGAACCAGTTGACACCACACCTGTGGAAACAGAACCAGTTGACACCACACCTGTGGAAACAGAACCAGTTGACACCACACCTGTGGAAACAGAACCAGTTGACACAGAGCCAGTGACGGGATCAGAAGAAGATGTAACAAATACAGTTGATGATGCATTGGAAGATGGTAAAATTGATAGTACAGAAGTTGAAGAAATTGCAGATGCAATGGCAGCAGATGGAGAAATTGATTCAGAAGAAACAGATCAATTAATTGAAGCATTAGCAGAAGATGGAAAAGTTTCTGTAGCAGATCAAGAAGCAGTTCTGGAAGCACTTGCGTCAGACGGAGAAGTTTCAAAAGAGGATGTTGCAGCCATTGTTGAATTAGCTAACTCAGATGGTAAATTATCTGAAGCAGAAAAAGATATTGTTGCCGATGCATTAATTCAATCTGTTCCAGAAGGTGAAAATCTTACTAAAGAACAGGTAGCGGAAGCTGGAATTAAGTTATCAGATTTGCCAGCAAGCACACCAGTTGATGTTAGAACATCTGAAAATGGAGACTCAGTTGTTATCACGGCAGAAGTTGCAGTACAAGTAGAATTAATATCTGACCCAGCGGCATTTGCACAAGAGTTATTTAATGACCCAGGAGCAGCCCTACAGGCCTTGGGAAGCATAGGTGCAGATATGACAGAAGGCGAAAGAGAAGAGGCAACTGAAATGGTTGTAGCAACAGTTGTAGCAGCAGGTGCGGCAATTAACGCAGCAGCAGTTGCCGCAGGAGGAGCCACAGGGGGTGGCACAGGAGGCGGAGGAAGTTCTGGTGGAGGCTCAGGAGCCAATTCACCAGGTTCACGAGGAGGAAGAAAATGGTAAGAATAATAAAGAATATCCTAAAAGATATGGTTGACCAAGCATGGACCCTTCTTGGAATGTTTATTGCTTGGGTAGTTCTAGACGGAAGTGCAAAGACTATTGTTGGTTATGGAATCATAGCGACTACTGCTCTTTGGATAATTACAAGTCCGATTAGAAATAGAAATGAGGAATAGTAATGGCAAAAGCATACATTGAAGAGCCAACACAAGTAGGATCAGGAGCAATTGCAAGTATCAATAATATTTTTATGCGAATTGTTGCTGTATTTGCAGCATCAGGACTGTCCGTAATTGGAGCAGGTGCTGTAGTTGGAATTGAAACTTATAAAGCAGTAATATTAGCAGGTACTCTTGGCGTTGCCACCGTAGTTGAAAGGCTTGCACGAGGTTTTCTAGACGATGGAAAATTGACGGTAGCAGAAATAAATGCCGCATTTTCAGCAGTAGATAAAAAAGCTAGTAAATAATGCTATAATTGTATTATGGATAAATACAGTATAAAGCTAGAGGTTTTAGCCGAAGTAGATGCTTTTTCAGAAGCAGATGCTAGGGAGTATATATCTGATATATTCAATGTAGACGATGAAATTAAATCTGTTAAGGTATTAAAGATCTCCAAAAACAGTTGACATGTCCGTTTTGTCAGGGTATAATAGTAATAAGCATTATGCCCGTATGGCGGAATTGGCAGACGCAGCAGACTTAAAATTTGCCTCCAACCGTGGAGTGTCGGTTCAAATCCGACTATGGGTACTAGACAGGAAGTTCATTGCTTAACTTGACAGAACTAGGAGTAGAGGTCTTTATAAAAAGATCTAATTCTAAAAATTTACAATCTTTTTGGAATAACTATTCTTTGGTAATTTGGAAAAAAAATAATTCTGGGTTCACAAATAAAAAAGGACTGTTCAAAAATGAATGGGGTATTGCAGAAGAATTTGCAATCAACGAAGACGGACTATGGAAACTTCCATTACAATATGTCAAAAATTTTAAATAGTCTAGGTTTAGATAAAGATTCACTTCAATGGCAAGACTTAGCTCTTTGCCTTGGAATGGATACTAATCTGTTTTTTGATTCATATGAAGCAGATGTTAACATAGCCAAAAGCATAGATCAAGCTTGCATGTCATGTCCAGTTATAGCAATTTGTTACAAATACGGCACAGAGTCAGATAACTATGGAGTTTGGGGCGGAGTGTATTTAAGTTCTGGTACCCCAGATAAATCAAAAAATTCACACAAAACAAAAGAAACTAACAAGAAGCTAAAGGGATTACATGGCTAACTTTATAAATAAAGATAAAGATCACTTTAAATACGGAATTAATGAATGGACTGGTGAAGCAAATAAACCAGTTTTTTATACAAAAGAAATGGCACAAAAGGTCAGAGAACTTAAAAGCCCTGCACACGACTTACAGATGGATATTGTAAAGTATCCTGAATTTTTAGCAATAAGATTATATGAAAACAATTTTTCACAGTACGATGGAAGTATGAGAATGAGAGTTATAGATTATATCGAGATGGTTAAAAGGATCCTAGAATCATATGGGGTACGAGTCGAGTTGGAGGGGAAGCCAGGTGGAAGAACAAGGTGATGTCGCATCAATTGTGTATATTATTCCAGAAGAAAGATACGGAGTAATAGTATCACATGGGGCCTATATGTCCTCAATAAAGTACAACGATGGCTTTGAAGAAGTTATTGAGCTTTTTGACACAAAAGATTTTATTGTTTCAAATGAAATCCCAATTATAGATACAGAGGAAAACTAATGGAAAAAGTACTATGCTATTCTTGTAATAAGAGTAAGGCTAATTTAAATTTAAAAAGATCCGCGTTGCTTGCAATTAATCTGCTTATGTGTGAAACATGCATCACTAGTAAATTTGAGCCTAGATGGACTATAATTTTATCTGGCAGGCAGTACGGACATGAATCTGTAAAAGAATATATTGCTAAGAAAAAATATGTTGGAGAAGACATAAAAGCGTCCGAATTATTAGTTTAAGTACGGTATAATTATGTAATAATGCTAAATACAAGTCAGATAATTATAACAATATTAGCCTCTGTTTCAAGCGGATTAGTAGGCATACTTTTTAACTACAGGCAGAGCAAGAAAAAAGAAGCAATTAGGTTGGCTGAAAAGCAACACGATGGTCTTTTAATTGAACTAAAAGATCTTCAAATAAAGCTATATAAATTAGAAAAAGATTTAGACGAGTGGAAAGAAAAATATTACGAGGCCCTGCAGGAGCTGATTCATGTTAAATCAGACCTGGAAGAGTCCTTGCTTAAATTAGGTCACATAGATATTCATTTAGACTTAGATTCAGAAGGCGAATAGACAAATAATTTTAAAAATAGTATACTGAAATTATGACTTGTATTGTTGCTATTGCCCAAAATGGTGTTGTGTATATGGGTTCCGACCATGCCGCATCAGATGACAAAACTGGGTGGATCATATCTAGAAAAGAGCCAAAAGTTTTTAAGAATGGCCAGTATGGTATTGCATTTACAGATTCATTCCGTATGGGACAAATCCTTCAATACATGTGGACCCCTCCAAAGTATACACCAACTAAAACCAATTCTGGTTTAGATAAATTTATGAGAACTAAATTTGTTGATTCTGTAAAGTCTGCATTTAAAGATAATGGATACGGAAGTATTGGCTCTTCGTCAGAAGAAGATACTGGCGGAATTTTTATAGTTGGAATATGTGGTAGACTCTTTACTATAGATGAAGACTTTCATGTCGGAGAAAATATAGTTAATTATATGGCGGAAGGAAGCGGTGGGCAGATAGCTCTTGGAGCCCTTCATGCAACAAAGAAACAACAGAACCCAAAGCTTAGATTAAAAGCAGCATTAGAAGCAGCAACTGAGTTTAACATGAGCGTGGCTGCCCCCTATACATATATTCAAGTTTAAGGTATAATTTGTATATGGAAATAGCATTAATAATATCTGTCTCTATTGCAGTAGTACTGTCAATATTTTTCCTGACCATGTTTTTTAAGAGATTCAAGGTCGGATTTTACTACATAGATAAGTACGAAGAGGCAGTAAAAGAAATGTTAAATCTAATGGAGATAAATGACCCAAGATACATACCTCCAGTTGATTATGATAATGCCATAGACATGAGAGGCACCCCAACACATGTATGTCTATGTGGGTCAGAAGTCTGGATGATTAAAGCAGTTTTTAGAGACTACGAGATAGCTACATATTTCCTAGACATGGAATGCCTAGCCTGTGGCAGCCTTGCCACAGCACCAACACCAATAGATAAGAGCAACATTGATGAGGTCTAAAAAAGTTAAAAAGTTAGAGGCGAGGGTAGAAGAGCTAAGCACTGTAACAGATCTTCTTATTTTGTTAGTAAATGAAATCATAGAAAAAGATAATAATAGAATAAACTTAGACTCAGGAAAGTGGTATAAGCCTACCCCTTGACAACCTTTGTATATTTAGTATACTTAAGATATGAAAAATAAACTAATCACGGCGGTACTTACTTTATCACTTCTATCACCTGTAGCAATTTCACAGGCATCTGGTGCAGACGCACCAGTTCTAGCAATCCTAGACACAGCAATTGATACATCACTCCCTAATCTTCAAGGAAAGATTGTGGGAGAAGTTTGTATTCTTGAATGGCAGCTATGCCCAAATGGGACTAACTTTCAAGAAGGGGCTGGCGCAGCATCTATGCCAGCAGACCTAATTACAAAGAACGGCTTTGACCACGGAACATTTATGGCAAGTACAGCAGTTCAAGCTAATCCAAACATTAAAATACTTTTTATTAAAATTATTGGAAATACCTCTGCTGGATTACGAAAGCCAACTGGAGAATCAACCATTTCAGCAGCACTATTCTGGCTAAGAGACAATGCAGCTAAATATAATGTTAAGGCTATATCTCTTTCGCAAGGTAGCAGCGGACTACTTGGAAAAGCAGGAACACAATACTGCCCAACATTCCCAAGAACAGTATCTGCAATTCAACAGTTAAACTCAATGTCTATCCCAGTTTTTTCTGCAGCAGGTAATGCTCGTGATTACTCAAGAATTGATTGGCCTTCGTGCATCCCAGAAACAGTTTCAGTGGGAGCAGTTGATCAAATTGGAGAAATTGCATCTTATAGCAATAATGACTCATTGCTTTTAGATTTCTTTGCCCTAGGCAACATGCCTGCAGTTGGTCCAGGAAACATTTCTAAAAATATTGCTGGTACATCTTCTGCAACACAGGTTGCAGCAGCAACGTATTTAAAATTAATGACTTCATCTGGACAATCTGGAAGCCAATTAATTGATAGCATGAAAGCTAATTCAGTAAATACTATTGGCAGACAGGGCACATTTAAAAAATTGATTACGCTTTCTAATGCAGTAAGTGCTATCCCTACAAATTCAGCAGCAGCAGATGCAGCAGCAAAGGCACTAGCGGATGCAAAGGCACTAGCGGATGCAAAGGCACTAGCGGATGCAAAGGCACTAGCGGATGCAAAGGCAGCACGAGCAGCAGCATTGAAGTTAGAGGTTGATGCTGGTATTGCAGAAGCGGAAAAGCAGTATGCAATTGATTTAAAGTTAGCCCAAGACAAGCTTGCAGCAAGTCGAGCAGCGTGGATGGCAAAACTTAATGGCTGAAATCACAGTACTGGACGGTATTATTAAAGATCTTGGGCAAGAACTATATCAGAAATGGTACAATGGATTAGCACAAGAAGATAGAACACCAGAAGCATCTGAGGCAATGGCTAAAAATGCAGGTGAAACAACATTTTGGATAATCCAAAATTTTATGATTCGCTTCAATGAAGCAGCAGAGGCACTAAAGGATAAGTAATGATTGTAACTGACAGTAATTTCGATGAAGTTATTGGCTCTCATCATGTAGTCCTTGTAGATTTCTGGGCTGAATGGTGTAGTCCATGCAAAAGATTTTCTCCCATACTTGATGAAGTAGCATCAGAATATAATGTATGGATTGGAAAGATAGATGCAGATGAAAATACATTCAGTGCAGATAAATACAATGTTATTTCTTTACCTACAGTTATCGTTTTTAAAGACGGTAAAGAGGTAAAGAGAACTAAGGGAGCTATGCCAAAGCATAAGTTCTTGGAAGAGATATCCGAATGGATCTAGGTTTTGATGAATGGATGAGCTTTGGATATGACAAAGGATGGATATCAGATGTATTTTGCGATACACATGATGGCCCACCAATGTCAGATGAAGAAATGCAAGAGTGGGATGAAGGCGGAGATCCGTGCTCATTTCATGTTAAGGTAAATGAACTACACTAACTTTCTGTTTCATATAAGAAGCAGAAGAAATAAGGAGAATAAATTAAATGAACTCATTTAAGAAAGTATCGCTAATCATCGCTGCAGCCCTGACTAGCACAATGCTTGTATCGCCAGCAGCTAACGCTAACGCTGGAACTGTAACCCTAACGGTTGCGGGATCTGCAGCAACAGGTGGAACAGTAGTTGGAACACCTGTAGCACTACCAGTACCAGCAGACAACAGTATCGATGCAGCAGATGCATTGAAGATTGCTGTAACATCAGTAGACACTGGAACAGTAGTAACAGCAGTTGCAACTAACGCAACAATTGTTTCTGCGCTAGCAACATCAACAGCACCAGTTACCGCATCAAGCGGATCTTCAACACTTTCAGTTTCAACAGGAACTGGAAACTCAGCAGACTTTTATGTATATACTAAAAGTACAGCAGTAGGAACAGTAGCAATTACTCGTGCTGGAACTACAACAGTTTACTATGTACAAGGTACCGCAGGTGCTTTGAACTCAATCGCTATCACCGCACCAGCATCTGGAGCAGCGGGAACAGTTGCAACTCTTAAGGTAACAGGATACGATGTATTCGGTAACGTAAAGGGTGGAGCAACAATTAATACTCTAGTATCTTCAAATGGTGTTGCAACAGCAACAGCGCTTACAACAGATACAGCAGTAGCAACACTAGGAACAAAGGAGCAGACTGTAACACTTCCTGCTTCAGGTTCAGTAGTTGTTACAGCATACGCAACAGTAGCGACAGCCGTAACAGGCCTAACAGCGCCAATCGGCTCTGTAGTTGCAACAGTAGCAGTTCGTGATCTTTCAGGGGAACTTGCAGCAAAGAACGCAGAACTCGCAGTCGCTAATGCAGCACTTGCAGTTGCTAATGCAGCACTTGCAGCAGAGAAGGCAGGACGTGCAGCCGATAAGGCAGCATCAGATTCTGCAACTGCAACAGCAAAGGCAGCAACAGTAACAGCACAAGCAGCAGCAGATCTTGCTAAGGCTACATACAAGGCAGAATACAATGCACTTGCAGCTAAGTGGAACAAGAAGTTTCCTAAGTTAAAGGTTGCACTAAAGAAGTAAATAACTTCAGTTAAAGGGGCAAGACTACTGGTCTTGCCCCTTTAATATATAAATGATAGAATGGTAATATGAGATTTCATTGGATGGAACGTGGTGGCAAAACAAGTGTTGATCACCTTAAAACTACCTCTAATATAGTTGATGAGTTTGGGTATGAATCAATGCTACTTGTTTATCATTCTCAGCTTGATGACCCATGGATTAAAGCAGCAAGGGCATTGGACACAAATCATAAATTCAAATACATGCCAGCGATAAGAACTTATGCGATAAGCCCAGAATATTGTGCAATGATGTGTAAATCATTTTATGAGATATCTCCAAATAGATTGATGTTAAACATAGTATCTGGAGATCTTCATGCTAGTGAAACATCAGTTAGAGACTCTGTTTTTATTAAAGATTTAATTGATACTCCAGAAAAAAGATTGAAATATACAGACGAGTGGATTAAAAAATTTCTAGATTTAGCAGGTAATACTGTTAGTGGAATTGTAATGGGTGGGCACTCAAACGAAACAAAGCTTATGGTTGAAAAGTATAATGGAACACATCTTTCAATGCTAAATATGCATAAAAATGCATACACTAATTCAAATTTTTTAAAAAATAAAAAACAAATGGTTTCTTTTTCAGTAATAATTAATGACTCAGAAGAAGAAGTTAAGAGAATGACAGACGCTAGTATGGGTTCAAACCAGTGGACACTTTCTGGAAATAAAGACAGCGTTAAAAAACAAATACTAGATCTAAAAAATATAGGGGTAACAGATTTAATGATGCATGCAAATCCAGAAGACAAAAATGCCTCTTTAATTCATTACTTAATGAAAGAAATTATGGAGGAACAAAATGGAATCTAATAGAAAAAGCTTATATAAGTCTTTTACTTGGCCAGTAGTGCATATTGGCTTTGTTGGTACAATGGTTTATTTTTTTGAAAAAGCAATTACTGGTGAAGCTCACTGGGAGTACGCTGGCACATTTGCTATAATTTATACAGCATGCGAAATGATTGGATACTTTTTACACGAAAGAGTATGGGCTAAATTTGGAAGTAGATTTAAATAATGGGAAAGCACAACGACAAAATCAAGAAGGCATTAGAACAAAGGATTGCAGCTACGCCAAACGGGGCAGGATTTAAAAAGCCTGGGTCTATGAATAAAAAGAAGACAGGATACCGTGGCCAAACAGCCAAAGGATCCTCTAAATAATGTTTAGTGGGAACTGCCAATTTAATAAATGTAGTAATAAGTCTTCAAGAATAGTTTCAAGCCCACAGTCAGGCATCATAGACATTTGCAATCAATGCTGGAATGACAATTTTAGATCTTAATCAACTAAATGCTATAATAGACTAATGGATGGATTCTAGACCCATCTAAATAAACAACCTATAGGAGAAATAAAATGTCAGACGGAATTAACTTAACAGGATTTAACGAAGTAAAGCCAGCAGTACAGCACACAATTGGAGAGCAGTACGCTGCTGATCCAGCAGGTGCTTTTGCATCAACAGACAAGTCAACACAAGACGGTTCAGGCGTAGGCCAGGGCGGAAAGTAAATTGTCAATATTTGATAAAGAAGAAGTAGTTGCACCTACAGTTGCAGCAGCTGTTGCATCAGTAGTTAGCTTTGCTACAGCATGTACAAGAGACACAAGAGGACAATCCCCTTGTGCTGTTAAAGATTGTGAGAACTGCTAATCATGTGCTTTGAATGCGGATGTGAATCAGTAGGAAGTACAACTGGTATTGTTCCAGTTACAATTACAGACACTTCAAGAGATGGTGACTCAGGCTTAACACAATGAGTGACTTTAAAAAAGAAGATGGCACTGGCACGACTCCACCACCTAATGGTGCAGCTGCAGGGGCCGTTACGAGTAGTTCAGCTACACGCAAGCAACCACGTCAAGGATTAAAGACAGATATTAATCGACATGGAATAAGACGTGAATTGAATACCACTCCAAGGCCTCCTAAAAAAACAGGACGCAAAAAGATATAATGTGTAAAAATTGTGGGGCATGCTCTAAGGAACATGCCCCTACAATTGATGATGCCGTGGATATAGTTTTAGATTCATCAATTATTTAATTTTAATAAGGCCTGGAGATATGGAAAAATTTAGAAAGCTTTTAGATAATGCATATACATTCCTGCCTAAAATGTATCAGGGAATTGAAGTACCAGAATACGATAAAGCCATAGACTTAACAGTTCATACTAAAGCTCCTGGAAAGTGGTTGCTTATTGACTTGGAAACGGGGCAAGAGTATATTGGGAGCAAGGATCCTAATGCATACGGTAAGTGGATGAGGCTAAAGGACAGAAATGAATAACAAAAGACTTTATTTTTTGCATGTACCTAAGACAGCTGGCAAAAGCTTAACATCTGAATTAAAATTGCAGCTTGACAAAAACAATCTTTCGTCTTATATTAGCACACAGTATCCAAACGACTATCCGATATCTAATGAAATTTATATATCTGGTCATTTTGGTACGTATCCAATAGAAAAATTCCCAGGCATATCTGTCTCATGTTTAGTTAGAAACCCAATAGAAGCTAGAGTATCCTATTTTAATTTTATTCATGGGCGAAATGATTTAGACACACCAAGGTATAGATCTATAGAAAACTATTTAGATAAACTAAAATATTATTTGTTTGAGGACGAGGGATTTTTAGATCACAATAACTATCAGGCTAGACATATATGCAATCCAACCAACGAAGTAGTGTTTCAAAATGTTTTAGAGTTTGAAAAAAATATTGAAGAAATTTATAAGAAGTATAATTTTGAGCCTGGTAATGCGTTCAATTGGTTTATTAAAAATGATAACACATCTTTTGAAAATGCAAAAAATAAAATCGAGTCCTTTGATATTGTAAATACAGTAGACTCAATCAGTACACATTTTGCCTCAATATCTAAATGGTTTAAGGATAATCATGGGGTTAAGGTAGATTTAGATCCAAAAAATATTACAAACTCCTCCAATACATTGTATAAGGGCAAGATTTATACCACAAAAGATCTTGTTGAGATGTTAAATAAAGAAGAGAAGGAAAAGATATTAGAGAACAATGACATAGACTACAAAATATATTCTATGGTTAGGGAAGGGGAAATTAATGAAAAGCAAAGCTGATCTTGATTTTAATTTTAGCCCAGTATCCTTTTTTGATATAGAGGCATTGACAGAGAGAGTAAAAAATTTTTCCAAGGAGTGGGAGATTGATACTTCTAGACAAAGCACAGTTTACGAAGGTAGGCCTAACCCACATGTAAATACAAATACATATATTATTCAGAACTCTTCACTGTATTGGGAGAGAGGCACCCCGTTTTCAAAAGAGCTTTTAGACAAAGAAACTTATGCATTGCTTGAAGACATTGTAAAGCAATTAGAAGACAGAATGATAGGACAATCAGCAAGAATACTTTTAATAAAATTAAATGCCAATAGTAAAGTTTTTGTTCATAAGGATAGCGGTGACTACCTGTCTAATGTAAGAAGATTCCATATACCATTAATTACAAATGAGAAGGTATCATACACCGTAGGCGGAGAAGAAATACACATGGAGGAAGGTAAGTGTTATGAAATAAATAACCTAAAGCTTCATAGCGTAGATAACAATAGCGAATATGACAGAGTTCACCTATTGATAGATATAATGCCAGAGTCTGAGACAAGAACAATTGATAACGTCCGCAAAGATCTAAGGGTTAAGGTAATAAATAACTTTGTAGAACAAGAGGATGCAGACATACTTGTAAAGTATATCCAGGATAATCATTTAGACGACAAAAGATTTCTTAGAGCACAAAAAGCAGTAGATACTAATAGAGTTAGGTACGAGTCACATATACCAGAAAAGCATGAATTTTCTAGTCACCCAGACATAATACATTTATTAAAAAAATATTCCGATAAATTTCTATTTGAGTGTAAGGATTTCTTTAAAGATGAAGAAGATCTTTATTTAGGCGCACAATGGCTTACTATGCTGGGTGAGGGAACTAGACTTCCAGCCCATGTAGATAACCATGAAGAAGCCGAGCATTTATTTAGAAGCGGAGTAATGTACTTAAATGATGATTTTGACGGAGGGTACTTAAAATTTTTAAATGAAGAACTAACTGTCAAGCCAGAAAAGCTAAGCATTGTAATTTTTGAAGCTACACAATTGCATCAAATAACACCAGTCTTGTCTGGTATAAGAATTGCAATGCCCATCTGGGCAACAAATATAAAAGAAAAGGGGATAACACATGGATAAATTAAAAACAATTGAAGGCTTTATAGAAAAAGAGGATATAGATTTTTTTATAAACTGGATAGATGAAAACTATGAAGATACAACTAAGTTTAGACAAAGACTTGGCGTAGCTTTTAACAAAGGTCTTGCGAGTAGAGCGGTATTCCCAGACGAAAAGCCAGCTACTTTGTTTAAAGATATAGAAGAAATTTGCATGAAGTACGCAAATAAATTTATGGATGCACAGAATGAGTTCCTTCCATCAGATGAAACTCAATATTTTTATGGGTTTTCATTGACAAGACTTACCAAAGACATACAGCTAAGAATTCACCAAGATGTGCACGGGGACTTCCCGTCTTTATCTTATAGTGGAGTTTTATACCTTAATGATGATTATGAAGGCGGAGATGCCACTTTCCTTGAAGAGTTTACTCCAGAATCATTTTTTCCACTTTATGAAGACTCAATGGGAGGCCTTTCTTTTAAGCCAAAGGCTGGGGATCTATCTTTATTCCCATCAAGCCTATGGCATGGAGGGAAAAGAATTACAGACGGCGTTAAGTACGCAATAATTTTTTGGGCCACATCAGATGAGACAAAAGGTTTCGAAGGATTTGATTCTGATCGTGTTCTAGAATTAATTAATTATAAGCCAGTAGCAGCAGAATAACTATTGACGTACCATCTGTGAAATAGTATACTTAACTTAAGTGTCCCATAGCTCAGTTGGTAGAGCGTCGAACTGTTAATTCGAATGTCCCTGGATCGAGGCCAGGTGGGACAGCGTTCTTATAGCTCAGTCGGTAGAGCAGCAGACTTTTAATCTGCGGGTCGATGGTTCGAGCCCATCTGGGGACACACGTGTAAGATAAACTATATAGGAGAAAAATGAAAACAGTAGGAGATAAGTTAGGAACGTTTGCAGTTACTGGTGTAAAGCCAGGCGCTTTAAGCTATGAAGATAGCTCATTTGAAGTACTAAATCAAGACTCTTTCCCTGGTAAATGGAAGATTATTGCTTTTTACCCAAAAGATTTTACATTTGTGTGCCCAACAGAAATTGTTGCATATGATGCATTGGTAAATGATTTTAATGACAGAGACGCTGTCTTGATGACTGGTTCAGTAGATAATGAATTTTGTAAGATTGCATGGCGTAACGCACATGATGATTTACGCAAAACTAACTCTTGGTCATTTGCAGATACAGGCCACCAGTTAGCAAACGATCTTGGCGTACATCACCCATCTGGAGTTACATACCGTGCCACATTTATTGTTGACCCAGACAATACAATTCAGCATGTTACTGTAAACAACTTAGATGTAGGAAGAAACCCAGATGAAACTCTTCGTGTACTAGATGCACTTCAAACAGGGGAGCTATGTGCCTGTAACAGATCTTTGGGCGGAGAAACTCTATAATGACATGGGTGGACCAGCTTAAGGATTCTCTTCCAGAATATGCTAAAGACATTAAGTTAAATCTTGATGCTGTAATCAATAGATCATCTATAGATGCAGAGCATGCTACGTATATTTCAATAGCAGCAGCATTTGCAACAGGCAACGGTAAACTGCTTGCCTTTATTACTGCTAATGCAAACGATGAAGTTGAAAAAAATGCTGCCCTTACTGCTGGTGCCATCATGGCACAGAATAACGTTTGGTATCCATTTATTGAAATGGCTGATGACGTAAACTTAAAGGGGTTACCAGCTCAATTAAGAATGAATGCTATTACTTCTCATGGCGGGACTACAAAAGGTAAGTTTGAAGCCTATTCATTAGCTTCATCTATTGTTGGTAAGTGTCACTTTTGTGTTAAAGCACATTATGAAACATTAAAAGAAGAAGGCTATAGTGTAGAGCAGTTGCGTGATATCGGAAGAATTGCAGCAACAATAAATGCATTGGCAAAGATACTTTCAGCATGATCAAAAGGCCTGCTTGGATATTTGACGTAGATGGTACATTGGTTGATGTTGATCCAATACTTCACCATATACTAAATCAAAACAGGTCAAGCGAGTCATTTAAAAAAAACTACGATACTTTTCATAAAGAATCTGTAAACTGTGATCCACATAAAGATGTAGTCGATATGGTATGGCAAGTATGTAATGATTTAGATATAATTATAGTTACTGCTCGAAAAGAAAAATACAGGGCACTAACTGCTAGATGGCTAAAGAATAACGATGTGCCGCATGATGCTTTATTTATGAGGCAAGATGACGACAATAGAGAAGACTACGAGGTCAAAAAAGATATACTTGAGCAGATAGAAGTTTATTGGGATATAAAACATGCAGTAGACGATAACCCAAGCATCATTGGGTTATGGGAAGAAAATGGAATTCCAACCACTAAAATAGGAACATGGGACGGGGTTAAAAGATGATAATTGGTTTATCTGGATATGCTAGATCTGGTAAAGATACAGCTGCAGACAGGTTGGTAGAGCAGCACATGTTTACACGGTATTCGTTTGCTGCACCGATGAAAGAGGCAATGTACAATCTTAATCCAATAGTTCATTCAGACAGCATAGGTAATTTTAGATATAAAGATTTAGTAGATACTTACGGTTTAGATGTCGCTAAAGAAAATACTCCAGAAATACGCAGGCTTCTTCAGGTGTTTGGTACAGAAGTCGGAAGAGATATGTTTGGCATTAACTTTTGGGTCGACCTTGCCTTAAATAGTATTAAAGAAGACAATGCAGTCATAAGTGATGTAAGGTTTAAAAATGAAGCAGATGCAATAAAATCAATTGGCGGCCAGGTATGGAGAATAAATAGAAATGGTGTTGGTCCAGTAACAAATCATTCTTCTGAGCTAGATCTAGACAACTATAACTTTGATTATATCATTGATAATGATTATAGTGTGGTAGACTTAAATGATGTAGTTGATATGTTATGGGAGAAAAATAATGTTTAATTGGATAATATGTTTTGTAATAGGACATAATATAGTAAAAGCTGGTGCATGTCCATTTACTGGGAAAAATTATGATTTATGCAAGAGATGTACACAAATGTTTGAGGTGAACGATGTCAAATATAGCTAACAAGCATAACGGTATATGGGAATGGCACAATGTTTTAGAAAACCCAATGGAGATGGTTGAAACTATTGATAAAACTAAATGGGAATACTATACCAATAAAGGCGGGGGAGAAACGGTAATTGGTAGAGGTGCATCGCTACATAATGGTAGTGAAGCTCATAAAAAAGCAATGAAAGCTTTTTCTGATTGCATTTTAGAGTATTCCAAATCAAATTCTTTGAGCTTTGATAATGAAAATATAGGTGACTGGCTTTTAGTTAGAGAGTATAACACTGGTTCTCGAATGTCAGCTCATAACGATGCATATAGTTATGTTAAAAAAGATGGGCAGCACGTCCGACCATCCTTAACTGCCATACTTTACATCAATGATGAATATACAGGTGGCGAAATTGATTTTGTACATGACGGTATATGCATTAAGCCGCAAGCGGGATCCATGGTAGTTTTCCCTAGTGATAAACAGCATGAAGTGTTAGAAATCCTAAGTGGAGATAGATACATGACTCAAACATATGTCTATGAAAACCCACTTTCTTTTTATGATAAACCATACTAAATCTGATATAATATATATATGAACACTAATATTCCTCCATGTTTTTATTGCCCAGAAGATAGCAAATATTCTGAGCCAGAGCCAAAAACTGGCACAGTAATAGATGTATGCGATAAACATTTTCATTTAAAGTACATGGGATAGTTGTGGCTTACAGCAGGTTCTGGGATAGCGATATATATATCTATCCTCATGTAGAAGGACATATTTGTTGTGCCGCATGTTGGCTTTCAGAAGAAGCAAAATCAGAAATAATTGAAGATGATGAGAGCCTATTCCTTCACCTACATGAGCACTTTAAGGCGGGCCACGACATACCAGAGATGCTTTACTATGAAATTATAATGGACGAAGATAGATATAAGCCATTGACAGATTAACCAATAAATAGTATTATATAGATATAGGGCAACTTTGCCATGAAAAAGGAGATTATTATGTCAGTGTATGATTATAGCTTTACAGATAACAACGATAACAACGTTGATCTGTCACAATTTAAGGATCATGTTTTATTGTTGGTCAACGTTGCCAGCAATTGTGGTTTTACCAGTCACTATGAAGGACTACAGTCTCTTAGCAAGAAGTATGCAGATAAAGGTCTCGTAGTTATTGGGTTTCCATGCAACCAATTTAATGCTCAGGAGCCTGGAACAGATGCAGAAATTAAAGAATTCTGTCAGGCAAATTATGGCATAGACTTCTTAATGTCAAAGAAAATTGAAGTAAATGGAGATGATGCACACCCATTGTTTAAGTATCTAGTCTCTGAGTGTGATGTTGACAGCGTTCCATGGAACTTTACGAAGTTTCTTGTTAATGAAGATGAAATTGTACTGATGGCTCCTCACACCACGCCAGAAGAAATTGATGTTGCTTTACTGAAGATATTAAATTAGGCCTTAATTGTCTAAAAATACAATACAGTATGAATCTTTTAGCGGTAACCCACTTTTGCCAGCTAAAAATTTTATTCCAGAATGGTACAAGAATAGCACATCTAAAACTTTAAAAAAATGTGTTCCCTTTTTAGATGCATTAATGTCTGGATATATTGTAACGGTACCAAATGACTTGCATGTTAGCCTTAATAATGGAGTAGCAGAAATAAAATTAGCGGATGGAACAATATATAAAGGGTCTTCTAGGGATGCTCAAAGCATCAATATAATACCTTTTAATCATTATGATACAGAGTTTGCATGGGATCTTTCTATTGCTATACATATTCCCGCAGGGGCAAGCATACTGTTTACTCATCCATTAAATAGGCATGACCTTCCGTTTACAACATTAAGCGGTATAATAGATGGAGAGTTTACAATAGTTCCACATGGAGCAATACCGTTTTACATACAAAAAGGATTTAAAGGAATAATAAAAGCTGGTACTCCAGTAGCACAAATAATTCCTTTTAATAGAGATTTATGGAAAGCAGAAACAGAGGTGGGACTTTTTGAGGGTTCTAAAAAGCACCGCAGATCATTTCCAGCAGATTGGTACAAAAAAAGCTCATGGAAAAGGAAAAGTTATGATTAAAAATAAGAAAGGTTTAACCAAATGAATGCCATAAAGATGTCAGACGAGGTTTGGTATTTTGAGGATGCGATAGACAATCCTGACGAAATTTTAGAATCTATTACTGATTGGAGACCTAATCCAAATCAAGACTATATGGTAACTTCTCAGATAACCACAAGAGACTACTTGGAAATGACAGACGACGCAATTTTTAAGTGTTTGGATATATGGTATAGGAATCATTTAAATTTAGATTCATCAAAGCATAAGGTTGCAAAAAACACTTTTCTTTACAAAAGAGGAGCTGGCGGAGGATATGGGCCACATACAGATTTTATTGGAATGCATGATGGAACATACGAACAAGTTACAGCTACAATCCTTGCTTACCTATGCGACGAAGAGGGGTTTGAAGGAGGAGAAATATTTTTCCCAGACTACGATGTTACAATTAAACCTAAAAAAGGAAGTGTTGTAATCTTCGGAAGAAAAGTAAGGCATGGAGTTAATGATGTTATCTCTGGAGAAAGAGCCATAGCGAGTGTATTTTTGGTTAAAGATCAATACTTTTATAAAGACATGTACGCAGCTGATCCAAAAAATCCTACAGAAGAAGAAAGAAGAGCATTTAGACTTCAAGTGCCACAGTATGAACAAAAGAATGCCAATGAGGATGTATCTAAATTTGTTGATGATGAGGATTAAGATATGATTGATTGGTTAGTTAATCGTATATTTAGATGGGATACACTAAGGCATGCAGTATTTGATGAAGTAATGCTTTATCAATCTGTAGACAGATCAATATGGGAGCATTCAAAATATGGCCCAATGAATCTTACCTGGTCGGAAGGCGATACTTGGTATGGTTGGACTTATAATGAATCTAATAAGAAATACTATTTTGATGATATTGGAAATACATCCTTGATGGGCTTATGGGAAGATCAATGGATGAGAGAAGCAGAAGGCCTAGAAGATACTAGGGTATAATAGTTATCTAAGAGAAAAAGGAAGAAAAACAATGGGCATACTAGATAACCTTGAGGCATACATAGACTTAGATCTATTAGGCAATCTTGATATGAGAGAAGATATAGATATATTTGAGACCCAGAAGGATTTTGAGTAATGTATTGGTCATATATCCTAGCAGTCATTGGAGTCACAGGCATATTCTTTGTTGGTCGAAAGACAATATGGGGATGGCATATCCTATTGGTTAATGAGGCTTTGTGGATTACGTATGCAATTATAACAAAACAATATGGGTTTATATTATCAGCAATAGCATATGCAGCAGTCTATGTTAGGTCTTATATACACTGGTCTAAAGAGCCAGTAAATGAGATACACTTATAAATGAATAAATTTAATGTTGTAGAAAAAATAGGCTCAGCTGCAATGCATATCTCTAATTGCTTAGACGATCCGCAAAACATTGTATCTATCCTAAATTCGAAAGTCTGGGAAGATGACTTAGACCCAATTGCAGTAGGGCCTTTGTGCTTTGTACACAATGAAGAGCCAGCTTATAAAGAGATAGATGAAGCTATGATGCAGGCTGCAAGCATATTCTTATCTAGTACTGGTAGAGATATATCAGATTACAAAAAAACAGATAATTTTTATAGAATAGCTAAATGGCAAGAAGGCAAGAGCATATACCCTCACAAGGACACGTTTGTGTCTGAAACTGGCGAGAATCAAGCAGTAGTGAGTTTAGTTATGTATTTAACCGACAAGTATGAAGGCGGTATACTAACACTAACTCAATTTGAAAAAGAAATAAGGACCAAAGCTGGAGATATATTAGTGTTTAACTCTGACACATATCATGAGATCAGCACTCATTTGGGCGGGGAAAGAATAACCGCTAGAATATTCCTTTACAATAAGTAGCTGAGGTATACTTATATCATGAGTAAATTTAATATTGTCGAAAAGGCAGGCTCTTCTTTGATGCACATATCCAAATGTTTAGATGATCCTGAGAAAATTGTATCTTCTTTAAAAGATAAAGAATGGAAAGAAGATCGTGCAGATGAAGGCAAGATTGGCCCATTTTGTTTTATTAGAGAGCCAGAGCGAGAGTATTATCAGATCTTAGATTCCTTTATGCAGGCGGCAGAAATATTTTTATCTAGCACTAATAGAGATATTGTAGATTACGAGAAAACAAATAAATTTCATAGAGTTGTTAGCTGGGAAGTATCTCCTAGTACTTTGGTACAACATCAAGACAGGTGGGTTACAAAAGGAGAACAGGTAACCCCAGAGATAAGTTTAAGTATGTATTTGACGGATGACTACGAGGGCGGGGAATTATCATTCAGTACATTTGGCAAAAAAATCAAGCCTTCAGCTGGGGATATAGTAGTCTTTGACTCTAATACTTTACATGGGACTGAGACATATTTAGGCGGAAGAAGAATGACTATTCAATGTTTTCTATTTAAAAAAGAAGGAGGAACTAATGACAAAGAAGAAGATAAAGCTTCCGCTTAAATGGTGGAAGAACCCAATTGCATATGTAAAGTTTAATAGATCAATGAAGAAGCTAAAGAAGGCTCTATAAGCCTTTTCAGGTTCCTATAATGGTCGTAGAGCGGTTTCCGAAACCGACAATGAAGGTCCGATTCCTTCACCTGAAGCATGAGTAAGCACTGGGAAGATAAGTCCCAATGGATCACACACTGCCCTATATGCTTCTGTGCGGTCACACACCAGCTATATGACTTTCATATGCAATATCATGAGAATCAGGCGGGCAAAAAGGCTATTGACTAGCCCACCAATATATAGTACACTTAGAGTATATACAGGGTCAGGCGGACAATGTATCTAACCAAAGGATTAATATGAAAAAGATTTCCTTTATTCTATCTTTAGTTTTATTTTCAGCTTTAATGGTTCCATCTTCAAATGCGTGGGACGACTACAACACAAAGGTTTTAACTATAAAAGGGTTATGCCTACATCAGTCTGCGCTATATCAGGCATCGGGCGGCATTGGCGGAGAAGAATTGGCAGATCAGATGGATTATGCTTACCCAATCGCTGGAGAATCTTATAGAGCAGATAACAGTATGTCCTTGCTTAAAAAATATGGGAAAGACGAAAAATTTGAATCCTCTATTACTGGACTACTCGAAGATGACCCTTATAAAGTTTTTATAACAAAGGCAACCCTTGTTCCAGAGCCAAGCAACAAGTTTGATAAGTTTGCAGTTAAAGTTTTGATTAAAGGAAAGCATGTTGGTTATGTGCCAAGCTTAGTTTCATATGATGTATCGCTAATGATGCATAAAACTAAAAAGAAATCTTTAATTGTTAATTCTTGCATTAGCCATTATCCAGGAGGCCAAGGCCCACAGGTTTCTTTAGATCTTACAACATCATTTCTAGGAGATGATTACGAAGCCGAATACAGGATGGGATTGTGGTTTGGTTATAATGATTGGGTGGAATATGGCCCAGGAACAAAATGTACAAAATACTTTAGCAAATGGTACTGTGGTCCATTTGAAAAATAAAACTAAAGCAAATACCTACTTACTAATATTCTTATCCCCATTTTTAGTATTAACACTATTAATGATTGGTATTACCGTTAAGTCTATAGTTCAAAACATGGAAAGCTTTTTATGGCTTGCATCTATATCCTCTGTTGTTATATTGTGGGCAATGACTCTTAATCGTTACGTAAAATACAATGAAATGGCAGAAAGTGAAACGGTAAATACATGAAATCATCTAGAGATAAGTCAATGCTAAGTGCCTCAAAGGCGAAGCCTTCTGGCGTTGATCTGCCTAAAGAGGCCATGGATATCTTAAAGAGATTGCAGGCTGCAAAAGTTTACGGCAGTAAAAAAAAGTACGACAAGGTATTGCAAGAGCTTGCAAAAGCACATCCAGATATGTCGTCAGATATATTTAAACTAAAGGTATGGGAATAATAACAATTAATGCCTATTGCATAATATGCAAGGCTAATGTGATTGGCAAGCTAAATGAGATAGTAGTCCTTGAGTCTGGGCATTGGCTTCATATAGGGGAATGTCCTGATTGCTGCTATCAAATTAAAAGAATAATAAGAAGAGATATTGCCCCCATTTAGTGAAGCGAAAAAGTGAAGCGGAAAATAAGAGAGGGTTTAGTCAACTACGTTGACATAAATGCTATAATATATTATATGAATGAAGCAAAAATACCAGGATATAAACAAAATCCACCAGACTGGTGCGATGATTGTAAATCTGCTGGAGGGGAAGAGTGTCCAGATTGTGGATGCACTCATAATTGTTGAAAGGCAGGTGTAAGTAATGGATAAGTTTCAGTCTTCATATGGCAAGTACATGAAAAAGGTCATGATAGCAGACTTGATCAAAGAGTCTGAAATTCCAGTACCTGGAGATCCAGAGGATGCTGGGATAGAGAACGTAATAGACCTATCTCCTATTGGTATAGCCACATACGAGCATAACCCTGAACATGACGTTTACATCGTCACACTTAAGCTCGAAAAGGGCGGGGAATCAATACAATACGTATTAGAACCCCAAGGACTAAAGGATCTAATAGAGTTAGGCAAGAAGTATTTCTATCAAGAGATGGAATCCAATACCTTTGATATGAGCAAGAATGATTAATCACCTGATCTGTAAAATAATAGGACATGCTATATCTACACTAATAGCTGAGAATGATCCCTATACTGGACAGGTTTACCTATTTTGTAACAGATGCAAGGCATACTTGCCTAGCATGTACATAGAGTAATTTAAGTCCTAACTCCTATATCCCCCTCCCGTTTTCCTTGTCTCATATAGCCCTTAGAAGGCTTATATAGTGGAGTAAAGTGGAGCATAGTGGAGAATATATACTATAGATTACCTATCATATACTATAGTTATATCTATTTAAACAATACTATGATATCGAGCATATCAGATCTTAACCCGTAATGTCAACAGGGGCATATGGACTTATATGAGACATAGCGCATATTCCAGCGAATTTGTCAATAGGGTCGTAAATGGCATATTTGGCCCACATTGTCAACATATTTTGTATAACAATTTGATATAAATTCTGACAGATTCTGGGTATATTATGCCTAATTCATTATATGTTTTATTAGATAATATATTCATTTTATTATATTCTCCTGAATATTCCAGGGATTTTTTTAGCTTGGTCGTAAAAGAAAAATATTGCCCCCATGCCCACACAAAAAAAGATATCCACAAGACCTGTGTAGATCCTGTGGATATCTGGGGCTATATATGTTTATTTAATCCTATGCTGTGATAGGCTCAAAGTTCTCAATGTAATCATTTAGTCTATCTGCCATCATTAGTGCTTCTGATGTAGTGCCTTCTTCCCAAGCATTATCAAATTGTCCCGCCGTCTGTTTGATAATTTCTACAACCAGTTCCATTACCTTAGATTGAGTATAATATCCACAACCATTAACTAATTCTCTAGCCATGATAGTTGGATTAAACCAATGACTATCCATAGCCTCTAATACCTTCTCGGCTGCTTTTGTTTCTATTGAACTTGCCTTTGCCATTTCTTGCCTCCGCCCTCTAACTCTCGATTATACCAAAAATAAGAGACGGGGTCAAGGACCAACGATGCCCTAACCCCGTCCCAAGTTTTACTTCGCCTTCTTGACAGGTGCCTCTGCTGTAAATGTAACACCCTTTGCTGCTGCCTCTGCTAGAGCTACCTTGGCTGCTCCTGAGAAACGTCCGCGTACGCCTACTGTGATTCCCTGCTGCTTTAGATATTCACGCTTTGTTGTCATTTGTTAATCCCCTTTCAAGAGATAGTTGTTTTATTAATTATAGCAACTTTTCACGGAATTGTAAATAGTTACCGTAAGCCATTTTTCCTGCCCTTAAATTTGATCTGTCTGCTCTACTCTATCTTTAATTAGTTTAGAGATTATATTATGTGCTTCAATATTCTCAGTTTCAGATCCACCCCACAAAAGCTTTTGGGCTTTGTTTAACTGATCATTAATATAGTTGTCACTCATCCTCATCTTCGTCTTCCTCCTCTTCTTCTTCAAACATTGTGTCTACAATGTATTCACGATTCATCATCCATTCAAGGACGTCATCATTGTGCTGTTCCGCCCCGTATTCCAGGGAGAAGCCCATACCAGCCTCCACGGCCTCACAGAGGTGGTCCCACATGTCGTCTATGGTGCAGTTCTGCTTGTAGGTCTCATCCTCAAAGATGTTGTTAATTGTGGACCATGTCCACAGCCATACTAGCGACAGGCCAAGGTCGGTGCTGTCGAGAATCTTTAAACATTCGTTTAGTTTATCTTTATCTTCAGGCTTCATTACGTGCTCCAATCGCAAATGATAGTTGATAGGTTAGTTGGTACAGTTCGACCAACATATCTAGTCGTCCCTCTGCATTTGTACGGTCCATAGAATCCATTGCTTCTTCGGTTTCTTCCTCCCGTGCAATTGCGTCAGCAAGTTCCTGCTCTGCAATTAGCATTAGGTTTTTTAGTTCCCCGTGCATTATATCTAATCCAGTAACACCTGCGTCCACCATACGTTGAAGGTGAGGCGGGAGTTCAAGAGATTCTTTATCAGTAAACATATCATCAGATATTGTCATTCATATACCCTTTCGTTAGAGTTATTCATTATATCAGTAGCCACTGACAATAAATGTTCGGTTGCTTCAATTGCTCCTTGGAAGTAATCATCTGAAGGGTCATATTCATCATCCTTCAAAGGCTCTCCATTTTTAGTAGCCTCCCAATCTTGATTAAGACTAATTAGATGTAACTTCATATACTCTAGAAATACTGATGATTTAGTCATAGTAATATTCTCCCGTTTCTCTATTGAAATATCTTACCATAGAGCACTGACAAGTAAAAATTCCAGGGACATCTGAACACTCCCAGTAATGCTGACATTTAGCCCCCATCAGTCAAAATACCCTTCTGCCCATAGTCCTTGAAGAAAGTCATTTGTCTTTAACAAAGCATCAACTAAGAGGTCCTTGTCTATTTGTTCCACACCTGAATTTAAGATGTAAAACAATTTAGCATCGTGCACGGCATTAATCATTTGATCTAAATCTTCTTTAGTATAACCTAGCATTATAGTTCCTCATTCCATTCTAAGTAGTATTGGTCACCTGGATTTAAATCATAGAATAGATTAAATCTACCCTTTAAATAATTACTATCTGACATTTCTGCAAATCTAAAATCTGCATATAGTTGGCCTTCATCTAAATTAGCATTAACCCAATCTTCAACAAGCATTGCTCCTATCTCAGAATATGTCATATCAATTACCATTTCATTTTCATTCTCTAGAAAACTCATTCGGTTCCCACCTTTCTATATTCGGGTACTTTAGTTTCTAAGTATATAGCATGGGTCTGACATTTTGCTACCGCCTCTAGGTCTGCCTCTCCTAGCCAATTGCAGTTGCCACAGATTTCACCGCATTCTTCTTCTTCACAGTATTCCATTTGGTTAATGGCATCACAATCACGACATTGATTGTCGTATTCTGATTCTGAGATAATTTCTCCACGAAGCATCTCTAACTCCCCACCCCAGCCTGTCTCTTCCTCATATGATAAAGTAAATAGTAATGTTGGGTATTGTGCAGATAGTTTAAGTAAAGCATTTATTGGACGAGACCAAGCAGTATTAAAGTTATAGTGGACTACATAGTTCTCGCCGTTCTCGGCTTCCTCAATAGTTGTATCAGGATATTCATTACCCTCTGCTACAGCAACATCCCATTTAGTGCTCCACTCACGGACATTAAAGTTGTACCAGTCATTGGTTTCAAACTTCATTGCCTCAGAAAAGTCGGTGGAACGAGGAGGCTGTCCATGATAGACCTCATCAGTAATACCAGCATCTCTATAGTTATAGATATTATGAAAAGCAAAGATAGGATTAACATACTTAGTCTGCTTGACTGAATATGCTAAATCACCTGTAGGTGTAATAGAATAAACAAATGGCTTATTCATCTGCTTGATTAGAGATTTAACTTGCTCAGGATTTCCCTCGATAGTCAAACCATTAAATACCCAATTTGGCATTTTATATCCTTTCGTTGATATGTTCCAATTATACAATGGACCACTGACATATGGAATGGTTTATGGGTGTGTTTCACACCACATTTTCCAGCTATGTGGTCAAGATCACAAAATTCCAGGCGATTTGCTATTGACACCGTAAAAGAAATATATTACCCTTATTTTTTGCGGGCCAGCTGCATATTTGTCAAGTTATGAAGGCTGCTAGAGGTTCACCAACGAAAGTAAAAGAACTCTGCTTTATTTAACCCCTGGCCTGCGAAGACTGTTAGGGGCACCCTGTGTTTAATCTATTAGTATTAGTTCCTGTGCATATTTTGTTACAAATGAATCAAGACTCATTACAAACAGTGGCTCATCTTGGACGCCTCGAATTTTATTCTCATCGCTAAATGTGGCCTCTTCATGAAGACTAAATTCACCTTTAGAAAAGTTAATGATAGGAATCTTGTGCTCATTATCTGAACGTTGGTTAACTTGCATTCCCCAACCTGTTTCGCTGGTCCACTCATCTTTAATTAGATTAGAGATAGCAATCCGCGTTGCATATGATTCGTCATCCCACCTAGGACGAGCCTTGTCTACAGCACGTGCTAGCAGGTCCAGCATGCCGCCACCAGCCCAGTGTCCATATACTACAATTGTATTGCCATTAGATTGTGTAAATCCAAAGTTTGCACGGTCTCCCATGTTTATTCCGCCATTTCTACTAGTTGAGGTGTTTCTTCCTTTTTGTTTAATTCTATCACTTCGTAAGCAATCTTGTCAAGACTAGGTTTGAACTTATTAAAGTGGTGGCCACAGAAAGCAAGCTCTCCACTAACCATCTTAACAAGATACATTGCAGGTACTACTGAATTACATTTATCGCAGCCTATCCATTCACTCATAGCGCACCGCCTTCAATCATGTCAGATAATCGATCAAGAATCCAAGAGTCGATATCATTAATATCAATCTCTGATAACTTCTCCATTAATTCTTCACGAGCAAATTTATACCCGTCATCAAAACCATCTCTGTAATCTGACATTATATCTCCTAGTATCCTGTAACTTTGCTGTCGCTAACATAAGATTCAATTAAGTTATACTTATCACGAATCCTACTTACTTTCTCAATACTACCAGTTCCAATGTTGAAAGTCAATGCAGACATTGCTTCGGGGTCTAGCCCAGTTATCTCTGCATCCCAATAGGCTCTCTCCATGGAGAGCCTATCAGGAGCGGTAAGTTCAAAGTACATTAGTTCTCACGAACATTACATACTTCAGTGTCAACAATTTCAATGTTGCCATTTTGTGAATCAACATATAGGTTGTCGTAGATTTCTTGTTCTACATCTGTATCTGAATCAGCAAGTAAATCTAATTGAATAGTACCGCTAACCTCAATTGTTGCAGACCACTCAACATCTCGTGTCAAAGCAATGTCAAGCGCTTCAGCAATTGAGCGAAGAGTTTCTTGGTCATCTGAATCGGCATATGCTTCAGTAATAATATCTCTGACTGTGTCAATTTGAGATAGCAAGGTGGTCACACGCTTTTGTGATTGGCGCCCATTGTGTAGGTCCCATTCAATACTGGTAACCTTATCAGTTGCATATTCTGCATCTGAATATCCACGAATAACTTTATATGTTACTAATAGATTAGAGTTGTATGACTCAGGGATTGGTGTTGTTGTTACTGTTGATTCTTCCATTGGTTCCTCTTTCGTTTGGGTTGAAGGTGCAATTGTAGCATGCTCCACTGACACTAATGTGGTCTTGCGTCCACACGGGCATGTGAGTTCTGTCACACCTGAAGGAAAACCAAATCCATCAGATGATGTTAGTTCTATTAGGCAATCGCATTCATCTGGGTCACAGACAAATGTATATTTACTTGATACTAGTTCGTTGGTCATAAAGAGAATTGTACCAGGTCCCACTGACAACTGTCTATAGATTTCAGGGGATTTTTTATGTGACCCGTAACACAAGATTTGACCCCGCACCTTTGCGGGCATTTTGCGATCTGTAACGGACTTGAACCGTCGACCTCTACCGTGACAGGGTAGCGCTCTAACCAACTGAGCTAACAGACCAAGAAAAAAATTGTGAGCAGTTTTTATTCATGCTCAGGAATTTATTTATTTAGAAAGCAGAAACCAATTTCTTGATTTTGTTTTTCTCAGCAGTTAGAATTGGGTCAAAGCCTGATGCACCAGCCATTAGTGTTTCAGCATTGCCACGTGATGAACGATAATAATCTAGGCGTTCAGTAAGCGCATTAAATGCACCCCATTTTGTGCCCTTGATATTAGCATTAGTTGGTGAGTTATGATAAAGGTCATCAAGAAGAACAACCTTATTTTCCCACTTAGTAAGAGCAACCTTTGCTGCATCCTTATCTGGCTTAGGATAAATTGTCTGAATCAACTTAGAGAATTCAGCATCGGTGATTGCTTGTGAGTAAAGCGCCTTTGCTTCAACTTCGAATTCATCAAAGTATCCAAGAGCAAGACCGAGAGTCTCACGAGCAACGGCAATGCGACCTTCAACAGATTGCGTGTGACGAATCTTGAATGATTGCTTAGCATTACGCATTGCAAGATTCAAAGTGTTTTGGCATACAACACGAACAGGGGTAACGGCTGCTTGAACGGCAACTGAACCATCGTGAGATGTCCATACGATTAAATAGAGTTTAGTTTCATCGTTGGCGCCTTGTGGGTCAAGAACCATTGTGCGAGGAATATCAACAGTACCGAATACAACTTTGCCCTTCTTAAGAGAACCAGCAGATTCCCAACGGCAATCAGCGTTTGCATCATGAATTGCATCCGCAAAAGCGAATAGTTCTTCATTCTGCACAGGCTTGTAGCGCTTACCAACAGTGGCAAGAACATCGGTGCCCTTGTTGAATGGGTTGTCACGAATGACAAGAGATGCGGTAGATACATCATTCCAAGATTCTGGAATATGCTCAGTGATAGGAGACAAGCGAACATTCCAATTGGAAAGTTTTGCTTCGTCTAGCATCGTTTGTGTTGTGACTTCCTCATCTTGTGTAAAGATTCGGTTTGCAAGGTTGTGCCATGCAGGTGCGCCACGTAGAGCGAAAGCAACTTCGCCGTTTTCGGTTTCGAGATTATGAGCCATTATTTTTTACCTTTCGTTTGATTAGTTGTAAGTATAACATCTGGCACTGACATTGTCTAGGATTAGATACAATATGTCCGAATTGATCCATGTGAGTAATCTCACAAAATTCCTGGCGTTTTCCACAGGCCCTCTTAAACCTGTGGATAACCCCGCACCTATGCGGGCATCTCAAATAATAAGATGGGGCGGGATCAAGATCCAGCCCCAAACCTATTACTTATTTACTATTAAAGACTTTACGTAATTAACTGTCTCCATAGGAAAGAATGCTGCAGATGTTTTCTTCTTATTCTTTTGGTCATAAACAAAAGCTTTAACGTTTCCGTCAAACTTTTTTAGATTAGAGAATACTAATTCCTTTAGGCTTTCATTATCATAGCCTTCATCTGAGTACATCGTTAAATCATTTGCTTTTACTTCATCGTACATTTCAATCTTGAAACGCATTGTGTTGCCTTTGTTAGTAGGGACACCCGAAGGTGTGAGCAGTTTGGCGACTTACTCAGGTCGTTCGCAATTTATCGTTATGCGAGAACGATTTTATTTAGAGATAACGAGCAACCGCATTGTAAGTGCTTGTGCTAACTACTTCCTCATCTGTCATTTTTAGAATACGAATAGCATTAGAGATTTCCTCTTTCTGCTCACGATAAGTATGAACATGAAGTGTCTCAAAGTCCTTCTCAGGCTCTTTAGGCAAATCCTTTTCTAATACTGTCAAGTCAAAGTCAATGTTTAGGTTGTTTGACCATGAACGATAGTTAGTACGGAAGTTTTCTGCCTTCTTGATGTTAGCAATAGCGTAGTCTTGCACTTCTTTCTGCCAAACCTTACGCAACTTTTCGTACTTTGCTTCGTTTGCTTCTTGTGAAGCGTAGTCTGACTCTAGTTTTGCTAGTGCAGTTTCTAGTGCCTTGATTACCTTTGGTGTTGCTATCTTTACTGAGATTGCTTTTTGTCGTGCCATTTATTTTCTCTCTTTCGTTGGTTGGTTGATTAGTATAGCAGGGGGGTCTGACATTTTCCCCGAAGGGAGAGAGTTCTTACTTACGACATTGGACTAGAACACTCTCTGAAACTGTCCCTGTTTCGTGGCTTAGCACCCTGTTAAGGTGTGTGCCTCCGTCTTATGCGCCTATTAGGGCTGAGTCGCTAACTGTTGTCCAACGAGTTTCCTTTGTTGGCATTTCTAGTAGCACTCGCACCGAGCCAGATGCGTTAGGAATAATCTCTTTGATTACTCCTGTCTTTTTTGACTTTAGGGTGGTGAATAAATCGCCAACCTTGTAAGTGTATCCATTTACTGTCATTTTGCTTCCTTTCTGTTTAGGGTCTTATTGTAGCATTGGGGTATGACATTCGTCTAGCCCTATCTCACCATGTGAGAATGTTATTGTGTGACCTTAGTCACTTTCAGGTAGCCAAAACTCTAGGTGGTGTTGTTCGATAATAGCGGAGGCAGGTGCAAATTTTTCTCCACGATACGACACGCCTTCAGGCATTGCGATTAGTTTATTATAATCCTCATCATAGTATGCATCAATAGCATCAATGCAAGGTTGTACCATAGATAGCGGAACGGGTGGATAGTGATTACCCTGTAAGTGATAGGCTAATTGTGTTTCTAAATCTAACACGCTATCTTGAATACCTAGTGCAGTTACGCTTCCCATTAGTTAGCAACCTTTAGAATAGCGTATGAGCCATTTTTGTTAATTTCATCAAGAATTGGTTGTAAGCGAGAGCCTACCAAATCTTTTAGCATGCCTTCAAGCATTGTAATACGCATTGACTCATCAAGTGCCATTACCTGTGCAGTTATTGGGTGTCCGTCTGCAAACTCTGTTACAAACTTTAGACTATGTTCTACTATCATTTTTTGCCTTTCGTTGGTTGGATAAGAGTATTTTAGCATACCCCACTGACATTACCTAATCCATTCACGCATAAGTTTTGTGATAAACCTCACAAAATTCCAGGGTGATTTTGATCACACCCGTAACGACACGCCCGACCCCGCAGCTATGTGCGGGATTTTGGCAACTTGTCAAGTCGAAACGCTTTTATAAATTAGAAAAAATATAATAAACAAGAGCAAAAGGCAAGAGGGCCAATCCGATAGCAACTACTCCACCAAGTGCACCAATTAGATCATAGATCATTTTTCCCCTTGTGTTTTATTTTACGTGTGTACTTTTTTTTATTGCGAACAGGTTGCGCCGCATTGCTACGGCGCAATTCCTGAATGCGTTTAACTTTATCTCGAAGAGAGGTTTGGAACATGATAACCACACGCCTCATGAAATTTATTCACGTTAAAGTTTGGATTTTCTTTTGCAAAAATTAACGCAAAATCATTAACCATTTTAGAAAAAACAGCAGGATGAGTTTTATCGCTAGCGAACTTTAGAATTTCTGCAGTTGCCTCGAAGTGCTTTCGTGTCATCATTTTACGGATACCATTCCTGTTCTATAAAATACCTTTGTGTACATTTTGCCAGTTGGCGTCATTATATTTACAGTTGAGAAATCGTTAGCCATTCCCCAATCGGTGAACAAGAAAAAGTTTTCCCATGCACCAAATTCGTTTTCGTAGTCGGCAGACCAATGCGGAGCATTGCCGTCATAAGCGCAGGTTATTTTATACATTATCGCCTTCCCATTCTAGCGTTACACATTCGCATTTTGTGATTTCAATTGTGTTTCCAAATTGTGAAACAGTTGCGAGAGTATCGCAATTATCACAAATGAAAACGCCTTCAAGTACATCAAATAGATTTCCCATTTACATTCCTTCTTTCGTTGTTTCGGTAATTGTAGCAGATAGCACTGACAAGGCTTCTGCCTTGCTTGCTTGGCGTGTTGCTAATACATGCGCCTTGAATTCATCTAGGTTCATTCGAACGCTCCTTCTTCTAGTAGTCCTAATTCAATGTTGAACAATTCATCGGGTGTTGCTTCGGATAAATCTACCCAGCCAGCACCTTCGTTATCCATTCGGAAAATTTCGATGTATCCCATTATTATTCACCAACCTTTACTGCGATTGTTGCGAATTTATTTTGCAGACCGCCAGCACGAACCTCGATTAGATAGGCTTCAGTTTTTTCGCCATAGTAAATTTCTGGGCGATGTTCAGCAGAAACAATTTCGCCTGAAAAGTGGCGAGAGTTTGAGCGATAGTTTTTTCCTACAAGTAGGCTTTCGATTGTGTAGAGTTTGGTAGCCATTGGCAGACCTTCTTTCGTTGTTGTTATAGTAGACATTATACACGAAAGCACTGACAAAAAATAATTACTAGCCAGTAAGTCCATGATGTGAGACGCTCAAGCCGTGTGATAGTAATCACATTTATCATGTGGACGACACGCCCGAGATCTGTGGATAACCCTGTCAAATCGACACGCCGCAAAATTCGGGGGATTTTATAACGACTTCATAACGACACGCCCGACCCCGCACCAGTGTGGGGGTGACGCCCTGAATTGTCAAGGCGACACGCCGTTTATTTATTGTGAGTTACGTCTCATCTTCTATCTCTGCTAGATAGTCCTCATGCTCTACTAGCCCAATCGCAAACGCTACGGGATCGCAACATTCTAGAATTTCGGCGGGGGTGAATGTAGAGTAGCCGATTTTTACTGTAGGATAAACATCATTAAGTAAATCTATAAAGCTTTCTTTAATTTCTAAATCTTTTTCTAATTGTGATTTCATTTAGTTAATTCTCTCATTTCTTCTAGAAAGTCATGCCATACAATGCGCCCCATGTAGAGGGCGGGTACTACAAGGGCTAATTGCACTAGGGTAGTTAGTAGTCTATTCATTTAGTCATCCAATCATCATCATTGTTAAAGCCGATAGGGGCTACTTGCTTATTACTCTTTATCTTATTGTATACCTTAGCACCGACAAGAATAACGGCGGTCAAGATGATAAACGCCCATGATAGGGATAGATAGATAAAGTCGCCCATGTCGAACATGAAGCCGTATTCATTTAGTTCAATAGTCATTTACTTATCTCCGAACATGTTAAAGACTTCGTCTAGTTGCTCATCTGTTAAGTGGTCAATCTGTATAGCCTTAGAGAAGCCTAATACATCATCTTCATCATTATCTAGTGCCTTATTGTATTCTTCTTCTTCATCTAGGTGAATGTATGCGTCTGATACATCTGCCTGTATAGTGTCCCATTTAGTCATCATTAGTTCTGTTCTACCTTTCGCATGTGTGCTACAACATTTTTAGAAACCTTTTGTAGGTCTGCTACAACCTTATTCATTTCGTCTGCGCTATTAGCGGTAAAGCCTGCGCCTAGTAGTTGAGCGCCGTCCCATAGTGAGTATGTGATTGTCATTGTCTGTTCTTCTTTCGTTAGTTGGTTATAGTTGGAATTATAGCGGATAGGTCGGACATTATCAAGACGACACGCCGTAGCATGTGCCCTATGCGGTGTGAGTTACCTCACACACGCACTCTATGCAATAGCAAGCCTTGCTAGAGAGTAGGTCACGCAATAGAGCCTTGCGTGTGTAGGCATTTAGTCCATAGGAGGACTTTACGCCTCCGTTATGAAACTCATGGACGATAGTGGAGTATAACTCCTCGGTTAGCATAGTCATTATTTGACCGCCTTTCTTGAACAATTTTCTTTATGTACGAAACAAGCGTATTCGCACTCTGAGCAGATACTATCTGCAAGACGCTCACGGATTTGTGAGTAACTCTCTAGAGAGTTTCTATTTTCATGGATTGAGTTCATTTGAACTCCTTTCTTGTTAATCACCTTGATTAACTTTCTTTATACTTTAAGCATAACAGGGGGGACTGACAAATAGAGCCATTACTGACCAGTATTAAAATAAATCTTTGTGATGCTCATCACATTCACGCTCAAGGTCATTTATCTATGTGCGGACTATGCAGACAAAACGGACATTTCAAATACGTGTATCGTACATATTAAAAATTTATTAACATTTTATGAAATCTCAAATCGCAGTTGACTAAATTTATAATGCTATACTTTTAACATGAGAAGTAAAAAAATTCTAGTTAATGCTTCTCCAGGATCTGGAAATACTTTTTGCAAAACACTTATAGCTGAAAATCTTGGTGTTACGGTTATTTGGCAAAATCATGAAGTAGGTGCTTTTCGAGAATGGCCAGACGCTGTATTTATATTAAGAGATCCATACGATGCAATTGCTTCTGCGTGTGAAATTATTATTCACAATTTATCAGATAAAGATTTTGAGTATTATCAAGCCAATAAAGAATCTAGGCTAAATCATAAAATTATAGAGAACATAAGAAATTATGAACTTATGTTAAACGCATTAGATGAATTTCCTTTAATAAAGGCAGTCACTTTTGAATTTTTAACTAATCAGCCAGAAGAATTTTTAATTTCTATTGCTAAGCGATTTGATCTTAAATTTTTGCAAGAAAGACAGCCCGCATATGAAATATTGCGGCGAATGAAAAGTCAAAGCGAGTCTAGGGCTCCTAGAGGTAAAACAGCAGAACGTAAAGAAATAGACAGAATAGTTAGAAACAACGAAAATATGCCACTGCTATATGAAAAATATTTAAAGTTGAAGGAAATAATACAGTCAACTGAAAATTCCGTATAATAGATTGTGATATAATTTATATTATGTATGAGCAAATTAAAGATGAAAAGCTGTCAATTCCAGAAAATATTACTAATCTGGTATTAGAAGCTAAATTAAAAAATTTGCCATTTGCAGTATTAAAAGGCGGGGTCAAAAATATCTTCAGCAAAGAAGACTTTGATAAATATAATGAACATATAAAAAATGACTTCTATTCTCAAACTTACAAATCTAGGGCGGTCATAGAGGAAGAAGATTTAAAATTTTTTCCAATGTGGTATCAGATTCAAAAAGCTTTAATTAAAATTTACGGGAACCCTACTAAACCATACAATAGTATTATGCAAACAGGTGAGTATGCAATTGACAAGGTTCACGCTAGTTTACATCGTGATAGATCTGATGTCGTACATTTGTGTTGCTACGGTACAGTTGAATGGCTACTTGTTGATGTAGAGAAAAAAGAAGAGCATCGAATAACAATGGAGCCTGGTGATGTTCTATATATGAGAGGCTATACTTTGCACGAGACTGTGCCTTTATCTGTTAGAGGCTCTTTAGTGTTTATGAACTTGCCGCTAGAGGAATTTCCAGAAATAGACCCACAAACTTTTAAAACTGAAGAAGATCTAGAAGAATTTAAAAGAAAACAACGACTAGAGTTTTTAGATGATCTGGAAAAAGGAATTTAATATTTATTTACTATTACAGTCAACTAGAACTATGCTATAATAGATATATGAAATGTGATTTTTGCGAAAACCCAAAGTACGTGGAGCGTATTAATGCTAAAGGCGTACTAGAAAATTTTTGTACAAAATGCATCGAAAAATTAGTGGCGGGAAACCGAATACGCTAGTCCCTAGGGGATATAGCTTAATCTGGTTAAAGCACTTGTCTTATATACAATAGATTCTGGGTTCAAATCCCAGTATCCCTACAAATGACGGGTAGTATAATTAAAGTATGAGTAACATAGTAATTTCAGCTCCAGCAGGATCAGGTATGACTTATGCGACACTGCTTCTTAAGCTTGCATATAATAATCAAGCAGAGGGCTGCGGGCATGAAAGATTTGAGATAGAAAATTCAGGACCTCAGATAGTAATTTTAAGAAATCCCTATGATACCGTAGCATCAGGTGCGGAAAGATGGGTAAAGGGATCTGGACATAGCAATTTTGAAATTCAAGGACAAGCAATAGATTCAACAGATTTAGAAGGAATGAAAAATAATATTAGAAATGAAGAAGCGAGATATCTTACTTTTTTTAAAGACATAGAGTCTTTAGATCATATTAAAATTTTAAGTTTTGAGTTGTTAACACAAAATACTAAAAAATTTATTCAAGAAGCTGGTTCACATTTTGGCTACACATACGATGGTGATGAAGAATTAGAAGCTAAAACATTTAATGAATTAAAAATACATGGATATGAAAATAGAGCACCACGTGAAAAATTTCCTGCTCGTCAAACAATTGAAGACATTATGGCAAAGAAATATAATAAAGAAACTTGGGAATCTTGGAAAATTTATTCTGAACTAAAAGCAAAACTAGACGAAAAAGGTTTATAAAATGAAAAACGTTTATATGATTAGTGATTGTCATCTATCTAGAGCAATTGAGCACTACTATCCAGAAAAGCATGACGTGACATTTATTCCTTGGCCTAAAGCTGCTAAGAAGATGTTTGGGTTTAGTGTTGAACAAATGCGGGAGGAAGATGAGATGTCTTCTGGAGTTGAAATTGCTAGAACTGTAGATCATAGGCCACAACCATTCTCAATTATTAAAGATGATGGTATATTAGCTCTATGGATGGGATATGTCGACACTAGAACATTCTTGCCTCATTATAAAAATGCAGACAAGGTAGTCAAAAAATTTATCGACAATATAAAGTTAAACTTTCCTAATTCTCGTGTTGTGATTATAGAGCCATTGCCTCAGTTTACTGAGATGCTGCTAAAGCATGAAGGAATTAGTCCTTACTACACACATGAGCAGAGAATAGATCAGAATAGAGAGTTCTTGGCTGCATTACACAAGCATGCAGGTGAAGCGGGATTCGAAATAATTATTACTCAGGAAGATATACTAGATGCATTAGGAGTTCCTGAACTAACTCCATCCATGACACATACAGATGCTCCACATCCAGTAGATGGATTAAAGCCTGAGCATATGGCAAAGATCTGGAAGTTATTTTCAGATAAACTTAGTATTATTGCAGTTGACTAGGATATATATGAAGAAGATTTATGCAGGGATATTTCTAATTGCGACAGCAATCCTTACAGGAGCTATGTTGTCTTCATTTTTAAAATGGGCGGGGGATAAAGAGATCTTTGATCTTGATGACGAATATGACCTATAAGAAGTGGAAAGTATATATCTATCTAATTAGATTCTCCATGACTCTTATCAGTCTATTTCTCGTCTTACTTGCTTCTGGGAAAATTTAGAATAATCACGTAAAGGCTTTTATTGGCCCCTCCCGTCCTTGGGTAGGCAAATAGCCTAGTAAAGGCTTAGAGAGCCTCTAGGGGCTTTATATGGGGTATATCAGGAAGTTGCTGCAGTTCAGATAATATGTTTCACGTGGAACAATATATTACAGTTGACTAGAATGTTCTTCTCTCGCGGCGCACTTTTTTCGCACTATATGGCGATTAATGTTCTTTAAATTCTCCCATGAATGCTTCAGAAAGCTCTTCGCCTTCTAATCCAGAAGCCTGGTACTTATTTATAAGATCTCTAGTAAATTGTGGATTTTCTTTTAGCGGTCTCATCCATGAACCAATAAACTCTTTAAGGTCCTGAGTGTCTTTGTTTTTAATCTGCTCGTAATATTCTGGAGTCTTGTAGTTATAAAATGTTCCTGGGTTATCTTCTGCTTTTAGCACAAAGTTTGAGAAAGCATATCTTCTTCCAGAAGTAACTGGCATTACTCCATGAGCATGTGGATTAAAAGCACCGTGTATAACAAGGTCGCCTCTTTCTGGCTTTATTGTCAGGGCATCTTCCCTTGCAACTGCATCGCTTTTATTTCCATCTTTATCAATGTTTACATAAAAAATTTCTCCGCCTTCAAAATCTCCAAAATATGCTACTAGGCCATAATCAAGCTCGCAGCATGTTTTCCATACATCTACCTGTGATAGTCTATGGCATTCTCCCTTTCCAGGAGAGTCGGAATGAGTAAACATTCCCTCATTCATCTCTGGAACAATAACAAGAACATTTGCTTGTGGGTGCATTACATACTCTGGGTATAGCAATTCGCTGCCCTTTTCCCAAAGTGCATGTAATTCCTTAAGTGGAGGGCTAACTTTGTTTGCATACCAGTTTATAAGAGTATCAGTATAGTTTCCGCTAAGATCATAATCTTTTAATGCATCTTCTACCGTCTTGCACTCTTCGTCTGTATAAAATCCCTTGAATAGAAACACTCCGCTTGGAGTTCCATAATCATCTGGGAAAAATGATGCCCTGGTGCAATCTTCTCTGTCATAAAACATTATTTTTTACCAACCCTCTTGAGTAGTTTTTCTAAAATTGATTCTTTTTTATGGTGTTTTTTAATTTTACAAGTTCCATCGCAGTTGTGGTTAAACTGTGGACTAGTCATAAACTTTGCAAAGTGATGTGCCATAGTAATTATATTATATCATGCAAAACCCCTACGGAGGCGGATCCGTAGGGGGTTTGTGCATTTTCATGCATACGCCAGGATTGACTCAACTAGCGTAACTCTATAATAGTATATATGTTATTAAAAATCAATACTAAAATATGTTTTTCTCAAACATTTTTTCTACGACCTGAGCTAGCAAAAAGTTTACAGATGCCGAGTATTCTTCATTTTTAAGATTTGCTTCTTCTTCAGACATTCCGCTATTCATCATAGCCATTTTGTTTGCATTTTCAAACTCGGCAACCATAAACAAAAATATTTGCTCTTTATTCATTTTCTTCTCCTGGGTTAAAAGACGGAACTGGACCTAATAGATATCCCGCCTCGTGGTACTCAATCATTTTTTCAACATCTTTTGGATCTGCAACTTTGCTGGCTATAAGGCTAAGCAAGTCATATATTCTATGAAGCATTATGTAGGTAACCATTGGTAGGCTATCTTCTAAATTACTCGTTTCCGCCTTCTGGTCGTCCTGCATCAAGCCACCATATTTCTCTACCCATAGCATCCGTTTCGGAAACTATGCCTGACTCAAACTCAAACTCTTTTTTGTTCATCTACTAATTTTACTATATCTTCATACTTAGCTATACCCATTGTATTTTTATAATTGCATTCTAGGCAATATAGGTATATTAAAGATTCTCCGTCGCCATTGCATAAAAGAGAGCCTTGATCCTGTGGGCATAAAAGCTTGGGAACAAGGCCCTCTTCCGAAAGTTTAATGTAAGTAGACACATACTGTATCCTCATTACACTTCCTTTCTAACTATTTGGGAATTTCAAATAAAATTCCTGTGCTCTTGGGGTTAGACCCTTCCAAGCTGACCAATTAATCCCGCCATTAGTCATGTGATACGCTATCTCTGCATTTATAGTTGGGTCAAATAATAGTACGTTTGACTTTAAGTTAAATTTTTCTTTACGATCTGTGCCGAGTGAACCCAACATATTGATCTGAAAAATTCCGTAGGAACTGTCTCCAGTATTCCTGTTGCCATTATATGCCATTGGTCGTCCGTTAGACTCCCTCTTAGCAATGGCCCAGGCCGTTTTAAGGCCTTTACCTTCAAAACCTACTGCCATTAAAAGATCTTTTAAATCTTCATCTGACAGAGCCTGAGAAGGCTTATAAACAGTATTGCTGTACTTTTCTAAGGTTTCTTTCTTAAGTTGTACTTCTGTCTTTGGTTTTACTATTAGAGCTTGAGCGGCTGGTGCACCAACTGTATTCGAAAACAAAAACATTACTGCAATTGTAATCGCTGCATATTGATGAACAATATCGCTTAAGCTTTTCTTTATATTCTCCATTGGCATTTCCTCCTTTAGAGATAGCGAACTATAATCATACCATTTGAATTAAGAATATGTCAAATCATTTTTCTATTGACAAAGAATATCTAAATAGTATACTTCGAATAGGGGGGTCGGGGGGTCAGCAAATCAACACAAATCAACATATATTATATATATGTATATATAGAGTATTATATATTATAGTTAACTAAAAAACAACAACAAAAATTATTTTTCTTTTCTTTTATAAAAAAGTTTGATACACTTATACTTCACTTAAAAAATAATCAATCCGTATGGCGGAAGAAAAAGGCGACAAATGAAAAATACTATCGAAAATCCTTATGAAAACTTTATTGCACTATCAAGATATGCTAAATGGGTAGAAGCAGAAGGACGTAGAGAGACATGGGGAGAAACAGTAGATAGATACTTTTCTTTTATGACTAATCACTTAGAAGAAAATCACAATTACATTCCAAATGAAAAGCTAGTTGCGGAATTAAAAGAGTTTGTTTTTGAACGAAATGTAATGCCCTCCATGAGATCTGTAATGACTTCTGGAGCAGCCCTTGAAAGAGATAATGTAGCTGGGTATAACTGTGCTTTCTTGCCAGTTGATTCCCCACGTTCTTTTGATGAAACTATGTATGTTTTGATGTGTGGAACTGGCGTTGGATTCTCAGTAGAATACAAGTATATTAATAAACTTCCCGCCGTACCAGAAAAACTTGAAAAAACGGATACAGTTATTGTAGTTGAAGATTCAAAACAAGGATGGGCTAAAGCATATCGTGAACTTCTTGCTTCACTTTGGGCAGGATATATTCCAGCAATTGATGTAACAAAAGTTAGACCTTCTGGTGCAAGATTAAAAACAATGGGTGGTCGCTCATCTGGTCCACAACCACTGGTTAACCTTTTTGATTTTACTATTTCAAAATTTAAAGGTGCAACAGGAAGAAACCTTAAACCAATTGAGTGCCATGACATAATGTGCAAAATTGGTGAAGTGGTTGTAGTTGGTGGAGTTAGACGCTCCGCAATGATTTCACTTTCAAACATAAATGACATTGAAATGGCACAAGCAAAATCAGGCAACTGGTGGGAAGCTAGCCCACAACGTGCACTATCTAATAACTCAGTTGCATATTCACGCAAACCAGAAATGGAGCAATTTATTGCAGAGTGGAAATCACTTTATGATTCAAAGTCTGGAGAACGTGGCATTTACAACGTTGCAGCAGCACAAGCACAAGCAGCTAAGTTTGGTAGAAGAGATCCAGAGATACACTATGGAACTAATCCATGCTCTGAAATTATCTTGCGTCCATATCAGTTTTGCAATCTTTCAGAAGTAGTAGTTCGTGAAAATGATACTAAAAAAGACATTCAAAGAAAAGTTGAGTTAGCAACTATACTTGGAACATGGCAATCTACACTGACTGATTTCAAATATCTTCGAAAGATATGGAAAGATAACACAGAAGAAGAAAGATTACTAGGAGTTTCTTTGACTGGACAATTCGGACACAAGTTTATGTCTGGAAAAGAAGATATAGTTATGCTTGAAGCATTCCTAATGACTCTTCGTGAAAAAGCAAGAGAAGTAAATAAAGAAGAGTCTGGGAAAATTGGGATTCCTGAGTCTGCCGCTATTACATGTGTAAAGCCTTCTGGAACAGTGTCTCAATTGGTCGGGGTATCTTCAGGAATGCATCCATGGCATTCTCCATATTATATTCGTACAGTTCGTGGTTCAAAGGGAGATCCAATTTCTACATTTTTAAAGGAAGTTGGAATCCCAGTAGAAGATGACGTAATGAAACCAAATGAGACTTATGTATTTTCATTTCCAGTCAAAGCTCCAGAGGGAGCAATTGTAAGAAATGACCTAACTGCAATTGATCATTTAAATATTTGGCTAGTTTATCAACGTGCATGGTGTGAACACAAACCATCAATTACTGTTTCTGTAAAAGAAGAAGAATGGATGGAAGTAGGGGCTTGGATATATAAAAACTTTGATGAAGTCTCTGGTATTTCATTCCTGCCTCATTCAGATCATACATATAAACAAGCTCCATACCAAGAGGTTTCAAAAGAAGAATATGAGGCATTGGTTGCAAAGATGCCAAACAATATTCGCTGGGAAGACCTATCATTTTATGAGACAGAAGATGGAACCTCACCCTCTGCCACCCTCGCATGTAGCTCAGACGGAAATTGCGAGCTTGTAGATATATCTGCCTAGTGGTAGAATAATAGTATTGGGTAAAACCAAAATTCATGGGCAACACCGCCCAAATGGAGATGACAAAATGGCTATCAAAAAATTTGATAAAGCTGATTTAAATAAAGATGGGAAAGTAACTATGCAAGAGCAAATCTTAGCAGCAGTAGGAACTTACGGAAGAGCATTTTTGGCAGCAGCCACGGCTCTATATATGACTGGCAATACTAATCCAAAGGATTTAATTGCAGCTGGCGTAGCAGCAATTGCTCCAGTAATTTTAAAGGCACTAAGTCCAAGTAATAAAGAATTTGGATTTACAAGCAAGTAATTATTAGTCAATTAGGAATGCCCTTATGCTAAAATGGTGTAAGGGTATTTCCTTTTAGGGGTAAAAAAATGGCAGCTCAAAAAAATTTTCAAGTAGACGAGAATACGACGTTTACTTTTGAGGTACAATATCTTGATGAAGAAAATGCTCCAATACAATTAAACCACCATACAGCAAAAATGCAAGTAAGAGATACACAAGGTGGAAAAAAGTTGGCATTTACATTAACAGAGCAAGACGGAATAGTTATAACTCCTTCTTTAGGAAAGATTTCAGTTTCCCTATCACCAGAAAGAACTAAAAAGCTTTTTTATCCTAAGTCTGCATATGATTTAGTTATAATTGATCCAAGTATTAATATAACAAGACTGCTAGAAGGATATCTAACATTAAATAGGGCGGTAACTATATAATGGCAACCCGCTTAATTGTAACCGAAAATAATCCACTTGTAGTAGTAAGAGCATCTGGGTCCCCAGGAAGAACAATTATTAGCGGTGAAGGAAACCCAGCAAATTCTCTCGGAGCCCCAGGAGACTTCTACTTTGATACAAACACCACAAGGTTTTGGGGCCCGAAGTCACTAGTTTCAAATTCTTGGAATATACAGGACAGCTTTGTTCTAGATAAGCAAGTATCATTTATGTATTCATGGGAAATGAGCCAAATAACTGGCCCAGTAAATGGCATATATTCAGTAGTTATAAATCACAATTTGCAATTTAACCCAAATGTTTCAGTCAAGTCAAGTTCTGGGGACATCTTAGAAACGGGAATAGACTATAATAGTATTAACCAAATAACATTGACAATGGCCCAGCCATTTTCGGGGACAGCATACCTGTCCTAAAAAGGAGATATAAAAATGGCAAGAAAATTTTTAGTAAGCATTGATTTAAACAAGAATGAATTACTCAATGCTAGAATTCAAAACTTAGGATCAGCCCCATCAAACCCAGTCATTGGTCAGATCTACTACAACAGTGGCGACAATGTTATGTACTACTACAATGGACTAGCATCACCAAACGGTCCATGGCAGTCAATGAGTGGTTCTCAAGAAGTAATTCAAGATGTAATTGGCGCATCAATTGAAGGCGGAGTTGGACTAACAAAGACATACGTTGATTCTACAGGAATCACAACAATAGATTTAGATGACACAGCAGTAGCAACTGGTTCATATGGTTCGCAAACAAAAATACCTACATTTACAGTAGATCAGCAAGGTAGATTAACTGCAGCTGGTGAAGTAGATGTTGCAACAGAACTTTCAATAACTGGAGACACTGGAACAACTGCAATTTCTCTTCTTACAGAAGGATTAACAGTAAATGGCGGAGAAGGAATTGATGTTGCTGTAACAAATAATGCAATTACAATTTCAGCAGAAGATGCAAGTACAACAAACAAGGGTGTTGCTTCTTTTGATGCAGCAGACTTTAATGTAAATGCAGGCGTAGTAACTGTAAAAGATATTAATTTAGATTCACAAACAACAGGTGACTATGTAGCAACTATTATTGGAACAGCAAACGAAGTTACTGTTTCTCCAAATAGCGGACATAATGCCGCAGTAACAATTGGTTTGCCAGACAATGTAGAAATTGCTGGAAACTTACAAGTTGGAGGAAACTTAAATGTTATTGGAACTGTTAACTCTGTAAACACCACACAGATTAATATTGAAGATAATAAAGTAAAGCTTAACAGTAATTTTACTGGTGCCCCAACTACAGACGCTGGATTAACAGTTGAGCGTGGATCAGAAACAGATGTAGAAATTCTATGGAATGAAACATCTGATAAATGGACATTAACTAATAATGGAACAGACTATCATGTAATTACTAGAAAGTATGCAGAAACTCTCGGAGCTTCAGCAACATCTTATACAATAACACACAATCTTGGTACAACAGATGTAACCGTACAAATCTTTGAATCAGCGGCACCATTTGCTCAAGTAGAAGCAGATGTTCAAAGATCAGCTGCAAATTCTGTAACCATCAACTTTGCCTCTGCACCAGCTGCTGGAGAATACAGAGTAGTTGTAGTAGGCTAATCATGTCTAGACAAATGCTAGTCCCACTAAGACTTCTAGCTTTGTCAACAGACCCAGTTTTTGGACAAGTTGGCGAAATTTATATAAACACAGTAACTAAAAATTTACGTGTTCATAATGGAACTACTTGGATAGAGCTTACCCCACCAAGTACAGACCCAACACCATTTTATATGCACACCCACACATTTGATGGAGATGTACATACAATTGATATACAAAATCAAATTGATTTTAAATCATTATCTAATCCAAATACACCAGGCAAAGTATTGCCAGAGATTATAGGTTATGACGGTGGAAATCCTTCAGATAATCTAGCAACACCGTCATTTGTAGAAGAAAGTTTATTTGACGCTGGTTTATTTGATGGCACACAAGAAGAAACAACAGAAACAGGAACAGGTGGCGGAGGTTCCGAAGATTTCGAAGCACCATCACTTGATGGAGGAGGCTCATAATGGCATTAAAAATTCAATTAAGAAGAGACATAGCAGCAAACTGGACAGCGAACAATCCACTTCTTTTAAACGGTGAAATTGGAATAGAAACCGATACACTTAAATTTAAGGTTGGTAATGGAACGCAAAGATGGAATGCCCTTACAAATTATGCCCTTAAGCCAGGACAAGCAAATGGAGTAGCCACATTAGGATCAGATGGCAAAATTCCTCTGTCACAACTACCAGACCAGGTGTCACTTGACGCAGAAGCTTTATTAGCAATACAAAATGCTTTATCTTCAATAACAACAACAGATATTGAAGAAGGATCTAATTTATATTTTACAAACCTTAGAGTACAAAACGCAGGCGCTACAATGTTTGATGCAATCGGTTCTGCAGCTATTGCCTTAGATGCAGCTAAAACAGACGCAGCCGCAAAAGTAAATCAATCTAATGCAGTTGCATTAGTCGACGCAACATTAAAGGCCAATCAGGCTGTGCTAACTGCAAAAGCAGATTCAGAGCTATTTACTAATACTGCAATTAATTCACTTACAACTTCTGATATAGAAGAAGGAACAAGACTTTATTTTACTCCTTTAAGAGTTAATGATATAGTTGGTCCGCTTATTTCAGAAACAAGAGGATATGTAGATAGCCAACTAGTTGTTGCTAAAGCATATACCGATACAGCATTATCTGGTTTTGTTCCACCAATATCTAACATAAGCTCTACTTCAGATGTTCCAGAAGGAAGCAATTTGTATTTTACAAATTCAAGAGCAATTACAGCAACTCAAGCAGCAAGAACTTCTGTTTTAGTTTCAGCACTTGGAGCCGTAGACGATTTAAGAACAGAAATTAATACTAGCTTAACAAATTATGTCCCAATTTTAGAATTAACAAATTACATTCCAATTTCAGATAGAAATTCTTCTGGTGGAATTGCTGGTTTAGACTTAAATAGCAAAATATTAGAATCTGTTATCCCACAAACAATAGCAAGATCTTCAGATTTAGTTTCTGCTATTGAAGGAGTTATTGCTTCTGCACCAACAGCATTTGATACCCTTAAAGAGATTTCAGACTACATTTCACAAGATCAAACTGCTGCATCAGCAGTAACAGCATCGCTTGCAACAAAAGCCCCAATCGCTTCACCAACATTTACTGGAACAGTGACGATACCAGCAGGAGCAATCATTCCAGGGTTTGCACCAATTGCATCTCCTACATTTACTGGAATAGTTACAATACCAACAGGCGCATTAATATCTGGATATGCCACATCTATTGATTTAACGTCTGGCCTATCAACTACTTTAACTGCCGCCAATGACTATACAGATTTAGCAATAGACGGCATCGAGAGCTCGCTGGGGGGATACCAACCAGAATCTGAAAGAAATCAAACCAGCGGGTATGCTGGACTAGATGCATCTGGAAAAATATTAACATCTGCAGTTCCTGTAATATCAAACACCATGCTTGAAAATAATTCAATTAATATAAATGGAACAGCAATAGAGCTTGGTGGAACAGTTATTACTGGATATACAAATGGAGTTTCTGGGTCAAGTGTTAACAAAATTAGTTATGGAACAAATGTAACGCCACCTTCAAGCGGAAATTCTGCTGGAGATATTTACATTCAGTACTAAGGAGACCAAATGCCGCTAAATATTTTTGACGGTTCCAGCTGGAATCCTTTAAAAAAAGTACAGATTCATGATGGTACATCCTGGAATGAATCAAAAGCGGCATATATATGGGACGGATCAGAATGGAAATCACTTCTCGATTTAAAACCAAAAAACACTGAGTTACCAGCTTTATCTTTACAAGAAGGAGTTTATCTTTATGCTGCCCAAGAAACAGTTTCTGTTTCTAATGGAATATGGGAAAACTCTCCAACATCATTTAAGTATCAATGGCAAAAATCCCCATTTAGCTCATCTAGTTACAACTGGTCTGATATAACAGGCAAGACATCAAATACCTTGCTTTTAGATGAAGACGAATGGAGCTCATCAAGAAACCTTAAATATGTTGGATATGTAGTAAGGTGTAAGGTAACTGCTACAAATGCTGCTGGAGATAATGATCCTGCAGTCTACACTATTCCTAGCCCAATAATAGCTCCACAAAAACTTTCCGTTTTATCCGCTTCGGTTATTTCAAACGGAGTAGTAAAAATTGATTGGCAAAAGCCTATTGGAGCAAATGATTTTTATATACAGTATCAAGGACCAGAAGTTGCTTTTACAGAAACACAATCGCTTGGAGATGTTGATACTTTAACAATAGATACTGGAAGTTCTGGTGGAACTCTTGGAATCTTAATAAATCCAAAAAATAATTCAAACGCATCTGGAATGGCTCTTACTGGGCTTGGCAAAAATGCATCAATTAGTGATCTAAAACCAAATAAGCCTTACGTTACAACAACTATGGAATCATTCTCATGGGGAGGAAGGTTAAGATGGACCAACACTTTAATAAATCAAACATCGTGGGTAATATATAACAATGGGCAACTATACGCAAGTTCGTTTTTAAATGATCCGTCCGCTACCTCATTTGATATAGATAGGTTTGGAGAAGGAGGCTCAACCTTCGGATCATTTACAATTACGGTTACTGGAACAGCTCCAAGATTTACAGAAACATCCTGGCCTTCAACACCACCGCTTTCTATAGTATATCCCGCAGTTCCTTTGCCAGTTAATCAAGTAGCTCCTACAGTATCTACTTCAAATGGAAGAGTATTTGCCTCAACTACTGGAACATGGTCAAACACATCTTCTATATATAGCTATCTTTATGAATGGTTTGCTAATGGTTCTCCAATAGACAGTGCATTTATTACTGAGTCAGATACTATAAATCTTTATGACACCACACAGTATGATAATATGTCAATAACTTCTGCTGTATATGTTTTAACAACAGACTTAAGAACAACTTCAGCAACAGCAAGCAGTAACTCTGCCCAATCAAATCCAGTTCCTCCCACAACATATACAATTCCAAATTTGATTGGAACATATAATCCCTCTGATACAACTAACTATAATATTTCAAATGGCTCAACACTTGGCACTACTGATTATACAAAAGAGGGACAAGTTTACATGCAGTCTCCAGGAGCTGGTGCATCTGTAAGCACATCTCCAAAACCAACAATTACTGTATACAGATACGTTTACGAAGCTGCTCCTCAATACACTTATTATGCAGGATATTCTGCATGTAATAACAATAATGGTGCCCCTTATATCCAAGAGCCATCTGTTAGCGGTCCGTATACAGGATCATCAATACCACAAGATATTTCTACGGGCCCAAGCACATACAGAGAAGTTATTAGATACAGGACAACATCCGCAGCAGCTTTATCCGCAGCAGCACAAGCAGGATGTGAAACACCAGTCTTTGCACCACCAGCTTTTGCACCAGCACAATTTACAATTCCAAATTTAGTTGGATCATATAATCCTTCTAGTACATCAAGCTACAATATTTCAGTAGGTGCAGTAACTTCAACTGCAGACTATACAAAAGAGGGAATTGTTGCATCTCAATCTCCTACAGGAGGAACATCTGTAAATGCTTCTCCTATTCCTACAATTACTGTATCAAAGTATTCTTATGTAGCTCCGCCGCCTGAACCAACTGTAACTTATTATCAGGGGTATTCTGCTTGCAATAACTTCTCTGGAGTTTATGCCTCTGCTCCATCTGTTAGTGGTCCATATACAGCATCATCAATGCCAACAGATGTTATTACTGGGCCAAGCTCAAACAGAGAAGTTCTTAAGTATAGATCAACATCTGAAGCAGCTTTATCCGCAGCAGCACAAGCAGGATGTGAAACACCTTCCTTCGCACCACCAGTCTTCTTCGCACCACCAGTCTTCTTCGCACCACCAGTCTTCTTCGCACCACCAGTCTTCTTCGCACCACCAGTCTTCTTCGCACCACCAGTCTTCTTCGCACCACCAGTCTTCTTCGCACCACCAACATTTGGTTCTCGTTTCATAAGATCATATTGATGTATAATATATGAAAGAGACAAAACCATGGGACCTTTTAAATCCAAGCACTGAATTTGCTTCAGAATCTGTTCAAGAAGAAAGATATGTAATATGTCAAGCATGTCCAGAATTTATCGGATTGACTAAGCAATGCAGAAAATGCGGATGTTTAATGAAGTTAAAAACAAAAATTTTAGCATCAGAATGCCCATTACAAAAATGGTAAATTAGGATGGTTTATAAAGTTTTATAAGATATAATTAACTAAGTAACACGATTCACACAAGGGGGTAGCCAATGGCCACCAGTTATCCAAATGCAATAGATCAACTTATTAATCCAAGCGGATCAGATGCATTATCAGCACCATCACATTCAGAACAGCATTCAAATGCAAATGATGCAATAGAAGCATTACAAACAAAAGTTGGAACAGACGGATCTACAGATACAAATTCTATAACATATAAAATAAACGACATAGTTTCTATATTGGGAGATCTAGACAATAGCACAGACGCCGTCGTAGAACTTCTGGGACTAGAAGGCAACAATGATCTTTCTGTTTATGGAATTGAAAATCCAACTAACGTAGACTCATTTGCAAAAGCTACTTGGAGAACAGTCAATTATAATCTTCAGGTAACAAAGGGAACAGATGTCTACACATCAGAAATCCTCGCTTCACATGATGGAACAAACATAATGGTTTCAGAGTCAAACATCATCTCAAACTCAAACACAAGTCTATTTACTTATACCTTTGAAGAAAACTCAGGTATAATTAGTTTAAGAATCACCCCTGTTTCTGGTTCTATTTCAGTTAGATTTTCAAGAACAGCGCTTAAAGCATAACAAAAAAAGCAGTAAGAGGAGTCATATAAATGGCAACAGTAACAAAAAACTTTAGAATTAAATCTGGCCTCATTGTTGAAGGTACTTCGGGTACGATCAATGGCCAAAACATCCTTACAGAAACAGGTGGAGATAGTTATATTCTCAATCTTGTTGGTGGCGCTACTCTTGTAAAATCAGTAGAAGCAACCCAACTTGAAGTAAGCGGAGCTGGAAAACTATCCGTAAAATCTGGCGTATTTGATGCAGCAGGTGCAGCAGCAGCAGCACAGTCTGCAGCAGAAGCAACTGCATCAGCAGATGCAAGCGCAAAAGCTAGCGCAGCACAATCAGCCGCAACAACTGCAGCAGCAACTGACGCTACTACAAAGGTAGCCGCAGAAGCAGCCCTAAGAGTATCAGGCGATGCAGCTTCAGTTTCAACTGCAGCAGCTGACGCAACATCAAAGGCAGCAACTGCTAAGTCAGAAGCAATTTCTGCAGCAGCAACAGATGCAACAGACAAGGTAGCTGCAGAAGCTGCCCTCAGAGTATCAGGCGACGCAGCTTCAGTTTCAACTGCAGCAGCTGACGCAACATCAAAGGCTAATGCAGCGCAAACAGCCGCTATCTCTGCAGCAGCAGCAGATGCTACTACAAAGGCAGACGCAGCAAAGGCTGGAGCAGAAGCAACAGCAGCAGCAGCACTAACATCTGCAATCTCAACAGAGGTTTCAAACCGTAATACAGCAATTGGAGCAGCAGTAGATTCATTAGTAGACGGTGCACCAGCACTTCTTAATACATTAAATGAATTGGCAGCAGCAATCAATGATGATGCTAACTACACAACAACACTAACATCAGCACTTGCTCTCAAAGCTAACTCAGCAGATGTTACAACAGCAATTGCAACCGCTAAATCAGAATCAGCTACAGATGCAACAGACAAGGTAGCCGCAGAAGCAGCCCTAAGAGTATCAGGCGATGCAGCTTCAGTTTCAACTGCAGCAGCAGATGCAACATCTAAGGCTAACGCAGCTCAAGCAGCAGCTATTGCAGCAGCAGAAACTGACGCTACAACCAAAGCAGGCGCAGCTCAAGCAGCAGCTATTGCAGCAGCAGCAACTGACGCTACAACCAAAGCAGGCGCAGCTCAAGCAGCAGCTATTGCAGCAGCAGCAACTGACGCTACTACAAAGGCTAACGCAGCTCAAGCAGCAGCGGAAGCAACTGCAGCAGCAGCCAATACAGCACAGCAAGCTGGAACAACATCTTTCACAGCATTAAATGTTAACGACCAGGCTAAGCAAATTGCAGCCTCATCAACATCACTTGGATCAGTTATAGTAACTGCTTATGAGTGGCCAAAGGCAGACTACCGTTCAGGTAAGTTCCTTGTTAAGATTGATAATGCAACACACAATGAAATATCAGAAATTCTAGTAACACTAGACTCATCAGACAACGTAGCAATTACAGAATATGCAATTGTCGGAACTAATGGATCAAGAGGAACTATTACAGCAGATGTATCAGGATCAAATGTAAGAATAAGAGTAAATCCAGTAAATGATTCAACAATCAAAGTATCTGGAACACTTGTTAAATAATTAAATAAAGGTTTTGGGGGATTCCTTAAAAATCCCCCACAATAAACAATTAGGGGATATGTGAACTTAAATGGCAACAGTAGATAAGAACTTTAAAGTAAAGAATGGGTTAAATGTAGCAGGAACTGCAACGTTTGATTCTAATATCGTATTAGGAACAGCCCCAATATCTTTTGATACAACAACAAAAAGGCTACAAGTCCAGATTGATGGATCTTGGCAGCCTATAGCTTTGTATTCAGAAATTCCAAATGAAAACACTATGCTTTCATTTATGGATGTAGGTTTGGCGATTGATTACAATGGCCAGCCAACATATATTATTCAGGCAAATGGAGTTACACCATCAGGAACAAGCAAGTATGTTTCTGGAGGAGACGCTTCAACTACTGAGTTTGGAATGACCTTTGATTCAGGAGCATTAGTAGCATGATGCTTAATTGTAATGGTTTAAATGCTATAATTTCAATATATCAAATAAAAGGGGTGGCATAATGTCAACAGTAAGAATTCAAGTACGTAGAGGTTTAGCTTCAGAATGGACCGCAGCAAATCCAGTATTGGCTGCAGGTGAAATGGGTGTTGAAACAAACACTAATTTATTTAAGTTTGGTAACGGGTCTTCTACATGGACTGCCCTTGCATATGCCAACAACTCAGATGTAGCAATTGGTGAAATTTCCCAAGACGCTATCAACACAGCCCTTACAATGGGTGCAGGTTTAACAAAGACTTATAACGATGGAGCAAATACAATAACTATAACTGTTGATACAGATGTAGTTTCAACAAGAGCATTTGCTACAACAGCAGCAGGGACTGCACAGACTGCAGCAGAAGCAACCGCAGCAGCAGATGCAAGCACAAAGGCTTCAGCAGCACAAGCTGCAGCAATTGCAGCAGCTTCAGCAGATGCAAGCGCAAAGGCTTCAGCAACTCTTGCTTCAGCAACCGCAGCAGCAGCAGCATATACAGACTCTGCAGTAAATGGAGTAAATAACTCTCTTTCAGATTACCTAGAGGTAACAGAAAGAGGAGCAATGAATGGAGTTGCTTCCCTAGACGCAAATGTCAAGGTTCCACAAGCACAGCTTCCTTTAAATACTTTAACAACAAATATTAATACATCAGGAACAGTATCTGCAGCAACAGTAATGGCAGAAGATGTAACTTCAAGCGGTGTAGTAACAGCAAACAATGTAACTATTAGTGGAAACCTAACTGTAAATGGAACAACCACATCAGTAAATTCAACAAGCGTTACAATTGATGACCCAATGATTTATATTGGCGATGGCAATCAGTCAAACTCACTTGACCTTGGAGTTGTAGCAGCATTTAATGATGGCACATACCAGCATGCAGGTCTTGTTCGTGATGCTTCAGATCAAGGAATCTGGAAACTATTCTCAGGAGTAACATCAGAGCCTGGCACAACAGTAGATTTCACTACATATACAAAAGATAAGCTAGAACTAGGAACTTTGTATGCAGATGCAGCAAGAATTGGATCAGTTACAAATCTAGAAATTCAGCACCTAGGAGGAGTTACTTCACCAATCCAGGCACAGCTTAATACCAAATTGGCTAGCGTACCTGATGATTCTGTTGGAACAGCTAAGATTCAAGCAGCTTCAGTAACTACTGCAAAAATTGCAGATGGTGCAATTGATACATCTAAAATTGCAGATGTTGCAGTAAGTACTGCAAAAATTGCAGATGGTGCAATTTTAACTGCAAAGCTTGCAGATGCTTCTGTAACTTCAGCAAAAATTCCAGCAAACACAATTTCTCAATCACATCTAAATGATGACGCAGTAGGAACTGCAGAAATTGTTGCACTTGCAGTAACTACCGAAAAGATTGCAGATGCTGCAGTAAGTACTGCAAAAATTGCAAATTCAGCAGTTACTACTTTAAAAATTGAAGATCTAGCAATCACAAATGAAAAGATTGCAACAGCAGCAGGAATAGCTCAGTCAAAGATTTCTGGATTAACTGAAGCCCTAGCTACAAAAGCAACAATTGATTCACCAACATTTACTGGTGCAGTTGTTCTTCCAGCAACAACAACAATCGGTCTAGTTGATGCAACTGAAATGGGATACTTAAATGGTGTTACATCTTCACTTCAAACACAGCTAACAGCCCTTGGAACAGCAGATTCAACACACGCAGCATTAACTGAAAATGTTCACGGCATTGCAAATACTGCAGCACTTGCAACAATGGCTTACGCTGATACAGCAGAAGCAGACGCAATTACAGCAGCAGGTACAGCAGCAGATTCAAAGATTGCAACTGCAGTAGCAGCACTTACAAAGTCTTCAGTAGGACTTGCAAATGTTGATAATACAGCAGATGCATCAAAGCCAGTCTCTACAGCACAGGCTTCAGCAATCGCAACTGCTAAGTCAGAAGCAATTGCAGATGCAACTTCACAAGTAAATGCATTACTAACAGGAGCTCCAGCAGCACTCAATACACTTGATGAGCTTGCAGCAGCACTCGGAGATGATGCAAACTTTGCAAGCACAGTTACTACTAGCTTAGCAGCTAAAGCACCAATTGCTTCACCAACATTTACTGGAACAGTAACAGTTGCAGCAGCAGGAGTAGCGTTTGCAGATAAGACTCAGACAAAGGCAGGCGTACCTTCTCTCACATCAATTGCCACAGCAGTTTCAGCAAGCACAACACTAGATGCGCTTGGAACAGATGCAGCAGTAAGAGATTCACTAGTTCCTCTATCAGGAGCAGTAAACGTCAGCTTTGAAGCAACAGGAAATGCAAAGTATGAAATCGGTTCTTCAATCAGCTTCTACCAGTCAGCAGGAACTGGTGCTAATATAACTGGATCTGGAGTTACAATTCTTGCGACACCAGGTGCAACATTAAGAACAACAAGTTCATCAGTAACAGCCACTAAGGTTGCAGCAACAACATGGTTGTTAGCTGGAGACCTAAGAGCATAATTGGAAAATAGGAGAATAAAATGTCAAAAAATATAGGTAATAAAGCCGCCGCACAAGACAACTTCATTGGACCAAATGCTCCAACTGGCTTAACTGCAACAAATGTTGGAGCTAACAGAGCATTTAACGATGGGCGTATTGATCTAGCATGGGTTGCACCAACTGGAGCAAATACTCCAACATCATATAAGATTATGCGTGGTGGAGCAGAAATTGCAACAGTTTCTCACCCTACAGTAACTTATTCAAATACTGGACTAACATCAGCCACACTTTACTCTTATACAGTAAGAGCAGCAGATGCTTATGGAACTTCAGCCGATTCAAACGCTGCAACAGCAACAGCAACAACAGTTCCTTCTGCTCCAACAAGTGCATCTGCAACAGCAGGAGTTAATGCAAACACAGTTCAGTGGGCAGCGCCAGCAACTGGTGGAACTGCAATCACAAACTACTATGTTGTTGGAAATGATGCAACAACTGGAAATACTACTGGTTTATCTGTATCAATTGCAGATTCTGCAAATACATCTCAATACTATAACGTATATGCAGACAATGCTAATGGAAGATCAGCTGCATCAAATAACACTAATACTGTTACTACACTTGCACCTACTTTCTTCGCACCACCGTTTTTCCCACCATTCTTTCCACCAAGCTTCTTCGCCCCACCAGGGTTCTTTGCCCCACCAAGCTTCTTTGCACCGCCAGTGTTCTTTGCCCCACCAGGGTTCTTTGCACCGCCAGTGTTCTTTGCCCCACCAGGGTTCTTTGCACCGCCAGTGTTCTTTGCGCCACCAAGCTTCTTTGCGCCACCAACATTTGGCTCACGTTTTATCAGATCGTATTAATAATATACAAAACAATAGCAAGGGGCAACCCTTGCTATTGTGCTATATAAATATAAATGATACAATTTGTATATGACAAATATAAATGAATCTTTTAGCTTTTCTTCTAAAGAACAGCTTTTCCCAGGCGTATGGGTTTACAGAAATGTAATTAAGAACGACCTTGATATTATTAATAGGCTCAATGAAATTGGCGAATCTGCCATAAGCGAGAACGATACAAGATACGCATGGACGTTTGGCTTTGTTGGGTATAGCGAAAAAAGACCATCATACAGAGACTGTGAAGACATTAAAGTCGGAGAAATTAAAAACCCTAGATCTAAAACAGAGCAATTAGTTTCTAGTTTGTGGACAGATTTAAAAAAATCACAGTCCCCAGCTGTTGAAGACTATTGCGGAATGTATAATGTAAAAATGGATTACTGGGAAGTAATGAACTGCATCAAATATGGAAAGGGACAACATTTCCAAGAGCATGCAGACCATGGGTTCTCTTATAGCGCTACAGTTTCATTAGTTGCATACGTAAACGACGACTATGAAGGCGGAAACTTATATTTCCCTAAGCTTAATCTAGATATTAAGCCAAAAGCTGGAGACCTATATATATTCCCATCAACATATTTATTTTCACACAGGGCAATGCCAGTTGATTCTGGAATGAAGGTTTCAATTGTAACTATGCTAGATTATAATGATCATGCTCATAGACAAGAGTTTATGCAGATGAGAGCTAACTGGTTAGAGCAAGACGCACAAGCTGGCAAGAACTAAAATGTATAATATAGAGGCATACTTTGTTAGAGAAGGGTTTGGCCAAGTTAGCCCTCTATCAGTAAAGAGAGACTGGATGGATCAAACATTTGACGCACATGCCTATAAGTGTTTCCCAGTCAGCCTAACTAATCAATTGGGTTGGGGTATATCTTTTCCAGAAGACATATCATTTATTTGGGATGGAATTACAGATAGCAGTCCAGATCATGTAAAAATATTGTCTGGAGAAAAATATGCATATGCTGGTAGAGCAAATGCAACAATCAGCTTTAATACTGGAATAATGTTTAAGACTGACGAAAACTCAACTTTAATGTCTATGCCTGTACCCAATCTTTTTATTGATGGCGCAACCCCTTTTACTACATTAATCAGTACATCTTTTTATAGAGGAGAGCTACCAGCAGCCTGGATGATAACAAAAGCAAATGAAGTTATAACCATTAAAGCTGGAACCCCAGTAATATCAGTAATGCCAATAAATTTAGATTCAATTAATAACTCAGAGATGCAGTTTAAAGAATTATCATCTCTCCCAGAGCCTTTGTTTGACTCTACAGAATATTCTAATGTTATATATGACTTAAATAGAACCGCAACATGGTCCAATTTTTATAGAGATGCAGTAGATCATTTAAAGAGAAAAATTGGATCTCACCAAGTAAAGGCAATAAGACTAAAAACAAATAATGATATAATGAATAAAGGAGGAAGCAAATGAAACCATCAAACGACTGGGGCAATAATGCTCCTATATCTATAACCCCCTCTGGCTTTTTTGGAAACTCTTCTTCCAATATTATAGAAATTAAAGACTTCCTTTCTTTGGCGGAAAGAGAAAGACTTATGGACTTTGCTTTAAACAATAAAATTTGGGATATAACAGAAACTCATCGTGATGCAGACGGACTAGTTTTATATGATCATAAAATTTGGGAAGACAGAGTATGTACTTATAACTCTCTTATGGCATCCGATCCAGGCATACTTGAGCTTATCTACAGTATGATCGATAGATTAAAAATAGAAGTAGATGCATTTTTTAGTGTAGATGCAAAAGAAACTGGTCCAGCAATTGTTCGTTGGCCTGTTGGCGCAAGACAAGAACCCCATGCAGATAAAGAATTTCATGCTGGTCCAGAAAAAGGAAGGGCTAACGATTTCCCATGGTATGATTTAGCTGGATTATTTTATTTTAACGATGACTATGAAGGAGGAGAACTTTATTTCCCTCAGCATGGCATTGAGTTTAAACCAGTTGCAGGAGCAGCATATTTTTTCCCAGGCGATATGAATTATACGCATGGAGTCCGCCCAGTAAAGTCTGGGAATAGGTTTACATCACCATTTTTTTGGACTATAAAAAAACATACAGGAGAAAAACAGCCATGAGTAAATTAGAATATGTAGAGCTTTATCCAAAAGTAGATATCTATAGAAATGTTTTAAAAGACCCAAACCAGCTATATGCAGTAATGAATGAATCTGAAAAGACATCAGAAGGAAAGTACTTTTTAAAAACATGGGATCCGTGGGCGCACTTTGGAACATACACACAAAAAAAGGACCCAAGAGAAGTTTCTGCTGAAATTCAAAAAGAAGAGATGTTTATTAAAGAAAAACAATTTGTTGAAGAAGTTGAAGAAGCTTACAACAAGGTTGTATTAGATTATGTAGAAAGACACGGCATTGATTTGCCAGACGGATGGCATTTTAGTGGTTGCTCCTATTCAAAATATCACGCAAACATTGATACGCTAAATAATAGCATGACAATGCAATATCATACAGACCATATAACCTCTCAAAAAGATATGCCTGGAGATAAGTTTTCTATAACATGTACCATGTACATTAATGATGATTATGAAGGCGGAGACATTGAGTTTTATGTTGATGGAAATCTTATTAATCACAAGCCTCAAGCAGGAGACATTTTGGTTTTTCCATCTACAGAGCCATATTTTCATGGAGTAAAAACAATTAACACTAATGAAAAATTCTTTGTCAGAAACTTTATTATGACTCCACACAATGGCACAGAAGAATGGCTTGCGAATCAAAGAAAATTTGGTGCTTACAGATGGGCAAAAATGGAACAAGAAAGAATAGACCACGACGATAAAAGAAATATGGTTTATTTTGCAGACGGCAAGCCTATATCATACGAAGACTATATGAGCACAAACAAGGGCAAAGGTAAATAACATGGAAAGAAATATGATTATAACTAGACACAAGCCAGATATCGTACAGTATGATAATTTTTTAACTCCAGATGAGTGTAAATCTATCATAGATGTTTTGGCCATCAAAATGGAAAAGGATCAACTTAGATGGATGCCAATTTCATTTTATGAATCATATTCATCTGGAACCCCAGAGCTAAATGATCCAGATACAATTGCTTCTGGTCTTCCAGGAGATTTTTTTCAAGACTTAAGACAGAGAGTTATAAACGCAACTGCAGATATGGCTGGTAAATCTCCAGAACAAATGTCTCAAATAAGCTGGCACTCTCAAAGATGGGCACCAGGAGCATTTGCAAATATGCATTCTGATAACACATCTAATGATGGTGTATCTGGTGCATTTACTAGAAGCAGATATGCAACATTCCTTTATTTAAATGACGACTTTGAAGATGGTGTTTTAAACTTTAAACATGGGCTTACAATTGTTCCTAAGACGGGAACCCTTGTAACTTTTGCTGGAGGATTTGATAACATGCATGAGGTTACAACTGTCAAAAAGTCTATTCGATATACCCTTGGTTCATTTTGGGACGATAGAGAAGAAAGCGATTATCCGCAAGAAGTAAGAGATGCTTGGGCGGAAGAGCTTGCAAAAGTCAGAGCAATTCAAAAAGATGAGGCAGCAGAATGGGAAGATTATAGAAAAAGAGGAGTAAGAATAACTCCACGAGGAGAACAATACCCAGCTTCTGAAGTGGAAGGCTAATATGCAAAACGATGTTGATTTTAAACAATTTACAATGTTTAACGTACACGCACTAGACCCAAATATTTGGTATTGGGAAAATGTTCTTAGCTATCCAAAAGAATTAAATAGCTTTATAGAAGAAATAGATTCTATTCCAGAATCATATTCAAGAATTTCAAAATGGGAAAACTGGTCTGCAAGTAATGATGAGTCTTTAATTTATGGCGCAACAAAAAATATATTTAGATCTAAGCTAAAAGAAACTACTGGCTCTGACGCAGTTGATAAAAAAACATTGTACATTGCAAACAGCTTTATCATGGCAGCTGAAATGTGCTCAGATAGGTATTTTGCGAGTCACGGATTAGATAAAAATAATTACAATTTAGAAATAAATCAAATTCCAATTAAAAAATGGAATCAAGGACAATCAATGGGCCCACACTTTGATGGTCAAGATGGAAATAAAGACTTAGCCTTCTCTCTTGTAACTTATATAAATGACGACTACGAAGGTGGAGAAATTCATTTTCCAAATCAAAATGTTACGTTAAAGCCAGCAGCTGGAAGCTTAATAATGTTTCCATCTCAAGAGCCATATATCCACGAAGTAAAACCTATTATTTCTGGAACAAGATACATGAGTCCAGCACACGTATATATTAAATAGATAGGTGGTATAATAAAAAAATGAGCACAACAGGCAAGGGCTTTAGATACCCAGTATACACAGACACCCCAGACGTACCCAGAGACCTCGGATACCTTGCTGCTGACGTAGATGCCTACCTAGATGCTCATCCAGGCCCACAAGGGCCTTCAGGAACCCTATCAGTAGGCTCTGTAACTACAGTTAGCGCTTCTACTCCAGCATCTGTTGTTAATGTTGGAACAGCATCAGCAGCTATATTAAATCTAACTTTACCAAGAGGTATTGATGGAATTATTGGTGGTCCAGGCCCTTCTAATGTATTAAGCATTGGAACAGTAGAGCAAGGCGGATCTGCCTCAGCAACAATTACTGGCACATCACCAACACAGACATTAAATTTAGTTTTGCCACAAGGGCCCGCTGGCCCAACTGGACCGCAGGGGCCGCAGGGCCCAACTACTTTAGCAGTAGGAACTACCACCACTAGTTTGCCTGGAACAAATGCATCAGTAACAAATACTGGAACTTCAACAGCAGCAGTATTTGCATTTACAATTCCAAGAGGCGCAACTGGAGCAACTGGAGCAACAGGCCCGCAAGGAATTCCTGGATCAAGCGCAACAATAGATCCAGTACCAACTACAATATCTTTAAATATCCCAACTACGGCAGGGTATGGAGTAAATTCAAACTGGTACCCACTTGCAAATAATTTATACTCTATTGGACAACCAATCGATGCTCCATCAGGAGTAACTTCAAATAGATTTTGGAAAACAATATATTCTAATACTGGAACAATAAATACATCTGATCAAAGATTAAAAACAGATGTTATTAATTCTGCTCTAGGACTTGATTTTATAAATAATTTAAATCCAGTAAGCTATAAGTTTATTGAAGGCGGAAAAGAAGTCGTTGATGGAGATTTAGTTTCTATACCTGGATCAAGAACGCATTACGGACTTATTGCACAAGAAGTAAAAGAGGTTTTAGATGCATCTGGCGTAGAAGATTTTGCTGGATGGGTTAAGATGGATGTATCACAAGAAGATTCTATGCAAGGCCTAAGATACGATCAATTCATTGCACCACTTATTAAAGCAGTACAAGAGCTTACAGCGAGAGTTAAAGCCCTAGAAGAGATTTAAGACATGTCATATAAATATACTGTCTTAAAAGATAACCCAGTTGCATTTTTCTTATTGGATGAAGTTCGTTCTGGCGAAGCTGGTGTATACAGTAATTTAACTACATTATATCCAACATATCAAGCTTTAAAAGATAACGGTGTTTCATATGCCGCAGTAAGCGGGCTGCCAATAATTGATTACACTGGAAACTCCATGGAGGGGTATGCAATTAATACTTCAGCCATGGAAGTTCTTCCTATTATTGGGGCGGGGGTAAGAGGAACAGAGATAAATGAAGATGCACAGATAAGCCTAAAAGCCCTAGGACTTGGTATGAATAGAAATCCAGACGGTCCATTCGCATTTGAAATATGGTTTAGTCCAGCTAAAGATGACAACTCAGAATATCTTATTATGGGAGATGCAGAAAATTCAATTGGCCTATTCTATAAAAATGAAAACATTATTTTTAAATGTAGTCCAACACAGATGGTTTGGCATAAGATTACAAAAAATAAAGCCATGCATGTTGTAGGTATGTTTTCTAAAGATACAATTTCACTTTATGTTGATGGCAAAATTGTTTCTGAAAGTCCAGTTGCCGATAGCTTTAAATTTAATAATACAAGCTTAAACCTATCCTTGGGACCAGCCAACGCAGGCAAAAAATTTATTGTTGATTCAGCAGCAATTTATGCCTATGAGCTAGAAGAAGCAAAAATATTAAATCATTATCTGTCTGGATACAAAGAGACAAAGTACTCACAAATTGTTTATTCAAATAATGGAATTCTTTTTTCATTAAACTCGGCCTCAGTAAGACCAGACATTTCATATAGGTATCCTGGAATAAAAGCACTAGAAGAGCTTGCCTCTGGAGATGCCTATTATAATTCAGAGTATAGCAGAATTGAGTTTGAAGAAACAGATGCCGTGGAAACAAAAACATTTTCTTTTCAAGAAAGATTGTATGTATCAAATCCAGAAGATATTGTTTCTTCTAGAATTTGCTATGGGCAGGATGTAGACAATATTGTGGTTGAAATACAAATCCCAAATCAGCCATGGGTAGTTTGCAAAAATAATTCTCCAATGCCATACTACAACAAAAACCAGAACTCAGGAAGCCCAATATTAGATATAAGGGTAACAATGACGACACAGGATTCATCCTTCGACCTACCTTACTTTGATAAGCTAGAAATTGATATGTATTCAAATAAAGATTTTTATGCAGATAATTCTGGATCAAAAATATACTCAGCATACGACTATGAAGTAGGACAATATAATTACCCAGTAAGAATGCAAAATAAATACAACGGACTTTCAATGTATTCTGGCCATGGGTTTTCTGTAGATCTTTCTATTCAGCCAAGAACAATAGAGATGTTTTTTACTCCAAGGGGTGGACAAAATGTATTATTTTCTTCAGCATCCTCATCAATTAAATGGGCGGCAAACGGAGTAATAACAAAAGCTGGCATTTCTGCTATATACGTAAATGGTATAAATAGGACATCAGAGACTAATGTATCCACATTCTTGCTAAATGATGTTGCCCACCATATTGTAATTGTATTAAGTCAGTCAGCCCTAAATATTAAGTTTAATCAAAATCAATTAGATACGGAGTATGGAACTTCAAATCTATACAATAATATAGCTTTTTATGAGAAGGCATTTACCTCCGCAGAAGCAATAAATAACTACAGGCTCTACTGCTCAGATAACTCAAAGGTTGTTACTGACCCAGGAGTGACTATATCTGAAAGTGCCCAAGGTCAGGACGGAACCTCATACTTCATAAGGTTATTTGACTAGTAGGTTGCACAATTTTTAAAAAAAGTGCATTGTCGTGGTATCAAGGCTGGACTTTTGCTAAGAATAATGATAAACTGTTTTACATATGGAAATATTAAACCAAAAAAGCGAAGTTGTTGAAGAAACACGCCTAGGCATATACGTATGGGAAATGCCAGATGGGCGATGGATCGGAGACGATGATGGCAATTTTCTTTCAATAACATCTGTAAAAGGAAATAGATCTAGAATGAACGTTCTAGCTGATGCCGTAAGACACTATGGAATATATGAAGGAAAACCAAAGTTTCTGTCTGGAAGAAGAAAGATTGATGACGAAGAGTTTGAGTATCAAAACCAAAGACTTAAATGGGGACTTACACCAGACCCTCTTGATATCGGAGAATATAAAGACCAGGTTTTACGAGGGGGATCAGTAACATGACACAATTTTTAGAAGACGGAACAGAAGATACATACGAGGTATCTGTTAAAAATAGCTCAGATCTATTTTCATTTAAAAAAGAAAAAGAGCACACAGACCCATTTGGTATTGGTATAGATGACCTTAAAAAAGTAAGAGGTCTAGGAACAAACTTTAAAAGAAAAGTAAACAGAGACTTTGCAAAATCATTTACTGGTAAAGATGGTTCTGGAACACAACAGAATCTATTGCAATCTGCGGTTACTGGATATGCAATGTTTGACCTTGTTCAGCCAGTATATAACCTAGAATACCTATCTCAAATCTATGAGGTTTCAACTTACAACTACGCTGCTATCAATGCAAAAGTTGCAAACATTGTCGGTCTTGGATATTCCTTTATGGAAACAAGAAAGACAAACGATGCCCTTGATGCAATATCAGATGATAAGCAATTAGACAGAGCACGTAGAAAGCTAAATAAATTAAAGCAGGATTTACAAGACTGGCTAGATGCAACGAACGATGAAGATACTTTTACAGAGACTCTTATAAAGGTATATACAGACTTAGAGGCAACAGGCAACGGATATATTGAAATTGGAAGAACTACAGGCGGAGACATTGGGTATATAGGACACATCCCAGCTAAGACAATGCGTGTTAGAAGACTAAGAGATGGCTTTATGCAATTGCTTTACGGCAAGGCTGTTTTCTTTAGAAACTTTGGAGATTCAGAAACCGTAAACCCAATTGGAGAATCAGAAGATAGACCAAATGAGATTATTCATTTGAAGAAGTATACTCCAATGAATAACTATTACGGTATCCCAGATATTGTTGCAGCTCAAATGTCATTGGCTGGAAACGAATTTGCTGGAAGATATAACCTAGATTACTTTGAAAACAAGGCGGTCCCAAGATATATTATTACAGTAAAGGGAGCAAAGCTTTCACCAGAGTCAGAAAGAAAATTGCTTGAATTTTTCCAGGTTGGATTAAAAGGCAAAAACCACAGATCCCTTTATATACCTTTGCCAGCAGACACACAGGATAATAAAGTTGAATTTAAAATGGAGCCAGTCGAGGCTGGAGCACAAGAGTCATCATTTAATATTTACAGACAGTCAAATAGAGACGAAATATTGCTTGCCCACAGAGTCCCAATTAATAAAATTGGTGTTCCAGAGGGAGTATCTTTGGCAAATGCCAGAGACGCAGACAAAACATTTAAAGAGCAGGTTTGTCGTCCAGCACAAATGAGATTAGAGAAAAGAATTAATTCAATTATTGAAGAAAAGACTGACGCTCTAAAAATTAAATTTGAAGAGCTTACTCTTACAGATGAAGATACTCAATCTCAAATAGATGAAAGATATCTTAGAATGCAGGTAATTACCCCTAATGAAGTTAGAATTAGAAAGGGATTAATTCCAGTAGATGGCGGAGACGAAATGGTTGAATTAAAACCTCAGCAAGCCGCTGACCAAAAGGCTACAGCTGGAAAAACTAGAGCCAGGGATTCTGAAAGATCTGCTGCGTCATCGGATAAAGTCGGAGAAGGCAGAAATGCTAAAGGCGACGGAAGCCGAGTCGACTAAATCTAATCAACTACGATTTGCCTTTTTATATGTATAAGTATAAAATTAAGCATATGAACATAGAAAAAAGCCAGTGGTCCTCTGACGGCCAAAACCTTCATTTATCTGTTCCATTTACAAAAGTAAACAGAGAGAATAGAACCGTGTCTGGATTTGCTACATTAGATAATGTGGATCAAACAGGAGACGTTGTTACTGCTGAAGCAAGCCTAAAAGCATTCGAAGCTTTTAGAGGAAACTTAAGAGAGATGCATCAGCCAATGGCAGTAGGTAAGGTTGTATCATTTAAGCCAGAGACATACTATGATCAGAAGTCAAAAGAATTTTACAATGGAGTTTATGTTACTTCATATATTTCAAAGGGCGCACAAGATACTTGGGAGAAAGTTCTTGACGGAACACTTTCAGGTTTTTCAATCGGCGGAAAGATTAAAGAGTCAGACAACGAAATGAATAAGTCAACAGGAGAGACTGTAAGATTTATTAAGGATTATGACCTAGTAGAACTTTCAATTGTAGATTCACCAGCTAACGAAATGTGTAATATAATTTCAATTGAAAAAGCAAATGGTCAGCTTATTTTTAAAGGAATGGCAACAGAAGTTGTCACAGAAAATATTTTTTATTGTGAAGATAGCGATTCTGTTTTTATCTCAACAGACAAGACATACTCTTCTCCAGTCACTGGAAAAGAAGCTACGCTAATTGGTTGGGTTGAAAGCTCAGACCACAACAAATCAAAAGAGATAGATAAAGTTCTTGCTTCATTTAAGAAGTCAAGAGTTACGTTGCCTGCAACACAAACAATAGCAAAACAGGCAAACGCACAAGGAGGTAATGAAGTGGAAAAACTAAACGCACAGGCTGCAGAATCAGTTGTAACTGAAGAAGTAGTTGTAGTTGAAGAGACCATGGCAGAGACTAATGTCGATGCCGTCGAAGAAGCACCAGCTGCTGTTGATACAGTAGAAGATGCAGACTCTGCTTCTGTAGATGTCTTTAAGTCAGCTGATGCTAACGCACCAGTTGCAGTTGAAGTCGAAGAGCCTGATTTTGCAAAAATGTTAGTAGACCTAAAGGGATTCTTTGCAGATACTCTTAGCAAGGCTACAGAGGCAAATGCAGTACAGGTTTCAGAAATTAAAGAAACTGTAGAAACTTTTAGCAAGGGCTTAAATGCTCAAATCACAGAATTAGCAGAAAAGCACAGCGCACTTAGTGCAGCTGTAACAGAAATAAAGGGCACCATTGATGGTGTTCAAAAGCGTGTAGATGCCGTAGAAGGCGATACAGCAATTAAGAAGTCCTCAGACCTTGGCGGGTCTGCGGTACAAGCAGTAAACAAATCAAAATGGAACGGTTCTTTCCTCGGTTCCGTAAACGAAATATTTAACTAGGGTAGGTGAATTATATGAGCAATGAATTATTAGAAAAAGCAGCAGCAGCTGGTACAACAGTATCAACTGGCTTCGACTCAAACACTGGAATGTCAGGAGTACACCGTCAATCAGAAGATGGTAACGGTGGACTTTTAAATCCAGAACAATCAGCTCGCTTCCTAGACTATATGTTCGACGCAACCGTAATTGGTAAGGTCGCACGTACTGTCAGAATGAAGTCAGACACAACAGAGATTGATCGTATGTCAGTAGGAGAAAAGCTTGTTAAGCTTGCATCCGAAGGAGAAAACACAGGAGTTAACTCAGGTGTAACTTTCTCAAAGATCTCTCTCACAACAAAGAAGCTACGCCTTGACTGGGAACTCTCAACAGAGTCACTAGAAGACAACATCGAGGGTGCAGATCTAGAAGATCATATTGCACGTTTGATGGCAACACAGGCTGGAAACGACATTGAAGATCTTCTTCTTAACGGTAACGCCGCAGGAACAGATCCACTATACAAGGCCTTTGATGGTGTTGTAAAGAAGGCTAAGACAAGTGCTCACGTAGTAGATGCTGCAGGTGCAGCAATTTCTCGTGAAGTATTTAACAAGGCACTTAAGGCACTCCCACGTAAGTACAAGCAACGTCGTACAGACCTACGCTTCCTTGCGGGATCAAACTTGATCCAGGATTACCTATACGCAACATCACAAAACATTCAGAACGTTAACCCACAGGATATTGCTTCAGGCATCATCCGCGGTGAGGTTGCACCAGTTTCAGGTCCAGCAGGATATGTAGCTCCATACGCATTTGGTATTCCAATCGTTGAAGTTCCATTGCTTCCAGAGACACAAGCAGGAGATTATGCATCACCAACAGGTTCACACGGAGATGTCCACTTGACATTCCCTAACAACGTTGTTGTTGGCGTAAAGCGTGACGTAACAGTCTACCGCTTCTTCTGGCCACGTAAGGACTCAATCGAGTACACAATGTATACTCGTGTTGGTGTTCAAATCGAGCAGGCAGACGCTTGGGTAGTCGTAAAGAACGTTAAGGTTGCTTCCTAATTAGGAATTAATCTCAAGAAAGGCCCCCAATTAATTTTGGGGGCTTTTCATTTTAATTATACAATGCTATAATGGTTTTACCTAGAAAAAGGAGTATTAAATGTCTTTTGACAAATTAAAAGTCGGAGAGCTAAAAGCAATTGCAGAAGAGTTTGCGGTTGACACAGAAGGACTTAAGAATAAGCAAGATGTAATCGCAGCACTATCAGAAGAGGGAGTGACTTACGAAGTATACGAAAAGACACTCAAGGATGTAGAAGATGCAAAAGAAGAGATTGAAATCCTTCCAGTATTTGATCCAAAGTCAGAACGCACAGAGGATACAGTACTAGTTATGATGACAAGAGCAAATGTTAGATACGATATTTTGGGACACACTTTTACAAGCACCCATCCATTCGTAGCAATGCATAAAGATGCCGCTCAGCAAATTTTTGATATAGAGGAGGGTTTTCGTTTAGCGACACCAAAAGAAGTACAGGATTATTACAGCTAAGCTTAAACGTAACAAATGGAAATTATAGTAGGAACGAACTCACCAGTAAAACAAAGAGTCTTTTGGAAAGGTGGAATTGCCAAAGCAGATGCACTGCCAACGGTTAAATTCTACGACATAACTGAAGACCCAGCAGTTGCTCCATCTATAAATCCAGTAACTGTTTTACACACTCAGACTGCAGAAGAGATAGACACAGACTATGGCGTATACAGTGTGTATCCGCCTTTGTCTCTTACAGGCAGACCTAGATCATTAAAGCTGGTCTGGGAATATCGGGTTGAAGGACAGTTAGTAACAAAAGAACACAAGATTTTTGTTGTTACTCCATATGCAGATTTAACACAGGCAGCGGACGCTCTTGGATTTGGGTTTGACCAATCTGATCCAAACTACAGAACATTTTCAGATTTAGTTGCAGCAGAAAGATATGCTAGAAAACTAATTGAAAACTACACTGGACAGCAGTTCCATTTGTATGATGACATAAACGTTGTTTATTCAACTGGTGCAGATGTACTTCCTCTGCCACAAAAGATTAACCAGCTACACGAGCTTTATTTAAATGACCAGCTTCTAGTTGATACTATTAATAATATAAACAATTTAAGTATGCCAGTATCAATATCTGAAAGCGGATTTGGATTAAAAGTTGATAGATCTAATGCTCTGGACAATGTAGTATATTACGCAAACGGAATGATACCTCCAAGCATTAATGACAGTGCAAGAGGAATCTTTATCAATGGCGGAACCTATAGAGTCGCTGGTAGATATGGTTGGCAGAATGTCCCAGACGAAGTAGAGCTTGCATGTATTGAATTAATGAAAGACTTTTTCTCTAAAGATAAAGAATGGCGCAATAAATACATTAAGAGCATCCAGACATTTGACTGGCAGTTCCAATATGATACATCAGCATTTAGCGGTACAGGCAATAACTATGCCGACCAGCTACTATTGCCATACGTCACAAATAAAATGGTAGTTATTTAATATGAATAACCTAGTCGATTCTATTTTCAACATGAAAGTAGATGTATATCTGCAAGAAGATTATCAGGACCAGAATACTGGTGCTATTAAAAAGTCTTGGGTATATGCAAAGACTGTTCCGTGTTTTGCAAAAGGAATGATATCTAATTCATCCACTGCAAGAAGCGGAGATAACAGGGCCATATCAACTAAATATGAGAATACTCAAACTATAGAAATTAGAACTCAAACACCAATTACATATAGGCAAAAAATAACTAATATTAGAGATTCATCAAACAACGTTATATGGTTTGAATTAAATTATCCAAACGATACACCAACAGTATTTGAGATAGTAAGCTCAACTCCAATCACAGATCCTTTTGGAACACTCATGGCATACAACTCAATTGCCAAGAGGTCGGAGAACCAGATAATTGGAGACTAGTGGAGTAGCTTTATTACATGCATCATCTGGTCTAGAAAGATTAATGGTGGGATCAGCAGCAGCTGGTGTTCTTAAAGACAGCAATGTTGCACAGATATCTGCTTTCTTATATTACCAAGCAAATGTCGCAGCAAGACTAGAGTCAAATAAAGCATTTCAAAGATTATTTAAGACAACAATATTTAACCAGATAGAAAAAGATTTTGGTTTATTTATTGATTCACAGGCTAGAACAAAGCCAAAGTCCCTGCACCATGTTTATGAATGGAATAAGACTGGGCAATCAGCAAGTCGTCTTTTTAAGCTAAATCAGCTAGATGGCATAGGGCTATCATTTAAAATTAACTATGAGTTTAAGCTTTCAAAATCTTCAGTGCCATCAAGGAGCAGAGAGCAAAAAAGCAGATATGTATTTGAAAGAAAAGCTGCTGTTATGGAAAAGGGAATGCCGATAGTTATTAGACCAAAGTCAGCAGAAAGATTAGTTTTTGAAATTGATGGAGAAAAGGTTTTTATGCCCAAAGGGAAGTCAGTTACTGTAAAGAGCCCTGGAGGAAGACTATCCACAAATCAGTTTGACTTAACATATAGCAGATATTTTAGCGGACCACTAGTAAGCAATTCAATAAAGATGTCTGGATTCCAAAATCTATTTGGAGCCAAGTTCGAAAGAGCCATGAGAGTTCCTTCATCTATTGCCAAGGTGCGTTATTCATTCAGTCCAGGTACAATTAGATTGCAAGCTGAGGCGGCATTAACAGAAAAATTCGGAGGAGTATTCTAATGACAGATTATAGTATAGACGCAATGTATGAAGTGAGAAAACACCTATGGAGTCAGCTTGTATTAAATAATATAATTGATCCAAATGATTATTACAGCGATAATCTTGGAGAGACTATTATTCCAATAATACCAGTTCAACAATCTCCAGAAATGAATCAATTTTTGAGCGGCAAGACCCATATAGTCTATGACAAGATGGGTAGCACCTATGAAGAAAACTGGATGATATGCTGCGAGAAGATATCATTTACTATATACTCAGTAGACTTTGCAGAGATCAATATAATCAGAAATATGATGATAGACGTATTTAGAAGAATGGATGAATCAGCCAGAGACCTAAATCAGTCTAAGTCAACAAGCAAGATAATATTTCACAATACAATGATCCTAGAGATGTCTCCAACAGAGCCTTCTACAGAGCTGGCAGGATTCCTGGCAGCAGATGTCATTCTAGAGGTCAAATATTCTAGGACAGTAGGGGCAAAAGGCCGATTTGATTAGTTTGCCTTTTGGTTGATTGTAAGATAAAATTGTACCAAGAGGAAAAGAGCCTAGCCAGCTTAATTTAAAGTTTTACAGCAAGTCAATATATATATATATTTATTTAATGGAGGTTTTACACATGGCAACACAAGTCGCAGGTAACGCTAAGAATATTCTAGTTGGTGCTTCACCACTATTTATTTCTAACATTGACGTTACAACAACAGGATACCAGGACAATGCAGAAGCAGGAGTACTGTTCCCAGCATTAGCAACAGGAGCAGCAATTCAGGTACCACTATTTAAGGCACCAACTTCATCAGCAGAAGGTGAGTCTTATACAGATACACTTAACGCAATTGATGCAGAAGCATTTGCAGCTGGAGATCCAAAGAAATTCGCATATCGTAACGTAGGTTACACAAACAATGGTCTTCAGGTAACATACAACCCATCATACGGTTCAGTTACAGTAGATCAGCTTCTTGATACAGCAAAGCTATTCAAGGAGTCAATGGAAGTTATGATCGCAACAGAAATGGCTGAAGGTACACTTCAGAACATTCTTACAGTATTCGGTCAATCAGCAGGCACACTTACAGATGGAGCAACAACAGACAAGCTTGGTCTTGCTGGTGGTGCTCTAGGTGAGGCTCCAACAGAGCGTCAGCTAATCGCAGTAGGTCAGGCACCAACTTCTGGTTCAGGAGTAACAAAGGCAGAGCGTGTATACTATGCACGTCGTGTTCTTTCTGTACAACAGTCACAGTTCTCTTTGGCTCGTAACGCAGCATCAACATTCCCAGTCACATTCCGTTTGCTTCCAGACGGTTCTAAGCAGGGTCAGGAATATGGTTTTATTGTAGATCGTGTTCTTTCAAAGCTATCAGCATAATTAATACAATTAATTAATAGAAGCCCCCCAAGAAATTGGGGGGTTTCTTATTGCCATTATATTTTACATATGATACAATAATTAAGACGAGATCCTAGGAGGATTTAAATTGGCAACAACAGTATATGATGTAGAAGAAATTCAGCTACAAAATGGCGCAACCGTAAAGCTAAAGCCTTTAACAATTAAAGAGCTTAGAAAGTTTATGTCAGCTATTGCAAAGACAGCAGAAGTTACTACAGAAGATGAAACCCTAACAATTCTTATTGACGCTTGTGCAGTAGCACTAGAAAAGCAGCTACCAGAATTAGTAGCAGACAGAGACGCATTTGAAGACGTATTAGATGTACCAACAATTAATCGTATCCTTGAAGTTTGCGGTGGCATTAAGATGGACGATCCAAATTTGCTAGCAGCAGCGGTTCTAGCTGGTCAGAACTAGATCTAGCTGCGTTAGAAGGAGAAGTATTTCTAATAGGAAACTATAAGAATTACGAGGAATTGGAAGACAATCTTTCAATGCCAGAATTGATTCAAACTTTTACATCTATGCAAAAGTCAGAGTCAGAAAAAAGAAAATTCTTAGCTGCAATACAAGGTGTAGATCTTGAAGGTGGCCAAGAAGAAGAAACAAGTAGCTTTGAAGATGTAAGAAGAAGAGCTCTTGGAATTACTGCAGACGCAACAGATGTTGTTTCACTACAGGGTCAGTTTGCATCAGAAGCAGGGTTTGGTATCGGAGCTGGCCTCGGATACAAAAAGGAGTAGGTAGTTGGCAGATCAAAATATAGTTACCAACATAACTGCGACGGCTAATTTTTCTAGCCTAACAGCGCAGTTACAAGCGGTGACCTCCCAACTTCTTAAGCTTCAAGCAACAACGATTGGTTTAAATAAAAATCTAACTAGCCAAGTTGGAGTCATGAATCGTCAGTTTGACGAAACCATGCGCTCCACTGGCCAGTTTGCTAGACACTTTGTAACACTAACTTCAGACGTATCTAAGTTCGGTCAGAACCTAGATAGCGGAAGAATGAAGCTAAGCCAATATTTTCAAACATGGCAGGGACATACAAGAAAAACTAGCTCATTAGTTAAAGAGCTAGCCAAGCAGCAGGTAATGCTTGAGAACGCAGTAGTTCAGCCTCTCGGCAAAAATGCTCAAGGATTAATGCAATACAACGTTATGGTTCAATCTGGACTAGACGTTACAAAAAACAAATCAGCATTACTAAGACAAGAACTAGCCATCATGAACAAGGTGATGATGGATGGATCAAATCAACTTATTAACTGGGGTAAGAATACTCAGTGGGCTGGTAGACAGCTCACAGTAGGATTAACTGTCCCACTTGCTGCATTTGGAATGGCGGCAGCAAAAGCATTTAGAGAAGCAGATCAAGAGTTAGTAAGACTAACAAAAGTTTATGGCGGATTAACAGCAACATCAAGTGCTGATCTATTGCAGGTTAGAAAAGATGTAATTGCTGTATCAAGAGAATTAGCTTCTGGCTTAGGAGCAAACTTTAAAGAAACTATCGGTGTAGCAGCAGACATTGCTGCAACTGGAAAACAAGGCGCCGAACTTATAGATTCTACAAGACAGACTACAAGACTTGCTATACTCGGTGAAGTAGATAGACAAGATGCCATGAAGGCTACATTAGCAATTCAAACAGCATTTAGTCAAAACACAATGGAGCTTGCTGAGTCTATTGACTTCCTCAACGCCGTTGAAAACCAGACATCTACAACACTAGAAGATTTAGTAACAGCAATTCCAAAAGCAGGACCAGTAGTAAAAGCTTTGGGTGGAGATGTACAAGATCTTGCACTTTATTTAACAGCAATGCGTGAAGGTGGAATTAATGCTTCAGAAGGAGCTAACGCACTTAAGTCTGCATTAGCATCTGTCATTAACCCAACAAAGGTTGCAAAAGAAATGTTTATGGGTCTTGGAATAGACTTAGCAGGAATTGTAGATAAAAATGCTGGAAACTTAACTGGCACAATTATGGCACTAAAGGACTCATTAGATTCGCTTGAGCCACTACAAAGAGCAAGAGCTATTGAGCAGCTATTTGGAAAGTTCCAGTTTGCTAGAATTAATGCATTGTTTGAAAACCTAGGTAAGCAGGGTAGCCAGACACTTCAAGTTTTAGATTTGATGAAAGCTAGCACACAAGACTTAGCATCTATTTCTGAAAGGGAATTAAATGCTCTTACTGAATCTGCTTCTGGTAAATATAGAAGAGCACTTGAGTCAGTAAAAGCAGAGCTTGCTATTGTTGGAGAGCAATTCTTAAAAGTAGGAGCATTTGTATTAAATGCTATTGATGGAATTTTAAAGTTTATTGGAAACCTTCCAGGACCAATTAAAGCTGTACTAGGATTTATTGGCAGCCTTACGGCTATTGCTGGTCCTATAATCATGCTTACTGGTGTTCTGGCCAACTTCTTTGGATATATTATAAAGGGAGTATTAGCACTAAAAAATATTGGAAAGGGCGGAACAGGGTTTAAGTTATTAACCCCAGAATTAATGGCAGCAGCATCTGCTGCTGAAACCGTAGAACAATCATTCTATAGCGACACAAAAGCAGCGGCTACATTCTCTGATGCAGTTTTAACTCTAGCAGCATCATTTGAAAAACTAAAGCAAAGCGCAATGAGCTCTACAATTGCTACATCTAATAGCATGTCTACTGTTGCAGGAAACCCAGTTATGGGAGTTGGCGGAAGAATTGTAGATAAGAGCCACCCACTTGTAGGGCGGGCATACTCAAGAGATATGTCTCACCTTACACCAACAGGATCACTTACTCCAGAGCAAAGAGCAAGAGAAACAATCTTTTCAACAGTTCCTGGACCTAAGCCAGTAAATCAAAGAATTTCAAATTCTCCACAGGTATATATGGATGGAGATCTTCCAAAGATACCAGGAATAACATCTGTAAATGGAGTTTCAACTGGTGTAGTTGCAGCTGAAGCAGCCAAGTGGCACTCAATGACCGCAGCAATTGCTATGCAGTCAAAGGCTGAATTAGCAGTACTTAAAACTGAAATAGCAGCAACTGGAACAATTACAGCATCACTAGCAGATTCATATCAAGCACTTCTTCCTCAAATGACAAAGGTGACAACTTTAGCTGCACAAGAAACTGCAATGATAGTTCAACAACTACAGGCTGGCAAAATTACTGTTGAAGCAGCAAGAGCAAAGATATTTGCACTAAATGCTCAAGTTGAGGCTATGATAGCTCAGACAGCTACAGGCGTTGCAACTGCACAAGCAAGAACTTTAAGTTTAACTACAGTACCTTTAACAACTCAACCAGTAGTAAATGCAGCTGGAAGATCAAATATGAAAGAGCTTTTCCATAAATCAGAAACCTCAAAGATGGTTGATGTAATTGCAAGAGCTTTGGGAGTTAGAACTTCTGGTGCTGGTTACAGTATAGAAACAACAAAACCTAGATTTAATACTGGTGGACAAATTGAATCTTTCGGAGCAAATAAAACACGGGTAAGTGGACCTGCATCAATTTCATATGACGACAGAATGGGTAGCGTTCCACTAAATGGATATGTTCTTAATCAGCCAGCATCGTTGGATCCAAGAAATGCTCCACTAGTACAGGCCGCAGCCTCTACTCATCAAAATTCTGGCGGAAATATAACTGCTCTTCTTACACCACAAGAGACAGTGTTTGGTCCAGGAATACAAGAAAACCCAGAACTTTTTGCTGCAGTTGATGCAGCAAATAATGGAATTCCTTTTTCATCATTTATGGGTGGAGGAAATATTACATTATCAAGATCAAATTACGGCGCTATAAACCCAGCAGTAATGGCAAGAATTTTAGGCCAACTGTTTAGACGAAATCCAAAACTTTCAAAAGAAATTTTAAAGGGAAGAGATTTAAGACTTACTGGTGCAGAGGCAAGAGCATACCAAGAAGGAGTATTTGGTTCTGCACTTAAATCTTCATCCAGAGCATTAGGCAGAGAGTATTATTTTGTAGGAAATTGGGGAGGAAGACTAAGATCAAGTGTTAACTCTGCACTTGCACATGGTGCTGCTAGAAGATCTGATATTGTGAGCGATTTAATGCACAGTACATCGCAACAAGCACTTCCATCACTTACTAGATTCCTACAGGTCAATAAAGTTTCGCCAGATAAAATACAGCTAATCACAGATAGAGCTAGAGCAAATATCGTTTCTAGCTTATCTGGTACTGGAAAAATTGGAGAAGCTGAATGGTCAAGAATCCAACACAGAGAGTACCTTGCTGCAGCAAAAGAGCTTCGTTTAAGAAAAGAATATTTAGAGAGTCTAAATGTTCCAGGACAAAGAAGAGGACACTCAACAGATCCAGCAGCTAGAGGAATTCAAGCAGAAACTGCTTTAAATCCTTATGGCACAACAGACCTAGGAAAGCTTATATCTGCAAACGACCAAAATGGCACAAGGTTCATGGGTTCATATCGTACCTATGGAATAGAAAGAATTAATGGAGAGCCAACCGCATTAGCTCACATGATGCCTAAATTTAATTCTGGTGGACGAATTGGCGGGATGATAAGGTCTGGTAAGTACAACTACGGAGTTATGGGCAATGTACTAAAGTCTTTAGCCATGAGAAGAATAGGCGCTGGCTTTGGACCAACAGGTGCACCAAAGCCTAGTACGTATGAGTCAGCCCCATGGGGAGTAAGCTCTCTATCAATTAAAGCAGCAGACACACTATTTGCTGACACGGGTCTAAGAAAGAATTCACAAAAACTTCTATACGATAAGTTTGCTGCGGCACTAGCCCAAGAAAAACCTTACGGATATGTTAAGGGTGTTAATGGAGAATTAAGAAACGCCCTTGAGCCAGCATCATTAGATTCTGTTATAAGAAAAGCCGCAAGCGACCTTATGTCTGATAGAAGAGCTTACATGCAGCTTTCTCCAATTGACAGAGACATACTTAGAAAGAAATATTTAAACTGGGAATCTAAAAAAGATACACCTATTACTGAATCTTTAAAACAAAGAATTTTTGGAAGTAGCACTCCAGGATTTATGGGTGGCGGTATTATTCGTCGTGGTAAAAATGCATACGGAGTAAAGGGTAACCCAGCTGCTCGTGCAGCTCAAGAAGCGGCAAAAAGAGCAAGAAGAGAAGCATTTGAACAACGTACAGGATCTGATCCAGAATATAGAGAAGGACCACTAACTGGTTCAAAAACAACAGTAGTTGGCAATGGTGGAGTAAGAACAAACGTTTATGGACTACAAGGATCACTTCCTTATGCTCCAGGATTAGGTTTACCATTCCAAAGAGCAAACATAGCAATAGACTCAATGTTTTCTTCTATTGGCAATTCACTTAAGACTGCATCCGACAGACTAATTGTTAAAGCTAGAATGTTGCCAGACCAAATTAAATCATCAATGATGGCAGTTACTGGAAGTATTCAGCAATTAGGCACATCAATTAAAACAGTAGCTACAGGAGCTTCAGCTGCAATTGCTTCATCAGTAAGAAGTTTTGCATCTTCTTACAAGCCTGGTGGATCTGAAATATTAAAGTATGGCGCTCCTGGAGCATTTATTGGCACAAGAGAAGATCGTGGAGCAAGAATTACTGGATCATTTAAGGCCAACGCTGCTTATTCAACTGCAGCAATGATGCATCCAATTCAATACTTAAAGACTAAGGGTATTGGAGCAGATCCAAACACACCTCTTGGCTCAGGCAACATGGGTAACATGGTTGGAATGATGGGCGGAATGGCAGCAGGAACTGCCATAGGAGGAAAGCTAGGTGGACAAAACGGTGCCATGATGGGCAGTATGGTTGGAATGATGGCTGGCCAATCTGTTATTAAGGGCGTAGGCGGAATGATTGCAAAACGTGCTGCAGCAAGTGCAGCAACAGCAGGATTAGCTTCCGCAGGATTTGGCGCAACAGCAGCAGCTGCTGCAGGCTTGGTTGCACCATTAGCAGCAGTAACAGCAGCAGGATATGCTGGATACAAAATGTGGAAGCACTATAAAGAAGGACAAACCCTTAATATATCTACTTTTGGAATGACTGCAGAAGCAGCTAAAAAGGCTAACTTAAGATTTACAGACTTTGGCTCAAAGATAAAAGACACTATTCAAGATTCAAAAGACATGGCGGCTGCAAATAAACTCGTTTATGAAAGCATGAAGGATGGCGGAACTCCATTCCAAATGAGTATTGCGGAATATAAAAAGCTTAAGAAGGAAGTCAAAGAAACTTTTGGAGAGCAGATAAAAGCTTTAGATAGACAGCCTTCAAATAAGGTACCAGATGCAGTTCGTAGAATTAAAGAGCAGCTAATTGCTGCTGGCATGTCTGCAGACGAAGCAACTAAAAAGGTATTTACAATGCTTCAACTTTCAAATAAAAAAGATCAATCAATTACTGCAACAATGGGTAACAATAGCTTTAAAAATATTACAGACCCACAAAGTGCTGCAGTTTCTGCAGTAACAAGTTTTGGCGCAGATACAAAAGATCAAGGAAACAAAGAAAAGGCAGCATCACTAAACACAGCTTTAATGGCAACTGAAACTGGAATAAATGATTTAATAGCTAAGAGAGAACGCCTTGTAGCAAAAGATTTATCTGGAAAGACAAAGTCACTTACATACGCAGAAGCCGAAAAGATAATGATAGACAAGATCAACAAGTCTAAAGAGGCTGGCACAGTTATTACTCAGGGAACAATCGATGAGATGGCCAAAACAAATCCAGAAGTAAGAAAGATGATTAATGGATCTGATACTGTAGTAAGCGTATGGCAAAAGATTAGGTTAGAAGCACAAGGATTTGAAGGCGACCTTTCTCAACTAAATGCTGCACAAACAAAACTTATTGCAGACTCGTTTGCAGCAATATCTGATGCTGTAGTTGCAAAAAACAGAGGTGGAATATTAAAAGATCAGTACGCATCACTTGATAAACTAGAAAAGCAAATTAAGAATTATACAAAAGCTCTTAAGGGACAATCAGTTGCGGAACAAATATCTGATAGAGATAGACTGAAAGCACTTAATAAACAAATAGAGGCTATAAATAAACTGGCGGAGTCAAGAAAGAAAGCTCTTGCTGCCGCACAAGAAGATGCAAACCTTGGAAGACAAATTGAAAAGGTTAGACTTGAGATACAAAATGCAGTTTCAGTCGGAGATACCGAAAAGGCACAAAGCTTAAGAATTGATTTAGAGTCACTTACTTCACAGCAGCAAACAGATGCCCAGATGAAGGCAATAGATACTGCTGCGGAAGCCGCAACTAAGCCTTTAAAGGCTGCCATGGATGCTATTACAAATAAGCAAGAAAAGCTTGGTGACGCAGCTGCACTAGCAGGAGAAAGTTTAGATAAGTTAAAAGATAGATACGATAAGCAACAAGCAGCAATTAAAAAAGTAAATGATTCTATGACTGCTTTATATGGAAATGCTGCAGCAGCAGGATTAACGGTTGAGGCTTACGCAAAGAAAAATAAAGAGGCATCTGCGGGATTTGTAGCCGCAATGGAAGCTGCCACAGGCGCAGCAATGCCAAAGTATAAAGAAAAAACATACTATAACGGCAGTATGTTGGTTACAGAAAAGGTTCCAATTGCTCCATATGAAAACGCACTAGAGCTTCTAGCAAAATCTGGTGCCGCTACAGGAGTAAACGAAGCACTTGCAAATAGCATTAAAGGTGGAGCAACTCTAAAAGATGTTGTTGATGCAGTCAATGGTAAAAACGGCAAGCCTGCATTAAGAAAAGATATTGTAGTAAAAGGTGATTACTCTAACAGTAAAGAAGATAAAGAGTTTGATGGCAAAAAAGTTAAAGTTCTAAATGCAGAAGCTCGTGATGCTATTAGAAAGAGACTTAAACTTGAGCCAGGAGAAACATTTATAGTTGATGGACAAAAGTATAAGCAGAACACTACTGGTGGAACTCCAATTTGGGTGGGGCCAGCTCCACAAACACCTGCTTTACATGAAGGCGGAAAAATATCTGGTCCAGGTACCTCAACATCAGATTCAATTCCAGCAATGCTTTCAGATGGAGAATATGTATTTAGTGCAAAGGCTGTAGATGCAGCTGGTGGACCAGACGCCGTAGATTCTTTGCACAAAGCACTTAGAAGAGCAGATGGAGGACCAATTGGAAAACAGAAGCCTCAAAAACAACAGCTTCCATTTTTCCCATGGCGTCATGATCTTCCAGATTACTGGAGTAATGGTGCACCAACGGGAAATCCACGTACTGGAAGATGGGGAGAATTAAGATACAATCCGTCTAAGGGTAAAGATATTTGGGGCGGAACAGAAATTCCAGGACTTAAGTTTACTGGAAAGACACCACAGCAATCAGACTACTGGCATCAGATGACTGAGCAGCCAAGTAAATCTCGTGGTCCAGGAATGGGTATAGACAAAGATCCAATGAGACTTGCAGGCTCTGGAGCATCTATGGGATTTTCTGGAAACGGAGCATATGGGTTCGGCCCACTATTGTTTGCAGAGGGTGGATCAGTAAAGAAACAAAATTGGTTCCAGAGATACGTTGCAAGCTTAACTAAATCAAGTGACTCATTGCCAGCATGGGCCAGAGACCCACTTGGAGTTCAAGCCCTTTTAAGAAATATTGCAGGGCAAGGCAGAAAGGGAGATAATCTTTCATCTGCATTAATGCCGCTAAACTTTATGGGCGTAGGTAAACTTGGAAAAACAGCAGCATCTTCAGTGCCTAAAGTAGTAGGTTCAGTTTCCCATCTTACTCCAGAGATGAAATCCTTTAGCATGGCAGACATTGATGCTAAGGCAATTCAGGCTTTATCAAAGTTAGATCCTTCTTCAATAAAAATTCCAGAGACAGGAATTACTTTTAGCCCAAGCTCAGCAAGAGCTGCTCTTGAAGGATGGAAACAAACAGGAGATGCAGCTGGAGCCTCTCTTTGGGAAATTGTTCAGGCGCAAAGAGAAACATTACTAAAAGCTAAATATCCAAAAATTGATTTTTCTGATGTAGCAAAATTTAACGAATACTATGCAAAAGAATTTTACGACTTGCTTCCAGACGAGGCTATTAAGTTATTTAAGGGTGTAAGAAGCACAGCAGGAGATGCATGGAGAACTGGTCAAAAAGATCTAGGTACTTATTTTTCAACTAATCCACATGTAGCCGCACTTTATAGCGCAATGATAGGAAAGGCAAAAATTGGCGAAGAGCTGCCAATGTTCAGTATTGATAAAAGAATATCCGAACTTAAAAATTTTCTAGGTGAAGGAGCAATAAGAAATGGCTCTGCACAAGGGAGCATGGAGTTCCCACAAGTATTGGGCGGCGAAGATCTATCAAGGATTTTGCCTAACATATATTCATTACCAGGACAAGTTTACGGACAGATGTTTGGTGCTACAGCAAAGTCATTAAAAGAGATAAAGAATTTATGGCCTTCTGGTTTTGCTCAAGGAGGCTACGTACCTAAATTTAAAAATGGAATTAACGTAGTCCCACAGGATATGTTAGCAATGATTCACAAAAATGAATCTATAGTTCCAGCCAGTATGAACCCATTTAATCCAGATGCAGCAATGCCAAAATACAATTTTAATAGGTCTTCATTTAATGTAAGAGGAGACGGAGCAATTGGAGCATCTTATACTGTTAATCAAAACATATACGCATCTGATGGAATGGATGTAGAGGCCCTATCTAATATGATTGTTAAAAAGGCTGAAGTTGTTATTGGACAAAAGGCTAAGGTTAATGTTAAAATGGTTGGACAGGGGAAGAATATATAATGGCAACAGCTTTAATTTTACCAGCAGGAGCAGCTTTGTCTCTACAAGACGATGCTGGTGTTTTCCATTCATTAACTGAACATAACAGAAGTCCCATAACAGTAGAAACACAAAGGTTCGAGAAGACTTCTAGAATGGCCAATGGAAGCCTTAGAAAGCTGTTTATAGCCGATAAGAAGACAGTCTCTACCTCCTGGAGCATGGTTCCCTCATACAATAGTATGACCGTAGACGGATACTGGGGAGCAGAAGATATAAAAAACTTTTATTTAAGCACTCATGGACAAGGCACATTTAATGTAAAAATTGCATATAATTCTACAAGAACAGAAACCTTCCTTGCCTCATTTACTTCATGTTCAGCAACTATGGTAAGAAGAAATGTAAAAGAAAAAGCGGCGGACACAGCACAAGTATTTTGGGATTTATCTATTTCACTGGAAGAAGTATAATGCAATACGTAAGCCCATCAACCTTAAGTTTAATTAATGAGTCTGCATCTTATTCAATGTCGGGCGGATGCTGGCTAGAATATAATATGAACGATTTGATTTTAGGCGCTAAAGTAAGAGGGCCAAATGGAACTGATGAAAATCCAGAAGGCACTCTTCAAATAACACAAACTGTTAATGGTAAAACATACTACCCATATAAAAAACTATTCCCCTTAACAAATATAATAGATCCAAGAAGACCTTCTTCTGCGGGCATAAGCTATTTTTTATTAAACAAAATGGCACCAGTTGCTATACCAAAATATAATGTTTCAAAAGAACTTCCCTCCAGACTTTATTTTGCCAGTGCAAAGAATCAGTATAAGTATTTCTTGGCTGGACCAGCAGAAAATCTTTCTCTGCCTAACTGTAATATTAATGTAGAGTACCCAGTATTAAAAACAGCTGTAGCAAATGTTATAGTTGTTAAATTTGAAACTTCATACTCAAAGCCAGTCAGCTGGTCAATTAAAATAAAAAACCATCAGGACGTAGAGGCGACTATATTTACAAATACAGTTGTATCAAGTAGCAACACAGGAGTATTTGAACTTTATTACAATGGTGGTCTTTGGTCAAGTCCTTCCTCATGGTCAACTACAAAATTTACAACACCATCAATTCCAGTAGATATTAAAAACATTACTGTAACAGTAAGCACAATTAATAAAGCAAACTCATACCTAGGCGTTATTGAAATAGGAGCAAAATATATACAAGATGTTTCTGACAGAGTAATTTCTTTTCAGGCTTCAAAAATGTCTTCAGATAGTTCATCTGGAATTGTTCCAGTAGGATCAGTAACATCAAACGCATTATCCTTATCCTTAGAAGGATTTGATAAAAAGGGAATAGAGTACGATAAAACTTACGCATTTAATAAGAACAATATTAATTTATATAAAAACGTTAAGATGATTCCATTTAATAAAATAGGATCAGATATGATTTTTCAAGGAGTATTTTATATAGATTCTTTTAGTATATCTGAGTTTGGAGATATTGATATTCAGGGACTAGACGGAGCCAAATTTTTACAAGAAATATTAGCTCCAGATATTGTAATTCAAAATGCTCCATCACAGGCAATCATTAGAAGGCTATTGGACGGCATAGGATTTACTTCCTATAACTTTAATACATATGCAAAAGACAGTACAGACTTAACCGATACAGCTACCATAGTCCCGCTATTTTGGTATACAGAAGATACAAAGACAGTCTGGGAACATATACAGGATTTATGTAGAGACACACAAATGATAGCTACATTTGATAACAACGACATACTTCAATTCTATCCTAGAGACTATCTGTTTGATAAAACAAGAGGAACTAACTTTAAGTTTAGAAGCGAAAAAAAATTATTAAATCTACCCAATATAATGTCTATGAGTAAAGAAACAGTGCCTTCAGTTAAGGCAGTTAAAGTGATTTATTCTCCAATAATAAGCACAAACTATTCTGGTTCTTCAGACAACCTTTACGTTTCTCCACCATCAGCAATTGGTGCAGCCGCCTTACAATCTACTTTATTAGCAACACCACCTGTTACAGTAGACGCCCCATTAGGAGTGGTTACTCTTGCACCAATAAGCGTGTACAGTTCTTTGGCCGACACATCTTTTTATAATAAGTCTGGATATTTTTTAATAAATAATGAAATAATTAAATATGATGCAATTGAATTTCAATACGAGCCTGTTTCTGCACCGAACACTCTTGTAAAAAAATGGATTACTTCTGACTCAGATATAGCAAAGTGGCTGGGAGAAAGTAAAATAGGTTCTTTTAAGTCAACGCTAAGGTATAGAATTAAAGAAAGAAATTCATTTAATGCTACTGGTAAAGGGGTTGGTGTTGGAGAAGAGCACAAGGTAGAGATTAATAAGTTAAAGGAGGAATGGTTTGGATCTAGGCTAAATCTTTCTGCAAAAACAAATGTTGGAGATCAATCAGTATTTACATTAAAGCAGACGGAAAAGCAGTCAGAGGGTCCAGTAGTAAAAGAAGTAGAAGTATCAAGATCACTACTTCACATTGTTACTCCCCCAGCATCTAAAGAATATTATTGTGCATCAATTACTCCAGATACCGTTAACATATCTACAGAAGAATATTTTTCTGTAGGAACGGCATTGTTTTTTAAACTTGCAAAAGATAAGTTTGGAAGAGTAACTGGAGAGCAGGCAGTATCTGCTGCATTAGGAATAGGGCTTGACTCTAATAATTTAAATGGTTACATATTAAAAATTTCAACTTCACAAAATGTTGCAACCAAAGGACTAGAGTCTAAAGACGTTCAGCTGTGGAAGATTGTAGACGGTAAAGAAACAAAAATTACGGATACGCAAAAGACTGAAGATAATTCAATTACTGGAGTATCTGGCGGAAAGTTTTATAGAATAGATGTAAAAGTATCTAAGGCCACAACTGGTAAAAAAATATTTAAAATTAAATTTAATAATCAACTCATTACGGCAACTGATGAATCCCCTATAGCAATAAACTCAAAGATCTCACTTATTGGAATTGAAGGAGAGGCAGCCTTTGACTATGCATACTGCTCTTCTTTAACTAAAAATGAATTTAACTCTTCTACCTCATACGACAACTACGGCTCATATATTTCAGCATCAAACGCCCTACAGAATTTGTTTGGAGATTTTGTTTTTACTGGATCTAATTCTTCTTCTAAGGCTCCATGGATAAAAGAGTTTGGGCCAGTAGCAAGAGAAATAAAAAAAATATCAACTAAATATTCAACAAGGCCAGGGCTTGTTAAATATCCTCAGATAATATTAAATCCAAACGTTACCCTTATAGGGTATAACGCAAACTCTTTTGGAATAGAGGCCTACATACTAAATAACACTGGCGCATTTGTTGACATAGCAGATGGCGGAGAAAAAAGCTTTATTGTTGTTGGAGAAACAATAACAACGTTAGACCCATTTGAGTATATAGACCCATTACTTTCTTCAACTAAAAATGAAGAGCAGGTTGCCTTTGAGTCCACATGGATACAAAAAGAAGAAGAGGCAAAAAAATTATCTGAATGGATGAGAACTCAGTGGTCAAATCAACAGATTGTTTTGACCCTTGATATTTTCCCTAACCCGATACTTGAAATAGGAGATATTGTAGAAATATCTTATCCTAATAACTCAGTGTATTCTACAGAGGATACAGGCAAAACGGCAGGCAAATATATAGTTTTGGACATAGAGCAGGCCTATAGCTCTGACCCATCTACAAGAATAACATGTAGGTCGATTTATGTTTAATGAAATGGTAGAATCTTTATATGGTTAGAAAAAATCCTAAAATAGGAAAATCTCAAATAGCTGGTGGAATCAAAGTCCAACTGCCACTAGACTCACCCCTAATTGGTATATTAAAAACAGATCAATACGATGTTGTAAATCTATATACAAACGAGGTAGATAAGACTTATGTTCCAGGAGAAGGCTCTGATGGACCTCCAGAACCGCCGCCAGAACCAGCTCTAGCTCCAAACCTAGAAGACATTACTCTTATAGGGAAAACAGGCAAAAGATATTCTTCTGGAGCAATAATTACTGATCCAGAAATATACTATGACTCAAACAACAATAGGTTTCTCAGGGTTACCTTTGAAGTAAAAAACAGCGTAGGAGATATCGTAAAAGGGGCCATTGTAATATGATAACAAAATTTGGTAAAAGATTTATTACTTCTTATTTAGCGAATGGGCTTAACTTTAATCAAAAAGATATTGCAATAGGAATAGGCTCAACAGCAGCAACCGTAAACGACACAGACTTAGAATTTGAATTTTATAGAACTGGAGTAAGTTTAGGAAGCATAGACATACAAACAAATACATCTACTGGACAAACAACTTATGCTGTAGTGTATAAAGCTACTCTGCCAACAGATGCAGAAGGCATTATTTCAGAAATTGGAATTTTTCCTACAGCTTTTGCTCAAAATACAGACTACTCTTCAAAGTATATATCTTCATTTGAGAATACATCTTCTTGGCTTGACAGTGCTGGTAACCAGCCAATAGCAGTTTCAACTCCAACTCCAAAAATAGGATCTTCATTTTTTACCGTATCTGCTGTTAGCGGTGGATCTAAATCGTATAGCCTAGATACTATATTTGATATTTCTGGATACGGTGTAGATGACAGCATAAGTTTTGCATTTTACCAATCTGATTTAAACTTAGATTATGTTTACGCAAGATTTTATAGCTCTGCCTCTAATTACAAAGAGGTTAGATTTTCTGGATCCACGTCTATTGGGCATAAGGTATTAACCACTAAGTTGTCAAATCTTTTCAACTCAGCATTTACTTCAGCTGGAGCAACAGACTTTGCCAATATAATGAAGATCGAGGTTGGCGCAAAAGCAAAAACTTCTTTATCTACAACAGTGCTTTTAGATGGATTAAGGCTAAATGATGACGATAGATATAATCCTCAGTATGGACTTATAAGTAGATCAGTCCTATCCAGCCCAATAGTAAAGACACTTGGCGTAGAGATGGACATAGAATATAAAATTAATCTAGGGTTCTTATAATGAGATGGATTCAGGTTCACGATGGCGGCGGAGAGACTATACCAGCAGACCAAGAGAGATCAGATGCGGATGCAGCAGCAAATGCAAATAAAAAAACTCCAGGCTCATTCACAGTACAAAAATCAGGATTCAATGTTGTCCAAGGTGGGGTCTATAAGATGGCCTTTGCGTACTTGTATGAAGATCCAGATAATCCTTCCGAAACAATAGTCGGTCCTAGTTCTCCAAATTTTACATTTACTTTAGACACACCAGATTTAACTAGAGCAGTTACGGGCTTAGTTGTTACTCCTGGACTATTATCTTATGGCGTTAAATGGGATTTAATTGATAAATCATTGCCTGAAAACAAATGGCTGATCGATATACAAATATATGAAAGCTTAACTGGAGCATTTGCAGGAGAAGAGTATTTAGTTTGGAATGGAAATGGTAACTCTGCAACAATTTTAGTTTCTGATACAAACAATAGATGGATTCGTGTTTATACTAGAGATGCAGATTTTCATAAAAAAGGTGTTACCGCTGGTCCATTTAAAGCAACCGACCCTATTGTAGTAGATGTAACTGGTCCAGGAAATGTTGATTCTGTAACTACATCTGGCGGACTAGACACCACAGGAGTTGTAGGGTTTAACGGGTATGCACAAATATCGTGGCCAGCAGTTACTGGAGGTGGAATACGTGGATATAGAATAAGATTTAGACCAGTGACTACTCCAGAGTCAAGCTATTCCTATGCAGACTCTCCTGGAACTGGAACTTCGTACAGACTTGCGGGACTAGGTGCAGGCTTAGTTTACGATATAGCGGTTGCAACATATGATGAATATAACAATACATCTTCTAGCTATGTTCCTGGAACAAATGTTACTGTTGGTGGAACTCCTTATATTGCAAGTACAGTAGATGTTTCTGGATATTTTAGAGCAAAAGCAAATTCTACTGATGCAGATTCAACTGCATTTAAATTTGGATACGGAATAGAGACTGGCAAACGAGGACTATTATTTAATGCAAGTAACTATTGGCATATAGATTCTAACCAATCTGCTTTATTTAAAGTTGGAGGACCAACTGCAAACTACCTTTTGTGGAATGGCACTAAGCTAACTATAGATGGAGATATTAACGCAAAGGGTGGATCCTTTAGTGGTAACATTTTTATGTCAACAACTGGAGCATCTATATATAGTGGAACAATTGACACTGCTACTGGTAACCTAACTGGCAACGGATTTGCATTAAACTCAACTGGATTAAAAGTTGCTAATGGAGTTAACTCAGTAACCTTATCCGCTGCAACTGGAACAATTACAGCAAATGCAGGTTCTATTGCTGGATGGAATTTAAGCGGAACAACTTTATCAAAAAACAATGTAATACTTGACAGCGCTGGACAAATACAAGTTGGATCAACAGCAGCTCAAAGTGTTTATCTGAAATCTTCTGGAAGTTTTGTTATGTGGGCTGGAAACAACACTCCAGATGCAAATGCTAAGTTTAGAGTAGGAGTAGATGGAACGCTATATGCAGCTGGTGCCGTACTTGGATCGAATACAACTGTAGACGGATATGCAACCACCGCAACAACAACTGGAATAAATACAAGGCTTACTACAGCAGAAGGTACTGTTTCTACATTGGGTACAAACGTCACAACATTATCTAATAGCGTTGGAACTATATCTACTGGCTTAGCTACAAAGAACACAACTTTTGTTGGAGGCACCGCACCTACTGCCAATAGAGCTGGAGACATCTGGATAGACACTAATAGCGGAAACGAATTAAAGACATGGACAGGATCTGCATGGACAAGCAGAAGAGACACGACCTTTGCAAAAACAACGGATTTAGGCACTAAATTAAATGCCACAACTTCTATAATTCAAAGCACGGTAGATAATAAAATTACAGCTAATGCAGCAGGACTTGAAATATTTAGTGGTTCTGCAAATAGCGGATTAAAATTTACAGGTACTGGATTTTTTGGATACAAGAACAGCGTACCAACATTCTCAATTTTATCAGATGGAACCGCGACATTTGCTGGTACACTAAGCGCAGCAACAGGATCATTTACTGGAGCCGTAACTGCTACCTCTGGAGTCATTGGTGGATTTACTTTAACTGGCGGTACAGACTTTACTGCAAAACTAGATGTCAATCCAAGAATTATTTTTGGCAATAAGATTTTAATTGGCTCAATTGATTTAGGAGGCACTAGCGGAGATTATGGATTAAGAATAGGTAATCCATATGGAACTGCAGGTGCATCTTTTAGAATCAACACAGCAGACGACGTAAATAGATTTTCTGCAGATAGCGCTACAAGAACCTATGCTGGAGAAGTAAGAAATGCTCTTAGAGCAGCACCAATTAGATCTATCGGCGCTGTTGTTACTGAATCATCTTCTAGAAGATTCAAAGAAAATATAGTTTCAGCACCTAAAAGATATTACGACAGAATATTAAATGTTGATCCAATGTTTTATACCTACAAGACAGATAGCGAAGAAGTTCTTCCAGAATTGCGTGGACACCACAGATTTGGTATGATAGCTGAAGATTTAGAAGAAGCTGGTCTTGGATACTTTGTTGAAAGAGACCTGCAGGGTAGACCAACTAATCTAAATGACATGATGTCATTCCCTTTGCTTTTAATTCCAATTATTAAAGAATTAAAACAAGAGGTACAATCACTTAAAGATTCAATAATAGCAATGGGGGGAACTGTATGATAAGATTTTTTTGCTCAATATGCATAGACGACATAGACCTAGATCCAACAGACATGTGCCTGACTTGCTGCGAGGCAACTTGCCCAGAATGCGGAACTGTTCTTAGAAGCCTATATGCTAGACCAGAAAACCCAACAGAGGATATGTTGGGTCTTGCCGCATACAATCAAATTAATGCTATAGACACAAATACACCATAATGGTATACTGTAAATCTATCAAGGAGATATAATGGATAAAGCAGAATTAGTAATTAGCGCACTGCAGCAAAGAATTGGCGAGCTTGTCTCAAATTATGAGACGCACATTGCTATTCTTCGTGCAGAAATAACACAGCTTCAGCAGGCACAAATGTCTGAGGAGCCAGAGGAGAAATAAAATGGCAGAACAATTAAAGTCTATGCAGGTTAATGAAGGAGATCCAATTACTTCAGAGCTACTATCTAACATGGTATCAAACATTAATCTAATTAATGCTATGGCAAGTAGCACTACTGGAACTCCTGCAACCCCTGGAGTACCTGGAGCAGTTCAGGTAATTGATAGTGGTAGACCTTCAGTTCCCTGTAATACAGCAGGCACTGGAGAACTCACAATTCCTTTTAAAAAGACTTTTTCTGTAAGGCCTAATATAGTATGTACAGTATGGCAAACAAGCGGGAAAAACTTTTTAACACATAAATATATACCAGTTGTAACAACAGCAAGCGCAACAGAGTTTACTGTAAGAATGATGCCAGTAGGCGCAACAGCAAACGGAAACGTTTATGTTCAATGGATTGCTACTATCTAACAAATAAGTATTGACAATATAGCACATAATGCTACAATTTGATGTAGCGCTAAGGCCATGAATATTCATGGCCTATTAACATTAGGGTAAATAATGACAAACGATTTAAAGTGGATGCTATCTTCGGACCAGCAATTCCCTTATCAAGATGACAAGATGATCGAGCTTTGGTTTAAAGTAATGAAGTGGTTTAAGCCAGATGTCGTTGACTACCTTGGTGATACAGATGATCAGGCATGCTATAGTAAGTATACAGAAGGCCGTTCAGCAGAATTTATGCAGCTTCACAAAAATGATAGCAGAGATTTAATAGTTCCAATGATGAGACATGAAGCAAAGGGCGCTAGAGATTTTTACGCAAAGACAAGAGAGATGCTTCCTAATGCACAATTATTTTCTGCTTTGGGTAACCACGACATTCGTATCTTTAACTATGTTGATGCCAAGCTCCCAGATTATATCAATGAAGTAACACCAGAAGCCTTGTGGTCCTTAGACTCACTTGGCTACGAATATATTTATTATGACGAGCTTCCTAAGCGCCGTTTTGGAGACATTCACGTGCACCACGGACTTTCTATTGCAGCAACAGGATCGGCAAGAAAAGACATGGAAGACATGCAGATCTCATTAATTCGTGGGCACTCTCACAGAATTGCTTCGCATATGGTAACATATGAACTTAGAAATAATGGAGAGGGAGAAACTCTTCGTGGATATGAGATTGGTCACATGTGTGACGAAAAGGGTCCAGGAATGAAGTATACTCAACACCATGATTGGCAAAAAGGATTTGCCGTTGCACATATTGTTAATGATTATCCTCACATTCAAATGATCCATGTTTCACCAGACTACTCATGTGTCGTGGATGGAAAGTTCTTTCAAGTATGATAAAGTGTAATAAATGCGGAGGAAGAGTATTCATAGATAGAGTATTCTCTCAAAAAATGCATATGGAATTGTTTTGCATCATGTGCGGTAAGCGCTGGATGATGAATAAGAATACAAATAAGTTGGGGAAATGGCTAGAGACACTAGAGGAAAATCACTCAAAGAAATACGGTATTTCTTCTTAAACGGAAAAATACATAAGACTCTTAGTTTATCTAGAGCTAAGGATCAGGTAATTGCTTGGTCTTATATAGATAAAAAAAGAATGCTGTATCCATACTCAGAAGTAAATAAAAGTATGGGTAACGCATATAGTATTGTTGAAGTGGCCTCCATGCTTAATAAGCATAGGGTTACAATACAGGATTATATTCTAGAGGAAAAAATTAAGTGTCCACAAAAGATTTATCCAATAGGCAGTGGCTCAGAAGACAAATGGTATAAATATATGTTTAGCGACAAAGACGTACTTGACCTACACGAGTATATCCTTGAATCTGGACATTCAAAAAATGTTCCGTCTAAGGCGGAACTAATAGCTCTTCTCAAACACAGTTTTATATTGTATACTAAGACAGACAGTGGCTTTGTCCCAGTATGGAAGGCGGAGTAATGGAAAAGAGTAGAGTTGTTACTTGCGATATTTGTAAAAGAGACATAGAAGTTCGCTGGGGCATATTCGCCAGCGATACATTAAACAGACACAAGAAGGCGGAGCACAAATGACAACAAGAGTTAAGGTAGATCTTTCTTTTACTAGAAATCTTGGTAACTATGAAAGCATTAGAATTAATGTTGGCGTGGAAGATGATGTGCGTTCTGGTGAGACTGTTGATGCTGCTACCGAAAGAGTATACGCATTTGTGGAAAGCAAGCTTGTTCAAAAAACAAGTGAGGTAGAGGAAGAGCTTAAGAGTGGCAAATAATAAAGAGCCATATATTCTTATGACTAATTACCAGAATCTCTACAAGGAGAAATACGGGAAGATGCCTACTCTAAATAAGTTTAGGGAGAAGTGGGCTATGCAAGATGTAATTGATAGCGTGGGATTTCAAAAAGCTAACGACCTACTGTCTTATTATTTCAGCCTAGAAAAAACAGGGCACCCACTGCAATTCTTTTATTATAACTTTGATAAAATGGAAAATGCTAGAATAGAGTTACAAAAAGATATTGAGACACGCCGACTATTGCGAGAGTCTACTAAGAAGATGGTGGAAGAAGGCGGGCTATGAATACAGAAGCAACATTAATCTCGGCTATATGTAAGAATAAAGACATTAGCACTGTTATGGCAGAGAATGTAGATGAGCTGTTTACTTCCCATGGAGATGTTTGGAATGGCCTTAAGTCATACTATAATCAATTCAAGGCTATCCCAGAAGTTGGAATCCTACAAGAAAAGTTTAAAGACTTTGAGCCAGATTTAAATGCAACAGCAGAGACTGCTTATTATTTAGATAATCTAAAGAATGAGTTTTTGTCTAGCAGACTAAAGAGCATTTTAATTCGTGGCGGATCAATGCTAAAAGAAGATGCTGCCTCCAGAGTAATTGGAGAACTTCAGTCACAGCTTTCTAGTTTAAATAAATATACTAATAATGTACGTGACTTAGATGTTACAGACTCAGACAACGCCATTAAGCATTTAGAGGCTCTGAAGGTCCGTACAGCCGAGATGGGTGGCTCCCCAGGCATTAAGACTGGCTTCCAGTCAATTGACCTTGCATACCCCACTGGAATGGCTCCAGGGCACCTTATAGTCGCTATTGGCTGGCCAGGTAGGGGTAAGACATGGTTTACCTCATATCTAGCCTGCAAGGCTTGGGAGCAGGGATTTAAGCCTATGATCGTTTCTCTTGAAATGACTCCAGAGAATATGCGTGACCGTATTTACACCATGCTTGGCTCTGGGCTATTTAAGGCTAGTGATTTTGCAAAGGGCGATATTAATATTGATGACTTTAGAAGTTGGTCTAGCAAAAAGTTTGCTGACAAGAATAAGTTTATCTTGGTATCTAATGAAGGTTCTGGAAATGTAACTCCAAATGCAATCCAAGCTAAGATAGATCAGCACAAACCAGACATTGTTATTTTGGATTATCACCAGTTATTTACAGATAACAATAACTCTAAGGCACCAACAGAACGAAACATGAATATTTCTCGTGAGTTTAAAAACTTGGCGGTCAGAAATAATATTCCTATTATCGACATTACTGCTGCAACTGCAGATGATATTACAGACCAAGACAATCCTCCAATGATGAGTCAGGTTGCATGGTCAAAGGCTATTGAATATGATGCTGATATGGCTATGGCAATCCATAAGTACAAGGGAACAGACATGATTGAAATTGTTTCTCGAAAGAATAGACACGGACATGACTTTGGAGTATTCTTAGACTGGGATATCAACAGGGGTATCGTCAAAGAGATTTACGAAAACCCGTTTGCTGATGACACACAAAAGAATTAAAAGATTTCAAATTGATGTACAGTTTCATGATAACGCACAGCTCATAAGCTTAAGGCCTCAGTATGAAAACTTGCTGGTGCAAGACATGCGTGGCAAAGGTTATGTCAGAGTGCTAGATATTGATCCAGCTTTCTCGATAGAGTTTACTGGAGAGACATGGAGATTCTTAATGACTCTTCATGGGATATATGTGGGAAAGAAGAAGGCATGGCAATTCGAGGGTACAACTCAAAACAGATTGATACCAAGGAATACGCCCCAAGCCACATTAAGTCAGTCCTAAAAGAAATTGGATTGAATATTGTTGGTGAGACAGGCAATGACTTCCTATGCTACTGCCCATTTCACTCTAACAGACATACATCTAGCTTTAGCGTAAGCCAAACATCTGGAGCATTTATTTGCTTTAATCCTGCATGTGGAGAAACTGGCACACTAATAGATTTAATTAAACGCACTATGCATAAGAATGATTTTCAATCATTAAGATTAATTGCAGCCAAAGAAACAGAAGTCCTAAATAACTTTGATGAGATAATGGAAGAGATGCTTGAAGACAAGCCTACCTTCGAAGAGTTTTCTCAAGACACCATAGATAGACTACACGCAGATCTTGCTGGCAATGGTAGCGCCAGATCTTATCTTGAGTCTAGAGGAATTAATATAGAGTCTATGAAACACTTTAATCTTGGGTATTCTCCAGCAATGAACATGGTAGTTACTCCAGTGCATAGTCCAGACGGAATACCAATTGGTATAGTTGGCAGATCAATTGAAGGAAAAACTTTTAAGAATAGCACCAGTTTGCCAAAAAGCAAAACGTTATTTAATATACATAGGGCTAAAAAGATTGGCGACCAAGTAATAGTTTGTGAGTCTAATTTTGATGCAATAAGAATTCATCAGGCTGGCTTCCCAAATGTTGTTGCTACACTTGGCGGCTTTCTGTCTAATGAGCAGCAGTCTTTATTAAATAGACATTTTAATAAGATAATTATTATGACAGATGCAGATGAAGCTGGCAGAGAACTAGGAAGATCTATTTCTAGCAAGCTACGCAACAAAGATATTTCTTGGGCTTCTTCTGGATATCGTGAGATATATCCAAATAAAGCTAAAGATGCTGGTGATTTAACTGAAGAAGAAATAAAGACATGCATAAAAAAGTCCGTATCAGATATTGAATATCGCTCATGGATATGATATACTAAAACAACAGATGGATTTACACCATCAACTATATAAAAAGGAGATACAATGGGTATCGTTAAAGGCCTAAAGGGCTTAAATCAAGTAATGGACAAGCCTTCATACAGCGAAGGTGACGGAACAAAAGCACGTTGGGCAAAGCTAGAAGATGCGGAGAGCGTTAAAGTTCGCTTCCTGCAGGAACTAGATCCAGACTCACCGATGTACAACGAAAAAAATGGTTTGGGTTTTATTGCCGTAGAGCATACTAACCCTAAAGACTATAAGCGCAAGGCACTATGTTCAATGGAAGATCAAGGCAAGTGCTATGGTTGCGAACAACACCGTAAGGATTACAAGGCGGGATGGAAGGGTCGTTCACGACTTTACATGAACGTACTTATTGATGATGGTAAAGAAGAGCCATACGTAGCAATTCTTTCTCAAGGTTCAAGCGGAAAGACTATCACTCCAACACTAATTGAGTATGCAGGTGAAATGGGAAGCATTAGCAATCTAATGTGGCGCATTAAGCGTACTGGCACAAAGACAGACACAAGCTATACAATCATTCCTTTGGCTAAGGATGAAGCACCATTTGATTCATCAGCACTTGAGCTGTATGACTTAGAAACAACAGCAATCCGTGACTTGCCTTACACAGAGCAAGAAGCATTCTTTAATGGAGAAGGCGGATCTCAAGAGAGTGCCGCATCTTCAGACTCAGACAGCAGCCTAGTCTGGTAACTAATTATATACAGGGGCAGTCTATTGACTGCCCCTGTGTTATTTAGTAGAATAACATAATGATCTCATACGAAATACCAGATCCGTTTGATACTTTTGTATCTAATAAGTATCGAGACTATAAAGGCATGCTATACGATTTTTTTGCCAGGGAGTGGCACATAAAATGTGGATGCTGCAAAGAAGATTTATATGCACCAAACAAAAAAACAATGATAAAGATTAGACTTTATCATACTCGAAATGAATGCATGGGCGGATACTAATGAGCTTCACACACTTACACGTTCATTCCTATTATTCATTAATGGATGGGTTAAATTCACCTAAAGAATTATGTCAGGCAGCCTTGGATGCTGGCCAAACAGCAATTGCAATTACAGATCATGGAACCCTTTCTTCCCATAGAGATATGCAAATTGCAGCAAAAGAAGTTGGTATAAAGCCAATCCTTGGTGTAGAGGCTTACATTTCTCCAACAGATAGATTTGATAGATCTTCTAAAACAGATAAATCTATTCAAGCATACAATCATATTATTTTATTAGCTAAGAATAAAAAAGGGCTGGAGAACATTAATGCTCTTCAGGAGCTTGCATGGAATGAAGGATTTTATCACAAACCAAGAATTGACAGAGAGGTTTTAAATGATTATAGCGAAGGTATTATCGTTCTCAGCGGATGTCTTAATGGACTCATTAGTAAGGCTATCGATAAAGGTAACATGGAGGAAGCAGAACTTCTTCTCAAAGGCTTTAAACAAACTTTCGGACAAGATTTTTACGTGGAAGTGCAATCACATAACCCTGTGGAGATCAACTCTGCCCTTTTAGAATTAGCAGACAAGCTTGGAATTAAGTCGGTAGCAACAGGCGATGCCCACTTTGCTAAAGAAGAAGATAGAATTTTAGAAGAAGCATTACTTATTCTTTCAACATCACCTAAGATTGACAAGGACTCAGACTTTGAGATGTCTCGTAATATAAAAGACATGATGGAAAGATTTAACTATCTGTACCCAGATCGTAGAATTTCTTTTCAAGATTATAACCTTTTCATTCAGTCCAGAGAAGAGATTGAAGCAGACTTTAATAAAGCTGGAATCACTCGCACAGACATATATGAAAACACAATGGAGATTGCAGATAAGATTAAGGAATATGATTTTCATCAAGGACTAGATCTTCTACCAGTTCCAAAAACAGATGCGGATGACAAGCTTCGTGAAATGGCATATGCTGGACTAGAAAAACTTGGATTTGCAGATAACAAAGTTTACACAGATAGAGTTGAAGAAGAGCTTTCTGTAATTGCATCCAAGAGCTTTGCATCTTACTTTTTAGTTATTGCAGACATGATTGATTGGGCAAAGACTAATGACATTCGCGTTGGTCCAGGCCGCGGATCAGCAGCAGGCTCCCTAGTATGTTACTCCTTGGGTATAACAGATGTTGATCCAATTAAATATGACTTGTTGTTCTTTAGATTCATTAACCCAGAACGTAATGACTTCCCAGATATCGATACTGACTTTGAAGACCGCCGTCGTAAGGAAGTAAAAGAATACTTAAAGAAAAAGTTTAAGCACGTAGCATCTATTTCAACGTACACTTACTTTAAAGATAAGGGTGTAATCCGTGATGCTGCAAGAATTTTTATGGTTCCATTACAAGAAGTTAATCGTGCAATGAAATCAATTGACACGTTTGAAGACTTTATTTCTTCTCCCAATACAAAAGAGTTTAGGGCCAAGTACCCAGAAGTAGTTTGGCTTGCAGACAGATTGCGTGGAAGAATTAGATCGGTTGGAGTACATGCCGCTGGAGTTGTTGTAGCCAAGGATGATTTAAGAAAGTTTGCCCCAGTTGAATCAAGAGAAGATGCACAAGATAAGGTATCAGGAAGAATTCCAGTCGTCGCATACGACATGGATACGGTTGCGGATATAGGTCTTATTAAACTAGATGCACTAGGACTTAAGACCTTATCTGTAATTTCTGATACGCTTAAATCAATTAAGTCTAGAACAGGCAAAGACATTGTTTTGTCAGACATGCCCTTGGATGATCCACAAGTTTATAAAATGCTTAGCGAAGGATATACTAAAGGTGTGTTCCAGGCAGAAGCAACCCCATACACAAACCTTCTCATTAAGATGGGAACAGATAAGTTTGAAGACTTAGTTGCATCCAATGCTCTTGTTCGACCAGGAGCTATGAATACAGTTGGTGCTGCGTACATTAAGCGTAAGAATGGTAATGAGGCTGTAGATTACACCCATGCAATCATGAAGCCCTTTACCGAGAATACATATGGTGTTATTATATATCAAGAGCAAGTTATGCAGGCATGCGTACACTTGGGTGGTATGACTTGGGCAGAGGCTGATAAGGTCCGCAAGATTATTGGAAAGAAAAAAGATGCAAAAGAGTTTGACCAGTTCAAAGATAGGTTTGTTACTGGGGCTTCAGAACACATTACTAAGAAAAAAGCAGAAGCGCTATGGCATGATTTTGAAGCGCATGCTGGTTATTCTTTTAACCGTTCCCATGCTGTTGCTTACTCTATGCTTAGTTACTATACTGCTTGGCTTAAGTTTTATTATCCACTTGAGTTCATGTTTTCGATTCTTAAAAATGAAAATGATAAAGATGCTAGGACTGAGTACTTAATTGAATCCAAGAGACTAGGACTAAAGGTTTTATTGCCACACATTAATGAATCTGGACTATACTTCTCTCTTCAAAAGGATGCAATTAGATTTGGATTAGCTGAGATTAAATTTATATCAGACAACATTGCAAATAAGATTATTGATAATAGGCCCTATGACAGTTATCAAAACTTTGTTTCAATAGCATCTGCCAAGGGCAGTGGAATAAATAGTAGAGCCATAAGCTCACTCAATGCAATCGGTGCAGCTGCGTTTAAAGACAATTTAAGAAGCGGTAATGAAAAGGATAACTACTACGAGTATCTTGGTATTCCAACATTTAATCTAGAAGGAATTCCACCTAGGGTTAAGGCACAGGCTAGGCCGATTGAAGACTTTGATGATCTAGGATCATTTGTTATGTTTGGAATGGTTAAGGGAATTAAACGTGGAACTGGCTGGGCAAGAGTTGAGATTGTAGATGAGACTGGATCAATAGGTCTTTTCCATAATGAGCAAACACAAATTGAAGTTGGTCAGATGTATTTTATTCTTGTTGGAGACAACAGAATTGCCAGGTACATAAAGGTTTCCGATATCGATCCTTCATCAAATGATATGTTTGTTGACTACCTATATCGAAAAGAATATGACCTTGAAGATGATGAGTATATGGTTGTAAACTTTACTCCATATGTAACAAAGGCTGGTAAGACTATGAGCCACATAGTTCTATCAAATAAAAATAAGGAGCTCACAAGAGCTATTGCTTTCCCAACAATGTACAAGATGACGCTTGCAAAAATGCGTGAGGGAATGAAGTGTAAGGTTGTTCTATCAAAACTAGATGATGGAACTATGAATGTAAAGGAAATAAAATGAGCGATACAAATATTCAAGATGTTTATGCACAGCTAAATATTGCTAAAATTTTAATTGCAGTAATTGAAAGCCTTGGAGAAATTGCCGTACCAGTTGACAAGTTTATAAATGTAAACAATGAAGACAAGGAATTGCAAGTAGATTATAATGAGGCCGACAACACATTTGCATTTAAGCTTAAGCAAAAGGATTAATATAAACGCTTCACAACAATTTATTTAAATGGTATACTAGTAGAGAGAAGAAAGAATATAAATGACTATTTCATTAGAAGACATAATGGCAAAGCTGGATCCAAAAACACGTGCAAGAGTTCAGTCGGCACAAAATGTGCAGGTACATAAACAATTAACTCCTAGTATAGGATTAAATGTTGCACTAAAGGGTGGATTAGGATATGGCAGACAGGTCTTGGTATGGGGAAATAAGTCTGCTGGTAAATCTTCTTTCTGTTTACAGATGATAGCCTTGGCTCAACAAGAGGGCAAAACATGTGCCTGGATTGATGCAGAAGCTTCATATGATCAACAATGGGCAGAGCAGCTGGGAGTAGATTCATCTTCTCTTATTTATTCTCAGGCTAAAACAGTTAATGATATGGTTGACGTTGGCGTTAAACTAATGGAGGCTGGCGTTGATGTAATTGTAGTTGATTCTATTTCTGCCCTACTTCCAGGAATATATTTTGAAAAAGACGGAAATGAAATGAAAGATTTGCAAGACACCAAGCAAATCGGCGCAGAAGCAAAGGATATGACTCATGCAGTCAAAATGTTAAACTATGCAAACAAAAACACACTACTTGTTCTTATCTCCCAACAAAGAAATCAATTTGGGTCAATGCATGCTTCACACATCCCAACAGGAGGAATGGCAGTTAAATTTTTCTCTAGTACCGTTATCAAGCTCTGGTCTTCAGAAGCTGAAGCTAATGCTATCAAAGCTGGCGTTCAAGTTGGGGACAAAATTATTGAACAGCGTGTCGGGAGACCAGTCAATTGGATTATTGATTACAACAAACTCGGCCCCCCTAACCTTTCAGGACAATACGACTTCTACTATCAAGGAGAATCTCTAGGAGTTGATCGTATTGGTGAGACACTCGACGTTGCAGAGATGTACGGTTTAATTGAAAAGGGCGGTGCATGGTATACAATTAATGGTGAGCGTTTTCAGGGTAGAGCAAAAGCTGTAGCGTACCTAAGAGAAAACCCAGAAGTTTCTGGAAAGCTAATAGGAGAAATTAATGCCAAATCTTAATGAGTTTATTAATAATCCAAGTGTTGTTAGTAAAAAAAACTTAGAGTCAATACATGGAATTAAGCCATGCTCTAAATGTGATAAGGATGCAGAAGAAGCCTTTTGGGATCCAGAGTCTATGACGCTTGCATGGGAGTGTCCAGACGGACATCCTAACGAAATCAAGGTGCAGTAAAATGTCATATGCAGATATAGAAAAAATAGTAATTGCCCCTCAAATAGTTGTATACAAAAACATATTTAAGTTTAGTCAAGAGCTAATTGATTTGGTAGAAGAAGATATACCAGATTCAATTTTAGATCCATGGAGAGAGTGGTACCATCAAGGCAAAAGAAAAGGAATGTTTTTTAATAGCAAGATGGATTTACATTCAGGAAATGAATTAGAAATTAAAGAAAAAAAATACTTAAAAGAAATCTATGACATAACTAGGTTTATTAATAAAGATTATTTTAATGACTTTAAAGATATTGGCATATGGCCAAATTTTATTTTAGACTGGGATAAACTAGAAGATATAGAAGATGAAATATACATAGACTACTTTAAGTATGAGTACGAAAAGCAAAAAGAAATTATTAGGGCTGAGGGCGAGCCTTTAATGGATTACCACATTGATGAGTTACCAATACCAAATGAAATTAAGCATAGAAGACACGTTGCAACAATTAATTTTTATTTAAATAATAATTATTCTGGTGGAGATATATGCGTGTATGATGACGTTTCTAAAAAAAGCTATAGGTACAAGCCTATGCCAGGAGATGCAGTTATAATGCCGTCAACAGAGCCATTCTACCATGCAGTAAAACAATATTTTAATGCAGATAGATATTTTGCAAGAACTTTTTTAGATTATTTTTCTGACAAAAACATACCTTGGGAAAGCAAATACGTAGTCTCCAATCATAATAATTCTAATATGTCAGAATTTGATTATGTAGATAAAGATTTGCAAATAATAAAAATAGATGCAAATGAAATTATTATAGGAGAGGACTATGATAGTGTCTGAAAGAGCAGAAGTAAAAAGAGATGGCGCAAAGGCTCAAAAAAATTCTGGAAGAGGAGACTATCAAAAAGGTGATGCACAATGGAATCAATTTTTAGTTGATTATAAAGAGGCTGGATCAACATTTACTCTTAATAAAGACATATGGGCAAAAATATGCACTGACACTTTTAAGGTTAACAGAGATATGCATCCAGCCTTAAAAATAATTATAGGTAAAGAAAACAAGGTCAGGCTTGGTATAATAGAGTGGGCAGTTTTAGAAGATCTAATAGAATTTTGGGAGAAAAATAATGTATAAGCTAGATGTGTATATAGATAATAAAGAAGCACCAACTGCAAAAATAAGACCACTTGTAATGCAAAGAGAGTGGATGCACGATACCACTTATAATTGTGATCCAGTCGGAATGGCTAACACACTTGGATACGGAATCTATTTTGATGAGGATATTTCATTTATATGGAATGGAGTCAGAGCTGATCCAGCAACTGCTATAACTGGAGGGGAACATATCTGGGTTGGCAGAGGAGAAGGAACTGTAAGCTTTATAACTAATCTACTTTTTAGAACAGATGAAAATACAAGTATTTTAACTATGCCTGTACCAAATGAAAAAATAGAAGGAGCACAAGTTGTAAGCACAATACTATCAACCTCTGTTTTTACTGGAACTTTTTCTGTGGTATGGAAGCTCGATACACCAAACAAAGAATACTTTGTACCAGCTGGCACAAACATTGCCTGTATACTACCAATTTCATTAGGAGCCATACAAGATTCTGTTGTTACAATTAAGAATACTCCCGCTACATTTGAAAGAATACATGACAATATAGATTATATAACATATTTAAAGGGTTTAAATGCAAAAGGGATAAGGCCAAGAATGTATAAAAAGGCTATAGACCACACTGGAAGAATAATCGGCAAACATGAAGTTGCTAAAATTAAGCTTCATGTAAATTATGAAGAGGAAACTAAAGATGGAAGATAAAAATACACTGCAGCTTATTAGTGACATTACTGAGTTTAATGACCTTCATGAATTTATGAAGGATGAGCACTTAGACAAGGCACTTGCTATTGTAGTAAAGCTTTTAATGAACCCAGATGTTCCATCTGCCAAGGCACCACATTTAATTATGGAGCTTCAAGCCATGTCAACCAAGTTTGCAGTACTTGCTTCAGTCTATTCAACGATTGCTAAAGACAAGGCTGGAACAGAAAATAACAATAAGAAAAATATTTACTATTCAGTAAAGGAGTCCATAGACAAACTCGTAGATGCACTTAAGTATGTCGTTAGGTACAACTCATAAATGGCTAGAGATATTGTAAAGAACCTTAAATTTAAAAAGCATACTGGCAACTTTTTCGACCCAGAAAAGTTTGCACAGTTACTTGACGAATCTTATAGAAACACCAAGCGTCCAGATGGAGATACCACTAAGAAATCATTCAGCCCCAGCTCACTTGGATATGGTCACGGAACATGCCCAAGATATTGGTATATGGCATTTACTGGTGCGGTATTCATTGATGATAACGATGCAGTTGCTGTAGCCAACATGGCTCAGGGAACACAGGCACACGAGAGACTTCAAAACCTTATTAAGACTATGCCTGAGTGGAGAGCAGAAGAAGAAGAAATTATTAATGAGTACCCACCAATTCGTGGCTTTATAGACTTGATCATGGAGTATGATGGCGAAACTGTAATTGGAGAAATTAAAACGGCTAAGCAAGAAGTTTGGGATACTAGACAAGCAGAGATGAAGTCTTCTCCAAATCATATGCTACAGTTACTTACATACATGAAATTAAAGAACGCAAAAGAAGGATTCTTCCTGTATGAAAATAAGAATACCCAAGAGGTTTTAATTATTCCTATCTCTATGAGCGATAAGAATAAGGCTATTATTGAAGATGCATTTCAATGGATGAGGGAGGTTTGGGATAATTTTAAAGAAGGAGATCTACCTAAGCGTCCAGAAGGTGCAACTAAGTACAAGCTGCCTTGCACGTATTGTCCAGTTAAAAAAGAATGTTGGGCAAAAGGATCTAATCCTGGAACAGTAGAGATTGATTTAATGAAGGTTGTAAAATAATGGTATGCTTAAACTCAGAGTGTAGCATAAAGTTTGAGCCCAAAACACATAATCAAAAATACTGCTCTGATGAATGCTGCAGGGTTGCAACTAACAAAAGAATAATGGAAAAATATTACGAAAAAAAAGCTATTAAAAATGGTGCTCCAAGAAAATGTAAAGGCTGCCCAGGCTTATTAAGCAGATATAATTCTGATGCTTATTGCGCTAAATGCATAAAGTCTAATACATCGAAGGTAAAAAAATACTTAATGGGGATACTAGATGACATTGGCTAGCCTAGTCAAATCAAAAGCATCCAGAGTTTTGGGCATAGACGCTTCAACAAACTCTATAGCTTTTTGTTTAATGGAAGACGACAAGCCGCTTAAGTGGGGAAAAATAAATTTATCTGGCACAGACATCTACGAAAAAATATATGACGCTAAAGTAAAAATGAGTGTTATGCTAGAAGAATTAAAGGCAGACTATATTGCAATTGAAGGTGCAGTTCTTGTAAGGTCTCCAGATGCTGTAATTAAACTATCTTATGTTTATGGGGTGGTTATAGCAGAGCTTATGTCAACTGGCGCCAAAGTAATAACTATATCCCCAACCTCTTGGCAATCTTATATTGGAAATAAAAATCCCACTAAAGAAGAAAAGCAGGCAGTTAGAATAGCATATCCAGGACACGTAGACTCATGGTACAAGAATTACATAAGGAATATGAGAAAGCAAAGAACTGCAGACTATTTTAATTTAAAGTATAATCTATTATTAAATGATTTTGACGTAGCAGATTCATTTGGTATTGCACACTATGCCAATAAGGAGTTAACAAAGAGATGAAATTATATCAAGATAAGGGCTGGCTATACAATAGATACGTTATTCAAAAAAAGAATATAGTAGAAATAGCAAAAGAATGTAACGTTTCAGCAATGACAATACAAAGATATATAGACAAGTTTGGAATGAAGATCAAGCGCTAATTGACTTTTTAGTTGACTAGAAGTATAATGATTTAATGACAGAAATAGAGCCATCAATACATTTTGATAAGATGAATAAGGTTGTTTCCGAATTATTAAAGGGAAACTCCGCCACTCAGATTGCCACAATAACTGGAATGACTAGAAAAGATGTCTTAGAGTATATTGATGAGTGGAAGTCCGTAGTCCACAATGATACCAACGTCCGAGATCGTGCTAGAGAAGCCTTAATGGGGGCAGACCAGCACTATGACATATTGATTAAAGAAGCGTGGAAAACAGTAGAAGATGCTGATACTCAAGGGCAACTCAACGTTAAATCTGGAACACTTAAGCTAATAGCAGACATAGAAACTAAAAGAATAGCCATGCTTCAGTCTGTTGGAATATTAGAAAATAATGAAATGGCATCTCAAATATTGGAAACAGAAAGAAAGCAAGAGATGCTTGTAGGAATATTAAAAGAGGTTACTTCCAGCTGCAACCATTGTAAAATAGAAGTTGCAAAAAGGCTTTCTCAAATAACTGGTTTAGTTGAGCCAATAATAATTTCTCAAGAGGCTTCAGATGCTTAAACTTGAGGGATCAATAAAATTAGGCGAGGACATACATGTATTCCCAAACTTTATATCACCCGAAGAATGCCAAGAGATAGTTGGCTTTATTGAATCAATACCCGAAAATATTTGGGAAGAGCACCTTAATGAAGGTGGCCAAGGCTACGAGATAGCCTTTGTTGATGTAATTCAATTAAAAAAAATAAACAAAAAACTACAAGAACTTTTAGATAGCGATGTGTATTTAAACACTTCTCTTTCTCCAACTAGAATGAAAAGGGGATTAATAGGAACGCACCACTCAGATGATTTTCAATTTTTAAACATAATAGAGGCAAATAAAAATCTTAAAGAAGAAGAAGAGTTTGAATTAGTAAGAAATAATATAGCTGGGTTAATTATGTACTTTAACGATTTTGAGGGAGGAGAGTTACATTATTCAAATCAAAATATAACTTACGCTCCAAAAGCTGGCGACCTACTAATACATAGCTCTAGTAATCATTGCAAGCATCAAGTACAAAAAATAAAAAGTGAAGTTAGATACTCTCACTCAGACAACCTATTTAGATATATTAAAGTCCCCAAAGGATTTAAAAATGTCATATGATTTTTCTGAATTTATAGAGATTTTAGACGGAGAAGAGTTTGAAGAAAGGCCAGTAGACTTACAAACATTTGTTACTAGCCCAGACTATTTAGGTCTGCCACCTCTTTCAGAAAATCAATACACTCTTATAGCAAGAAGCTCTCAAATATATAAAGAATCTACTTTAATAAAGTTGTATGGAGAAGAGCTAGGCAAAAAAATGTCTAAGCAGACTTGCGTTGAAGTTATTGCACAGCTAGGCAAAGGTTCTGGAAAAGACTACTCATCAACAATAGCAGTTGCATATATAGTATATTTACTATTGTGCTTAAAAGATCCAGCAGCATATTATGGCAAACCTCCAAGAGACGCAATTGATATTTTAAATATTGCTATAAACTCTCAGCAAGCAAACAATGTTTTTTTCAAGGGGTTCAAGATGAGAATTGAGGTTTCTCCATGGTTTGCTGGTAAGTACACAGACAAGGCATCAGAAATTAAATTTGACAAGTCAATAACAGTTCACTCTGGTCACTCTGAAAGAGAAGCGTGGGAAGGCTATAACGTTTTAGTTGTTATTCTTGATGAGATATCTGGCTTTGCTACAGAAAATACAAGCGGACATGATCAAGCTAAGACTGCAGATGCCATATATGATATGTATCGTGCATCAGTAGACTCACGCTTTCCAGATTTTGGTAAGGTCATACTCTTGTCTTTTCCAAGATTTAAAAACGATCCAATTCAAAAATTTTATGAGTCCGTGATAGCAGAAAAAGAAACGGTAATTAGAACACAAACATTAAAGCTAGATCAAGATCTACCAGATAACACAGAAGGAAATGAGTTTGAGGTTTCTTGGGAAGAGGACCATATAGTTTCTTATGTATACCCAAAAGTCTTTGCTTTAAAAAGACCAACATGGGAAGTAAACCCTACTAAAAAAATAACAGACTTTACTGTGGCCTTTCATAAGAATCCACAGGACGCTTTAGGAAGATTTGCTTGTATGCCAACAGATGCTGTAGATGCATTCTTTAAGTCCAGGGAAAAAATTGAAAAGGCTTTTAATAAAGGAAATATAGCTGTAGACAAATTTGGCAGACTAGAAGAATGGTTTGTGCCAGAGCCAGATAAAGACTACTTTATTCATGTTGACTTAGCACAAAAACATGACCATTGTGCGGTTGCCATGGGCCATGTTAAAAAATGGGTGGACATAAAGGTCACAGATACATATTCTCAGCCAGCACCAATTGTAGAAATTGATGCGGTTAGATTTTGGACGCCTACTCCAGATAAGTCAGTAGACTTTACAGAGGTAAAAGACTATATATTATCCTTGAGAACTAGAGGGTTTAATATAAAGATGTGCACATTTGATAGATGGAATTCTCACGACATGATGCAGCAGCTTAAAACATATGGCATTAATACAGAAATTTTGTCGGTTGCAAAAAAACACTACGACGATATGGCCATGGTTGTACTAGAAGAAAGATTGTCTGGACCCCACATACCATTACTTATAGATGAATTACTACAGCTTAGAATCATGAGGGATAAAGTTGATCACCCAAGAAAAGGCTCTAAGGACTTGGCGGATGCTGTATGCGGAGCAGTATATAATTCAATAAGTAGAACAAGGTTATCAAGGAATGAAGAGATAAGAATTCATGACTATGAGTCAATGAGCTATGACAACGACTTTGCAAATAATTCAGATGCTGAAGTTGAGTATGTGCAAAATATGATTAGAGCACCAAGAATGCCAGAAAGCTTAGCAAGATCAATAGAAAACATGGAGATAATATGAGCGAGTATCAAGAAAGAGCAAAAGAATGTAAGTGCTGCACAAAGCATGTTCCACTTCCAACTACATTAAAAAACTACAGCGGAATAACGTTGTGTCCAACTACATACTACAATGTAGTAGAGTATAAAAGAATATGGGATTCTTATGGTTCAAGGCCGATGGGATCTATAAGAAAACATTTTTCTGAATATGTACAGCAGATAGTTGAGGCAGAAATACATGACAAAGAATAAATTAGATTTTTTTGAAAATCCTGATAATTGGCTTGAAGCACATCCTGGACTTAATCATTCTTCAAATTTAGGGTTTATGAATTCTAGAATACGTTGGTTTCCAGACGAAGATAGAGACCCATATACAGTAAATAAATATGCCTACAGATCAAAAGAGTTTGAAAAAAATGCCGATTTGCTTTTCGCTGGCTGCTCAATAACTTATGGAGAAGGTGTAGCTGAATCAGCAATCTGGGGAAATGTTGTGGCATCAAAATTAAATCTTAAAGCTTTTAATTTAGGAATGCCTGGAGCATCAGTTCATTTTATAGTAAATAATTTATTTAATTATTTTCAAGAATTTGGAAATCCCAAAAATTTGTTTTGTATATTTCCAGATTTTTTAAGAATGGAAATGTATTCTGATTATAGTCACATGCGCTCTGACCTAGATATTACAAAAGACAAAGAGCTGTCTGGGTACCAAAACTATCATTTATTATTATTTCCAAATAATCCATATGCCAAAATATCAAAACAGCCACATGTTGCAAGTGAGGTTATACCTAAAGAGCTTGCTCTCTCATTGTCTATCCAGCACATAAAATATCTAGAAATGTATTGCGCTGAAGCAGGAATTAATTTTTTGTGGGGAACATGGCACGAAGATCAAGAGAATTATATTATAAAAAATAATTTATTGTCTAAAAATTTTGTAGATTTAAAAAATAATCTATGGCATAAAGAAAGCAAGGACTCTAAAAAATCTTTGGTTCATAAAAATGTTGAGGATAGGTATGCATGCCGTAAAGACCTAAAGGAATGCAAAAACTTAGAAGCATGTCACGAAACTGAAAAAAATATATATGGCAAAAACTTTGATTTAGCTTTTGATACAGACCTTGAAGATTTTGATTCAATGCCTGGACATGTTGGAGCACACACACATATTCATTGGGCAGAAGAATTTATTAAGAAAATTGGCACACTTAAACAAGAAAAGGATATGGTTTAAAAGTAAAATATGAATAAAATATTAGTTGTCAGGTATTACTTATACAAGATTTTTCGTAAAAGAAAAAAGAAGAATCCAAATGAAAATAGGTACATATACTAATGTCACTGATACTAGGAATTAATGAAACATCTCATGACGCATCAGTATCTTTAATTAAAGATGGCGAGATATTATTTGCTGGTCATGCAGAAAGATATAGCAAGCAAAAAAATGACTGGTATGTAAATGATTCTTTAATACAGGACGCCCTGTCTTACGGGACACCTGATCATATAGCTTATTATGAGAAGCCTCTTCTAAAGGCCTCTAGGCTATTTATAAGGGGTGGTGCAGGAGACTGGAAGCCAAAGTTTAATATACCAGGAGTCCCTAGAAAATCTTTTAGCCACCATTACTCTCATGCATGTGCAGGATATTATACTAGTTCTTTTAATGATGCCGCTATCGTAGTTCTTGACGCAATAGGAGAATACAACACTTCAACTATTTGGGTTGGAGAAGGAGAAAAGATTAGTCTTAAGTATAAGCAAAACTATCCAGTAAGCTTTGGTTTATTTTATTCTGCTTTTACTAAATTAATAGGCCTAATGCCAAATCAAGAAGAATATATTATGATGGGGATGGCAGCTTATGGAGACTGGACAAGATACTATAAAGAGGTGGATAGCTATTTCCCACAATACGATCAACAAAAATATAATTTCCATAAAGGAATATATGATTGGCAAACTATAATTACAGAGCAAGACAGGTTTGATATTGCAGCAGCAGTTCAAATGGTATACGAGCAAAGACTAAATCAATTTATGCGTATGGCAAAGCATCTAACTGGCAAAAATAATTTAGTGTTTATGGGAGGATGTGCTCTTAACTCTTCAGCCAACACTTTGCTTTGGGATATTTTTGATATGATTTGGATTATGCCAAACCCAGGAGATGCTGGAAGCTCATTGGGTGCCGCTGCAGCACTATACGGTAAGCATTTAGAATGGAAAGGCCCTTACCTAGGATATGATATGGGGGGCAAGTATCCAGTTCAAGAAATTGTGGACGGCATACTAAAGGATGGCATTGTTGCTGTAGCATCAGGAAGGGCTGAGTATGGACCAAGAGCATTAGGCAATAGAAGTATTTTAGCTGATCCAAGAGATCCATTAATTAAAGACAAGGTTAATTTAATTAAACAAAGAGAATTATTTAGACCGTTTGCCCCAGTGGTTATGGCAGAGCATGCATCTAAATGGTTTGATATGGATTTTGAAAGCCCATACATGCAATACACAGTAAAGTGTTTACAGCCAGATAAGATACCATCTGTTGTGCATGAAGATGGAACATCCAGAGTTCAGACAGTAACAATTAAAGAACACAGGGGTTTGTATATGGCATTAAATAAATTTTACTTACAAACTGGAGTTCCTATATTTTTAAATACTAGCTTAAATATAAAAGGTCAGCCTCTTTTAAATGACGAGCAAGACGCTATTGACTGGCAGGCTCATTACAAGTATAATATAGTAATGAGTCCCAATAGCTCAGTTGGTTAGAGCCCCGAACTCATAATTCGGTAGTCGTAGGTTCGAGTCCTACTTGGGACACGAAGCCTTTGTAGCTCAGTGGATAGAGCAGCAGGTTTCTACCCTGCGTGTCGGAGGTTCGATTCCTTTCAGGGGCACCATCTTTTTGATAAGTGCTATAATGTATAAATAGAATAGAAAGAAGAGTCAAATGATTGAATCAGAAATTAATAAACCCCATCAAAACTATTTAGAGGGATGGGAAAATCTTTTATTACAAGACATAAGACTTGCTGGTTATGGAAATTTTAGCGAAGACATTATCCCAATTGAATACTTTAAAAATGATCTTGGGTATAGAAGCCAAGCATTTGAAAATAAAGCCGACATTTTGTTTTTAGGAGATTCATTTACTAGGGGAGATGGCTTACCAATAGAAAAAGTTTATACACACATGCTGTCAGAAAAATTAAATCTTAGTTTTTCTTGTCTGGCAACTGGTGGGGAATCTGTAGCAATGCAAATAGCTAAATGCTTTTTTTATTTTAAAAAGTATGGCCACCCAAAAAAAATTGTAGCTTTATTTCCAATGCATCGATTTTCATACCCGTATATTTTTGGAGAAATGGAAAATCCTAAAGAAAATATTAAGCAGGCAAAAGTATTTAACTCCCCTGGGGTAGAAGAAAGATATGTATTGACTTCAGATTTATATGAATTTAAAGTAGAGGACTATGCAAAAAGGCCTTATCTACCAAGACAAGTTATATCTAATCAACTTGCTTTTTTCTATGACAGAATTATGCTAGACATGCTAGAGCAATATTGTGAGTCTAATGGCATTGATTTTATATGGAGCTGCTGGAATCAAGGTTACCAAGCAGCGCTTTACGAGGCAATTGAAGAAAAATATCCTGGGTACCACAAAAATTATTGCTGGATAGAGGCAAATAGCTGGTACTCAAATGGAGAAGTTGTCCTCCCCCCTGGTCAAAAAGAGGTTGATTGCCATTTAGAGTTTAGCGACGATTTTCTGTTTCATATAGCCGCAGATAGGGTAAAAAATAATGGAAGAGGGGCACACAACGGATCCCACTGGCATATGCATGCCTCAGAAGATTTCTATAACTTTATTGTTAATAAAAAATAAAAATGATATAATTCTTATATCGAGTGTTTAAACTAAAATAGGAGAAATAAAATGGCAGCAAAAGGAAGTTTAGAAGCAATAATTGAAGTTGCAAAAAAAGAAGTTGGAACTATTGAAGGCCCAAAAGATAATGAAACAAAGTACGGCGCATGGATGAAGGTAAACTTTCAACCATGGTGCCAGTCATTCGTTTCTTGGTGTGCATACACAGCTGGCGTAGCAAAATTTCCAAAGTCTGCGTCAACTGTAGCAGCATCAGATCAGTTTAAAAAAGAAGGACGATGGTCAGATGCACGTAACGATGATCCACAAGCAGGAGACTGGATCTATTTTGATTTCCCAGATGATGGGGTAAATCGTATTTCACATGTTGGTCTTTGCATTAAGAATAATGGCGATGGAACAATTCAGGTTATCGAAGGAAATACATCTGGAACTGCAAAGGGAGATCAGCGCAATGGTGGAATGTGTGTTGAAAAAACTCGTGCCTATGTAAAAGATAATAAGAAGAAGTTGCTCAATGCAGTAGTTGGCTGGGGACGACCAGTATATTCTGGAGAAGAGAATGCTCCACTTTTAAATAAGTTGGCATCAGCTCCAGCAAAGAAAACAACACCAGCAAAGACAGCAAAAGGCGGCGGCGGAAAGCCAGCTGTAGCAAAGTAATGTTTGAGTACTATGTAAAAAAAGTATCAAAGGTTGTAGATGGAGACACCATTGATGTTGATATCGACCTTGGTTTTGATATATCATTTACGTCTAGAGTTAGATTAGCTGGAATAGATACTCCAGAATCCAGAACTACAGATAAGATGGAGAAAGCTCTTGGCCTAGAGGCTAAATCTTTTTTAAAGAATGCAATAGATTCTGCTAAAACCGTTGTAATCAAAACAGAAAAAATGGATTCATCGGAAAAGTATGGAAGAATTTTAGGATGGGTATTCCTAGACGGATCTGATAAATCTATTAATGAAGAAATGATTGCTGCTGGACATGCTTGGGGATACCTTGGAGACACCAAGGTTAAAGATTTTAATGCACTTGCAAAAGCTAGAGCATCTTACAATGGAAAGTATAAAAAATGATTATTCAAATTATGGGCCTACCAGGCTCTGGCAAAACAGAGCTGGCAAAGGCTTTGAAGGAACGCATAAATGCTATCCATCTTAATGCAGATGAAGTACGTGCAACAGTAAACTCTGATCTAAGCTTTACTCCAGAAGACAGAATTGAGCAAGCAAGACGCATGGGGGAGATGGCTCGCTTAATTGCTAAGCAAGGAGTTGCGCCAGTTATTGTAGACTTTGTATGCCCAACTGACATAACTCGTGCAGCATTTGGTAAGCCAGATATATTTGTATTTATGGACACTCTTGCGGAAGGTCGTTTTGAAGACACAAACAAAATGTTTGAGCGCCCAACAGAGTTTGATGTATCATTTATTAGTCACAACTTAGATGCTGAAGCAAAGGCATCTCACATCATTGATAAGTTTAAATTGCACGATTGGTCAGCTCCAACAACTTTAATGTTAGGTAGATATCAGCCATGGCATGAGGGCCATCACGCACTATATAAAGAGGCGGGCCAAAGAACAGATCAAGTTCTTCTTGGAGTACGCAATACATATAATACAAGCGAGAAAGATCCTCTCAAGTTTGATCAGGTAAAAGAGTACATTGCTAAAGATGAATTTATGGATGGCGCATTAGTGCTAAGACTTCCTAACATTACTAACATTGTATATGGTCGTGATGTAGGATACAAGATTGAACAAGTGGATTTGGGGGCAGACATTCATGCTATATCGGCTACGCAAAAACGTAAAGAAATGGGCCTCTAAAATTTGGGACTTTGTAACAAAGGACAATAATATTGGGTGGCCATCATGAATGTATCTAAACAAAGATCAGCACTAAAGGCAATTACATGGCGTGTTATTGGCACAGCAGACACCTTTGTGATATCTTGGGTTATAACTAAAGAGCCAGTTACGGCAGGAGCAATCGCAAGCTTTGAGGTATTTACAAAAACTATTCTTTATTATTTTCATGAGCGCGGGTGGAATAAAGTTAAGTGGGGTAGAAAGTAATGCCAGTATATGAATATAAATGCTCGTATGATGAAGCTCACCCACTAATGTCAATCAATAGATCTATTACGGATACTGATCCAGGGTATACATGCGTAGAATGTGAATCAGATATGATGAGGCACTTCACCCCATTTGGAATTCAATTTAAAGGCAATGGCTTTTATAAGACTGATAATCCAAAATAATGGAAGACATTAAAAGACTTTTTATAAATGAGCTAATTGAGTTTCCCAATGGCGCTCAGCTAAATCATGCAAGAACAGATATACATAAAATAGATTACACTCTCAATAGCTTGGGGTATAGAAGCGAGGAGTTTGATGGTAAATCAGAAATTCTTTTTCTTGGTTGTTCTCATACATATGGACAGGGTCTACCAAAAGAAGATGCGTGGACACATATTCTATCTAAAAAATTAAATTTAAGTTCGTCTAGCCTAGCTGCACGTGGCGATTCTGTTATGGGACAAGTATCAAAAGCTTTTTATTATTTTGAAAAATTTGGCAATCCAAAAATTGTAGTAGCCTTATTCCCATTTTCTAGAATAATGACTCCTTATACAAAGGGTAAGATGGAAACCAAAAATGAGTTTAAGAGACACAAGTTTACGGAATATGATTATATGCCTTTAGTTGAATACTCAGAGACTTGGGGCTCGTTTGCTAAATATGCAAAAGCTCCATACGATCCCCAAGATATACTAACAGAAGAGTTTGTATTCTTTTATGAGAATATTTTTATTGATATGCTGAGACAATATTGTAAGTCAAACAACATAAAGTTTGTTTGGAGTAATTGGGACCCCATGTATCAGGAAGATATATACAACGAAGTAAATTCATTTTACCCCCAGCACCATGAAGGCTATTGTTATATTGAAGCATTTGATTGGAAAATTCCCAATCACGAACCAACCCAGTCTGGTGCACGTGGAGAAGCAGATAACTATGGAGAATTTAATGCCTTAGACTGTCACTCAGAACACGATAGAGACCATGAACTATTTTATCGTAGTTCAGACAGAGCAAATGAACATATACCTCATTGGGGTACACACAAACAATTACATATAGCAGAAGATTTCTACAACTTTATTGTTGACAAACTTTAGTTTAAACTAACATTCTGCTATAATTACTAAGTAAGCAAAAATATTGCATTACTTAGGAGATCCCTAGTTGACTAGAAAGATTAAGTATTTTTTAACCAGCCTTTTTATAATCGGCTGGCTTTTCCTTTTTAGTCCTAACTTTGCTAATGCTAATGAGCCACCCGCTCCCTCAGAGCAAGTTGTTGTAAGCCCAGCACAACAAGCGGTCAATACAGCAATCGCAACTGCAACTACAGAAGTTGCACAAGCCGCAGCTGCATCAGATACAGCAACAGTGACTATAGCCACTGCGGTTGAATCAGTAACAGCGTCTAACACTGCTGTAGCAGCAGCAAATACAGCGGTAGCAGCAGCAACGGCTGCGGTAGCAGAAGTATCAAATGTATCCTCAGCCGTAGAAACAGCAACAACAGTTGTTCAAACAGTTACATCAACAATAG